AATATAGCATACCCTTTGCCACTTGTCAAGGCCTGATTACAATATTTTTTGAATTTGTTTTAAAGCATTCAATCTGCATATGCCATGCAACAAAATAACAGAACGTCGCATAGTGGGCATAGGTTTTGATATTTTGGACAGCTTGCAGACCGTGAAGCAGATGTAGTCGCTCACTCTCTCCGCTCAACTTTTCCCCTCAAAACACCCCTCATTTCCACATTTTATCGCATTATTTCAAACTTTTTATATCATTTTTATAATAACTTTTTAAACTTTTTAATAGTTTCTCACTCATCATTTCAGCTCGTCGGATACTCTAAAAAATAATTTTGAAAAATGTAAAATTATCTCTTGACATGAAGACCTATTTTTGATATACTATACTCGTAAATCATGATAGGAAGGAGCATCTCTATTTGATAATAGATATCAACTCTAAACGATCACCCAGTGATACAACAATAGATATTGGTAAGCTCAAGCAGAGTTCTCGACAGCTCAAAGCCGGTCTTATCGCTCCTGCAGCAGAAGACACGAGCTATGAGATTGCTGCTGAGCATACCAGCGAACCAATAAAGAGCATAGAGGATATCAATCGCATTACCCAGTACCTTATCGATCAAAAGCGCTGGAGAGACAATATGCTCTTTATTGTAGGTATCAACTTCGGGCTACGAGTTAGTGATCTGGTAAGCTTAAGATTCTCTCACATAATAAATCCGAACTTCACCTTTAAAGATAAGTTCCCTATCTTAGAGAAGAAAACTAAGAATACCAGAAAGGTAAAAAAGAATAGATACCTTACCATCAATACCGCAGTCATTGAAGCTGTTACCCTCTACCTTGAGAACACCCCGGGAGTTAAGCTTAGTGACTACATGTTCCGATCAGAGAGCACTGGTGGTAACTACAGCGAAGATAACCAGGACAATAAAGAGAATAGACCTCTAAGCAGAAGTTCTGTGGATAGAATACTTAAAGGTATAGCTAATGATCTTAACCTCAACTGCAAGGTATCTACTCACACCTTGAGAAAGACCTTTGCTTATCATCAGATGGTTATGAGCGGCAACTCCTCAAGGAAGCTGCTTGTCCTGCAGAAGATGTTTAATCACTCCTCAGCTGCTCAGACTCTTGAGTACATAGGTATAACCAGCGAGGAAATTGATGAAGCTTACAAAGCTCTTAACCTTGGTAGTCTCAACTATAACTACTTGGCAGACAGTACGATAATTGAGATCGATGCCTGTTAAGTGATTATATAAATAAAAAAATTGTACCTTGATAAATAGGTCGTGATGACCTCATATAGATAATTACCTACTGGCCAAAAATAGCTAAGCATTAAATAACCACTATGTAACGAGAACGCTGCGGACGGTTTATGCCGTTGTTGGATAAAGAGGGAATGTAAGATATTATCCAGTGTTGAATAAAGGGAGAGAGCAGCATCTTTATTAGCGTTCGAGTGGATGGAGAGAGATAGAGCAGAATAATTACCAGTGTTATAAAGAGAGATAGATAATGCTTAGCAAAAAAAATATATTATATAAAATTTATTTCTTTAACGATAAAGGAAAAGATTATATAAAAATAATTTCTTTATCAATAGAAGAAAAGACTTTCTTTTATTATTTTTTTAGGACTTACTTCGTCGCAATTCCTACTGTAGCTCTCTGCGAACACCAGTTAACGGAATTGCTCCTCAGATCATGAAGAATTTATAATGTATCTTAACGTTCATGTCCCATTTACTCCGCTGGGTAAATTACACTATTTAAACGAGTCTCTGACTCGGCTTAAATAGATACGAGATTCCCCGTAGAGGTCAATGTGCCATGAACTAATACATTATAAAAGGATTAGAGTCTATTTCTAAGAGAAGTGAGCCCGCAAACCCTTGCGCCCCAATGGGTTCAGAAAAGCTTAGCAGGGCACCCTGTGCTAAAATGATATTTTCCCTCACCCCCTACCCCCTCTCCCAACGTATAAAATATATCAAAACACGAAAGAAGGAATTGAATGATTAAAAGGAAAAGAATCTTTAACACAGACACGATCAGCCGCGTCGCTGCGGACTACGAAGAAACTGCCTATGCTTATTTAGACGAAGAGGTGTGCCGTTGGTAAGAGTTTGCGACGCAATTATGGGCAGCGGTAAGACCGAGTCTGCCATCACATATATGAACGAACACCCCGAAAAGAAGTACCTCTATGTCACACCGTACCTCAGTGAGACTGAGCGCATTTGTGCTGGGTGTCCTGATTTGAATTTTCAGCTGCCATCCAACAAGTCCGCAAAGCACAAACACAGAAAAACACTTCACGCTGCCGAGCTTATCGCACAAGGGCATAATGTCGCCACGACCCATCAGGCTATAAACCAGTATCCGCCGGAGATGATAGAGCTTATCAAGCAGCAGGACTATACACTGTTCATTGATGAAGAACTGCAAGTGCTTGAAGAGACCAGCAAGCAGAAAATGATATTCTCGCAGGGGGATCTCGATGCGCTCGTTGATGGCGGGTATGTATGGTTTGACGGAGAATCTTATCGTCTGACAGATAAAGAGTATAACGGAGAGACCGCGAAGCGGCTTATTCACCTTATCAGAACGCGCAGCATGCTGAGGATAGACGGCGGCGGAGCTGCCTTTAAGTATTACTGGGTGTTCCCTGCGGAATTCATAAAGGCATTTGAGGATGTGTTCCTCTTAACCTATATGTTTGATGGGCAGGATATGAAGATATTTCTGGATATGAACGACATCCCCTACAAGAAGATCAGTACCATACGTACCCCGGATGGAGAATATAGGTTTGATATGGAGATGGCTTATGGATGGGTCCCTGAGTACACTAAGCATCTTTCAGAGAAAATCCACATTGAGGATGACCGCAAACTAAACCTTGTTGGCAAGAACTATTACGATATTTCGAAGAATTGGTATGCTAAGAAAGAGAATGCAGCCGCAGTTAAGCAACTTAAGGACAATACCTACAACTTCTTTAGAAATCGTCACGGGAATATCCCCGCCGAGTATAGGATGTTTTCTACTTATAAGGATGCGAAAGCAAAAATCAGAGGAGCCGGTTACTCCAGTGGGTTCGTAGTAGTAAACGCTAAAGCTACGAACGATTATTGCAACAAAACCGTCTTAGCTTACTGTGCAAATCTGTTCTTGGATCGATGTAAGAAAAACTACCTTGTTAGTATGGGTTATGAGCCCAACGATGATTTGTATGCTCTTTCAAATATGGTTCAATGGATTTGGCGCTCGGCCATCCGTAGAGGTAAAGACATATACATATATATTCCCAGTAGACGCATGAGGACTCTCCTTATTGACTGGATCAACTCTTTCAATAAAGGAGGTGAGTGCGAATGAATAGAAGCTTTTACTATGGAACTACTAAGCGTAAGCCTGCCGAACCTGATTACTATTTAGACATATACAGCTGCTCGGATGCAGCTATTGATCGCGTTATAGAAGCAAGACGTGCTGAGTTTATTGAGGAGTGGCTTCAGTACGAGAACCAGTTTTACAACTGAGTTTTATTTTTTGATTATATCAATACTGTTTTTCGTTAAAAACGGAGGGATTTATACTGTCAAAACAACAAGCGTGTCAAAAATTCATATTCAAAATACATAGCAGCAGGCTGCGCAAAGCTAAATGGAAGCTAAACTTATCGCTGCCTGATGCACGGAGAAACAACGAACTAATCTCCCTGGCTGATAGTCAGGTACTGAGATGGATAGATGAAATAAATGGAGTATACGACGCTGAACGTCGTGCGAGAGAAATAAAGAGACGAATACGAGATATACATAAGGCAGATAATTGTGCCGAACACAAACGGCTGCTGCGCACCTTGTACACAGAACTGGATAAGGTGCAGTTCAAGCCGGATTATATGTGCTTAATAATTGATAAAGATAAGGACTACTATAGAGCCAATCGTGGCTTTTCGATCAACGGAGTAGTGTATGAGAGGCTGCTGGGCACTGCCGGTGGCATTAAGAACAGGACGATAGTATATGTTAGTAAAGCTGTTGCTCCTGAAATCAAGAGACGAATTAATAACGGGCGTGACTTGACCAAAGAATTAGTTCCCGCCAAACTTGAAGCATATAAAGCGTTAGCCTGCAGCGCTACGATACCCGTAACTATGCCGTCCGGAGTTTTAGTCGTTCCTGACTGCGAGACAAAGTTTTATTCAGATATTATATATTTGAGCAATGAGAATTCCGATGAACCGGTTATGGAAGAACGCAGTAACGAGCTTGTAGAGTTGACCGAGTCTGATGGTTACGGTCTTATGCTGCCCTCACTGGCTCAGCGGTGGAGCGCTGAGCTAAAGCTGGACTATACCATGAGTGGCTGCACGACAAGGTGCGCCTATGAAAAGGGCATGGTATTTACATTTGATTTTGTAGACTTCGCTGAAAAGATCGCCGGTACTTTTATAACTAAAGACGCATGGGGTAATGAGGTCGACATCCGTACAGTCGAGCTTATACTTACAACCTCTATGTTGAAGCTGTGGGATTCCTACGATAGCTGTGACGATTACCTGAAAAATTGCATTGCCAACGGATATACGTTTGGGATCACCAAGACTTGTCCCGCTCGTCTTGAAAAGGAACGCGGAACCAACTATCAGTTTATCCAGCCTTACGACTTGAGTGACGAAGACATAGATGAGTTGATCGCTCCGACAATGTCTGAGATAAGAGATGTGCTTGGCGGAGACTATGTAAAGACCGTGCTATTTCTTAAAGGCTGTGGCTTAAAGGATGACGATGTTTCGTCGCTGGCAAATAACTATGCCAAGGCTATTATGATCGAGCCTCGCATCCTTAACGATCCCTATATTCAGGGCAACATATATCAGCTTATAAAGAACCGGGTTAACGAAGCCAAGGTTGGTGTGCTTAATGTCCACGGGAATTACTCAATAATTTGCGGAGACCCATTTTCGCTGTGTCAAAGCATTTTCGGACTTCCCGTCACTGGATTACTTAAGGCCGGGGAGATTTATAATAAGTTTTGGCTCGACGCGGGGGCTGACAAGCTTGCCTGTTTCCGAGCGCCTATGTCAGTTGCCAACAATATCAGACTGGTAAATGTGCATCGCAGCTATGCAGCTTCGTACTGGTACAGATACCTGACCACCTGTACTCTGATGAATAGCTTTGATACTGCAGCCCAAGCTCTCAACGGCGCTGATAAAGATGGAGACCTTGTAATGTTAACTGACAACAACACATTGGTTAACTGCCTAACTCCCCTGCCAGCTATTGTGTGTGCTCAGCGGAGAGCTGCTAAAAAGGTTGTCACAGAGGACGACATTATCATGTCTAACGTAAATAGCTTCGGCGACGAGATCGGCAAGATAACAAACCGCGTAACATCCATGTATGAGGTGCAGGCAAGATACGAAAAAGATTCGCCAGAGTATAGAGAGCTGGATTATAGAATCAAGTGCGGCCAGCTCCTCCAGCAGGATTTTAGTTTTACTATAAGTCCGCTTACACGGTAACGTGTTTGAAAACGACCCATTGAATTGCTGGAAACCCCTAAAGCTCACAACACCACAACGCAGTCCTGAAACAGGCAAACGTGACGGTGACGAAAGTAGAAAAAAGTTGTGAGATGGCATAAGGTTAAATCCTAAGTGCTGTAACAATGGGCAATCAGCAGCCAAGCCTCGAACAGAGGAAGGTTCAACGACTAAGCGCCCCGCAAGCGATTGGCGGGGACTGTGGTGGGCACCCCATTGGGGTGAAGATATAGTCTGGGCTCGCGGGAAATCTGCGAGGGTTTATCCAACGGGGAGTAGCGTCCTGTTCACATCTTAATTAACCTTATAAAATAAATAAGCATGAGTGGAGATTTCGTTGAAAGAAAATTTACTGGAAAGGACTTTTGGAAGATTGACGGTTATTGCCTCTGCAGAAGATAGGAGAGGTAAGACTATGTGGAAATGTAGGTGCGAGTGCGGTAACGTTGTCGTTGTTAGAGCAACGTGTTTAAAATCGGGTGAGACTAAATCGTGCGGTTGTTACCAAAAGGAATGTGCGTCTGACAGAGCCGCGAAGCACAAAGGTTTTGGCACGAGGTTGTACACTGTTTGGAACAGTATGCGGCAACGTTGTAATAACCCCAACAATCACGCATTTCATAACTACGGGGGACGTGGGATCAAGATATGCGAGGAGTGGGACGACTTTGGTAAATTCCGCGACTGGGCTATAAAGACTGGTTATGACGATAGCGCATTGCAGGGAGAGTGTACACTGGATCGTATAGACAACGACGGCCCGTACAGCCCGTCGAATTGCAGATGGGTCAGCATGAGAGAGCAGTCCAGTAACAAAAGAGGCACCCCGCATCTATGTTATAACGGGGAGGTTCATACCTTAATGGAGTGGGCTGATATAACCGGCATTAAATACCAAACAATACATAAACGCTATTCTAAGGGTTGGCCTGCTGAAGCCGTTTTAAAGCCTGTAGGCTGACACGTTGATACAATATATAAATTAAGATGTGATTTACGTTAAACAAAACGTCAATAGATAAAGCAAAGGGTATTATCTCTAAGCCTATGCCTAAGGCGTGGTATGACTGGAAGACTGCCGTAAACATGCCTGAAGACAAACGTGAGCTGTATACCGCCATTGTTGCGGATAAGAAGCCTTATTTCATGCGATATATATATCCAGCTTTGATGAAGGACTACAATACATATATAAAGAAATCATCCAGGGCGTGTCTAAGAGAGTTCGGTAAGACTGTAGATGAATTACTCTCCACTCCCTTCGATGAACTTACCGACAAGCAAACCGCTTTCTTGCGGCAGTATAAGAACAAGATGCCTGTCGGTATGAGCGACTGTGTTATGAACAAAATATGTCGCAAGTTTGAGGCAGCGTTTGACTCCGCTGAGTCCCGTCGCTTTGGGCTGGATAACTTTGATTATGAGATAATGAAGTCCGGGGCCGAATATAGCAAAGCCGAGTTTAATAAATTAGCCAAGCTGTATGACGCCTACATAGTTGAAGTAAAAAACGTAGTTGCGTTATCGTCTCATTCTCGCTTGTCTTCCGACGAAATTAAGCAGCGGTATGACTCGCTGCATGCACGTTTCACACGTGAGTGTGAAATGGCCTGCCCTAACTCAAAGACCCGCTGCGATATAATCATTGATCTATGCTATGGCGAGAAAAGAAATAAGAAATTCGTTTGGGATGTGTGCGGGGAACAAATAATCGAGAACCTGCTGGAGAAGAATAATCGGATTATCTCCTACCCTATCGAAGATGAGAGCGGAGATATCCGATTCAGAGGGTTGACCTTTACATTAAAACAAATGACCTTAGAGGGGGAATCTAATGAGTATAATTCTTAATGAAATAAATTGGGCGCAGGACATGAACTCCTGCGCCCAACCGATGCTGGGTAAAAAACCTTTTGAAACTTTATCCCGTATGGCCAAATACTACTGTCATGAAGGCATGACCAAGAGCGCTGCTCGTGATGCGCTTGACGTGTTTTTGTTGAAGTGTGACCCTGATGCAAATATTGTCTCATGGTCTGATTCTTTAGACAGGGCTTTAAAGAACGGCTATAAGTACCAGCCCATTGAGCTCGATAGTATTGGTGTGTCAGCATCAGAGATCGCAAAAGTGGACGAGCTTAAAACAAAGCAGATACGCAGACTCGCTTTTACGCTGCTCTGCCTGTGTAAGTATTGGAATGCTTTTAAACCCGGCAATAATAACTGGGTGCGGACACCTGATACAGATATTATGCGCATGGCAAATATACACACATCGGTAAAACGGCAATGCGCTTTATTCAGAGAGCTCAGTAATATGGGCTATATTAAATTTTCCAGGCAGGTGGACAATCTTAATGTTCAGGTACTTTTTATGGACGATGAACCGCCTGTGCTCTTAATACATAATTTTGACAATCTGGGCTATCAATATTTAAAATATCACGGAGACCCCTATTATTATGAATGCTGCAACTGCGGAGTTACCGAGAAACGAAAAGACTTAAGCTCAAGACCGCCTAAGTACTGCCCTACTTGCGCCGGTATTATCAAGGCCAAGCAAACAGCCGAAAGCGACAAACGGCGTTACTCTCGGAGGAATATAAATATTCCAAGTTAATTTGCGGAAATAAGTACCCCTCAAAAAGCCAGTGTTTTCAATGGTTTGAGGGGTATATGCACTGTGCGATGTGATGATGATGATTATAGCGGCCAGTCTTTTTACAAAGCTGGCCGCAATACAGAATGAAAGGATGAAGCATTTGATAAAGATAAATGCCGCTGAAAAGCAGGCTATATCAAAGAAATTTCCCCATGTACATATCGTGCGTACAATGAAGTCTGACTCCAAGAGGCATCATTACTATTGTGAAGAGCAACGTGATGCTATGCGGTTCCTCCGTGAACTTAGAGGGCAGCTTCCTCGCAAGAATAAGAGAAATAGCAAGGGGGCATTTAATGAGCGAGTTAGAACGAAGACCTGATGAAACTGAGCTCGCCCATCACAAACGCCTTATTTACGGTAAGCTTGTAGATAAGACTTTAGCTGATGTCGATTACTCTGAACTGGCTGAGGAGCTTTATGGGCAGTCATACAGCAGTGACGTTGCGCGACGTATGGCATATGGATCCCGTAAGACACTCGAACTGATAGAGCGTCAAAGCGAAGATGCATTAGCCGCTGATGGTTTACTCGGTGAGTTAGATATAAAGCGTTTTGAATTGCAGAAAGAGCGACAAAAGTTTTTTGATTATCGAGCTGCTTTTAATAAGCTGCTTAGAGAGCGCTCTCGGCAGGAAGAACTAAATGACATACTTGTCAAAGCAATCGCGGATAGCGACCTTCCTGTACTAAATTATATTCCTCACGAGTTTACGCCGTCGGACAATGACTTGTTGGTTAGTCTCAATGATATTCATTATGGTGCTAACGTTAAAAATTATTGGAACACGTACAATTCAGAAGTCTGCGCAGAAATGTTTGAGCGCTATATAGATAGGATACTTGAGATTCAACAGATACATAACAGTGAAAATTGCATCATTTGGTGTAACGGCGATGAAATTAGCGGATCTATTCATCACTCTATCGCTGTGACCAACAAAGAGAATGTAATAGAGCAGATCAAAGGAGTGTCTGAGCTTATAGCAGAATTTCTTGCCGCACTCAGTCCCTATTTTAAATCAGTAATATTCTTAAGTGTTCCCGGCAATCATAGCCGAATGGATACTAAGGAGAGAGCTTTGCTCAGCGAAAGACTTGATGATCTTATTGGCTGGTATCTTAATGCCAGGCTACAAACCTTTGAGAACATATTTATAAGCGATAATCGTATTGATGACACAATGTATCTTATCGATATTCGTGGCAAGCTCTATGTAGGTGTGCATGGAGATTTTGATGAAACGCCTGCTAAGATTCAAGCTATTCAGACTATGGTTGGTCAACCGATATATGCAGTTCTTGCTGGACATAAGCACCATAACAAAGTAGATGTGATACAGGGTATCAAGGTTGTTATGGGCGGTTCATTTATGGGAATGGATGATTATTGTGTCCAAAAGCGAATTTTCGGCAGACCTGAGCAAGCGGTCTGCGTTTGTGACCAAAATGGTATACGCTGCACATATGATGTAGCTCTAAATTAAAACAGAAGCGGAGGCTATTCAGCCTCCGCTTTGTGCGTTATATGGGCGGATTTCTCCTTATGTGGGTCGGTAGACTTCCGGCACAATATCGCACTTTCTCAGAACGATTTTAATGCCGAACTTGTCGTATGTCAAGTAAAACACAGAGAAAAAGGAAGTGAATAAATGAATGTAACGAAGAAAGAGCTGATATTGAGGGTATCTCAGATAATCCGCAGCGCCGGATACCGCAAGACTGTAAAGATACCCAAACATTCTTTTACTATATCAGATAATTGTGGCAACACCAACCGCTTTGATGTGACCGGCAGAGTCAAGAAAGTTACCATAGACGAAGCTGATGTTGCTGCTGTCATAGAGGCATGCATAGAGCTTATTTATGAAACTCTAGCTAAGGGCGACGCGATCAAGCTGAACGGCCTGGGTATATTGGGCGTAAAAACGAGAGCCGCAGGTAAGGTTCGTCGCCTGGACACTAACGAGATTGTAGATGTTCCGGAAAGGCGGCTCCCATATTTCGCCGCAAGCGACAAACTCAAAGCAATTGCTAGAGTTAGTGGTAATGGAAGTGACCCTTCAATTTCTTACTACGAGGAATGTGAGCTCGACGATCCTGAGTTGGACGGTGAGTAAGAATGGCCGCAATTGATATAAACGTTTCGAGCACTATGTGCCGCAAATGTGGTAAGGCATACGGCAGACTAAAAGGCAACTTCCCTGTTAATTATGGTCCGCTGTATAAGGGTAACGGATATATTCCCTATTGCCGCAGCTGTATCGATCAGATGTATGAGAGCTATTTTTCCGAGTGCAAGTCAGAAGCGCTTGCTGTACGTCAAGTATGCCGCAAACTCGACTTATATTGGAATCAAGGCATTTTTAATAATGTAGTCAAGCGCAATTCTCAGCGCTCCATGATGACTTCATACATAGCAGCGACAAACTCCCCAAAGTGCGCCGGTAAGTGTTATGACGATACGCTTCGTGAATATGGCGCTCTTTGGTCATTTGGAATAGGCAGCGTAACCCCTCCTAGGCAAGAAACGACTGACGACGCCGAGGAGCCTGATTGCGATATCCCCCCTGATGAAATCAAGAGCTTTTGGGGGCCGGGCTACAGCGACTCTATGTACTGGCAACTCAATGAGCGCTATCAGTACTGGCTTGGTCAGTATCCGGACGATGCCGAGCTAACTATTGGTGAGGAGGCTCTCCTGCGTCAGGTGTGTAACCTTGAAATCAGCATCGCGCAGTCGCGCTCTCAAAACAAGTCCATAGAAAAAGAAGTCAATACTCTTAACTCAATTATTGCCAGCCTAAATATTCGCCCTGATAAGAAGAAAGCTGTTGAAGGTTCTCTTAATGAATCCACGCCTTTTGGTGTGTGGATTAGAAAAATCGAAGACACTCGTCCTATTGCCGAGCCCGATCCTCAGTTTCAAGATATCGATGGCATCAGAAAATATATTACCGTTTGGTTCTTCGGGCATCTTTGCAAGATGCTTAAAATCAAAAACTCGTACAGCAAATTGTATGAGGACGAGATGGCGAAGTTGCGTGTTGAGCGACCTGAATATGAGGGCGAAGATGATGACGCTATCATAGAAGATATCTTTGCTCACACAGAACCTCAAGACGATGCTCCGGTGAGTGCCAATGAGTGAGCGAGAGCATGTATTTTTAAAGAGTGTTGAATTATGGACGGCGTTCTACAGGGCAAATCCCCAACGATTTGTTGAAGACTATTTACATGTAAAACTTAAACTATTCCAAAAGATACTGATTTTCATGATGAACATCAGCAATTTTTTCTGTTACATCGCCGCGAGAGGTTAACACGGCCTCGCCGCATAGTAATATACGGGCAATAAGTGGGCAAAATCGGTAAACGCTGAGATGCCAATACCGAGGTAAATGTGAAATCACACATCACCGTAACGCATAGGTTGTGAGCGCTATGAGAGCAATAATCAACCCACGAGTGTCCACCACCCTCGCCTTGGGGGGTGAAAATATATGCTGAACTTGCAGGAAAATGAACCGCAAGAACTTAAAGATAAAAAGCTTTAAGGATAACACATTGCAAGGAAAAACATTCCTGTTGGCGATATTTTGCTGTGTTCGCTGCATACTTTTCCCCGGTACCAAAGTAATTATCGCTTCCGGTACACGAGGGCAGAGTTTAAACATTTTAGAAAAAATTAAAATTGAACTGTTTCCTCGATCTCCGCTCCTTCAGAACGAAGTCGAGGAAATTAAACTATCTGCATCAAATGCGTATGTACTATTTAAAAACGGATCGTCTATCAAGGTTGTCACCGCTAGTGATTCTGCTAGAGGCAACCGAAGCACATTGCTGATAAGTTAAATTGTCTAGCCATGCAGAAATGTATGGTTGTAATCGGGCAAAATCGGTGAAGGCTAAGTAATTAGCAAAACAGTCTAATCAATTAAGGAGAACAATGGCTAAAAAATCATCAACGGAAGAGTTTAGAAAGAGATTGGAAGATATACATGGCAACCAATTCGAGCTACTGTCAGAGTATGTAAATAACGAAACCAAGGTGCAGCTTCGTTGTCAAAAATGCGGTAATATTATTTTTAAGCGCCCATCCAAAATCGTTTGCCGCCCATACGAGGGGTGCTATGTCTGTTCGGGCAAAAATCGCTATAAGACAAAAGAGTCCCTCCAACGAGAAGTAGATGTATTATATCCTGATGAATTTTTAATATTAGGAGATTACCTTGGTGCGCGGAAAAAGACACTCGTAAAAAGAATCCCGTGCGGTCATACATACGAAGTATCTCCAGATAATTTGTTGCGCGGTAAAGGCTGCCCTAAATGTAATCAGTCGCATTATGCGGACATTGTTGAAGACTACCTTATTAATAAAGGTATTACCTTCGAGCGAGAAAAGCGGTTTACCGGTTGCCGAAACATTAGAGAGCTTCCTTTTGATTACTATATCCCCGACAGGAATACTTGCATAGAGGTCGATGGGCAGTTTCATTATAAATCGTATTATGAGGCTATTAATAATTATGCTGCATTTGAAGCTGTGACCGTGAGAGACAAAATAAAAACAGACTACTGTAAGGATAACGGGATTAAACTAATAAGACTTCCGTATTATATGTCGGATCGTTTTCCTGATATTTTAGATTATGAATTATATGCCAACACCGAGATAACTCAGTCAACAAATCGGGTGACTGAGTATTGTAACGCATAGAGGGTGACGAAAGAATAATCCCTCCACGAGTGTCCGACACGACCAGCTATAGGCTGGCCTGAGCAGGGTTAGCATCTTGCGAACCTAACGTCCATACGAGGGTGAAAATATATGCTGAACTTATAGGAAACTATAAGATCTGTAGGATAAAAAGCCTACAGGGTAACATATTTGAGTTGATGAGTGCCGAATGGTCGACAAAGAGACCATAGGCACCGTGCTTCGAAAATTTTTAACAGACGCCCGACATCCGGGCTATATAGACAATCCTAAATACAGTCATCTTGTTGAGCGGAACAAAGAAGTCTATTTAACTTCTGCTTATTATAAAGATAACTGGAGTTACGATAAGGTCCGCGATTATGCTGAGCATATGGTTTGTGAGGACAGTTATTTTGTATGTGGCTTCCCTTACCAACTCTCAGTAAGTGAGGGGCTTTTGAACCGAGAAGCCGTCGCTGACGAGATGTCTGAAGCAGATTTCAACGAGATAACCTGGTCAATGGAAATGGAGTGCTTATTCTGGGGAGATGAGAGTGGAACATTCTTTAGTTATGATTCCATCTCTAAAACGCGGAAAATCAAGTACCCCATGTTACCATCTAGGCTTGCCGGGCTTCTCAATAACAGTGCTAAGATTCGCGTCCCTGCGAAGCTTCAGGGAGAAATACGCATTCTTTCAGCTGATATCGCATTGATGTCCAGTAAGAAGAACCGTAATGACGCTTCCGCTTTGTTTGTTAATCAGATGCTTCCGTCTCGCGGCGGACGCTATACAAGCAATATTGTTTATAGTGACAGCGCCGAAGGATTACGTACAGATGAGCAAGCTCTTATGATACGTCGCTTGTACGAAGAGTTCCAGTGTGACTACATAGTGCTGGACGCAAACGGACTCGGACTTGGCGTATATGACGAGCTTGCGAAGGACATGGTTGATCCTGACACGGGCGAAATATACCCTGCCCTGTCATGCTGCAATAATCAGGAGATGGCCGACCGGTGCGTATCACGCTCTGCTGATAAGGTTATTTGGGCAATCAAGGCCAACCCGGTAATCAACTCCGAGTGTGCGCTGTTATTGCGCGAAGCGTTCCGCAGTGGCAAGATCAGGCTTTTGATACCCGACCAGGACGGCGACTCCGCCCTTGCAGATATTAAAGGATACGGTTCGCTCAGCGAGACTGAGCGGCTTTCTCTGCGCATGCCATACGTACATACTACATTACTGATCGATGAGCTCATTAAACTGCAGCACGAAGAAAGCAGCGGAAGAGTTAAGATCAGCGAAAAGTCTACGATGCGCAAAGACCGGTACTCCAGTCTTAGCTACAACTATTATGTCGCGACTCAACTTGAGGCTAAGCTTGGGAAGAAGCAGAGCGCAAACTTCCAAGTCAGTGACATTTTTAGATTTCGCGCTCCAAAAATACGATAGAAAAGAGGTGAGAGTTTGGAAGATAGCCATAGGACAAATATAAAATTAGGTGAACCCGCACTTGACAGCTCAGATGGTGCGGCTCACGCAAAGAGAGCACCGCTGGATATGGCATCTACGAAAACCTTCCGTCTGTCGAAGAACTTTGCCGCTCTGAATCATCTAATACTCAGAGACTTAAACAACAATCCGACCGCACCTACATTTTATAAGTATTCTAAAGACGACATCGCGACATATCTGCAGAATCCGTATACATACGAGAAGCAGCTACGAGATGCCGTTGTTTATATTTATGGGGCAAGTTCACATTTCAGACGGTTAATACAGTACTTTGTCAGTCTGTCTGATCTTGCGTATGTTGTATCCCCTTATAAGGTTGATCCTTCAAAGGCTAATGTGAAGACTATAAACAATAACTATCGAAAAGTCCTAAACACATTATCGTCGATGTCTGTAAAGACGCAGTTCCCTAAAATACTTTCCGTATGTTTAAGAGAAGATTGTTTTTATGGAACGCTTTGGGTCACAGCCGACAGCATAACCGTTCAACAGCTCCCCTCTGACTATTGTAGTATCTCGACGATTGAGGGCAATGTTCCTAACGTGTCTTTTGATTTTTCGTACTTCAGTTCAAGAGAGAGTGATTTACCTTTTTATCCTTCTGAGTTTACCACTAAATACAATCAATATAAGAGCAACAGAAATATGAGATACCAGGAGCTCGACTCTCCTACCTCGTTTGCTGTTAAGTGTAATAACGACATACTTAGTTACTCAATTCCCCCGTTTGCCGGTATCCTTAGAGAAATTTATGATATTGAAGATTATAAATCCTTAAAGCAAACAAAGACGGCGCTTGAGAATTATGCTATGTTGGTTATGAAGCTGGGTCTGAGTGACGATGGAGACTGGCAAATAGATTACAACAAAGCGGTAGACTTTTGGCAAAATCTCGACGCAGTGTTGCCGGAAGAAATCGGTTCTGTTTTATCTCCGATGGATATTGACAAAATCAGTTTTGAGCGTAGCAATACTGCCGACACCGATACTGTTGCTGAAGCGGAGCAAAATCTGTTTACCGCAGCAGGTGTATCATCATTACTATTTAATAATGCGAAGGCTTAACAAGATAGGTCTCTTATGCAGCAATGCATATTAACAACCCATTGAATTGCTGGAAACCCCTTAGAGCAGCGCCGACCACAACATAGGCATGAAAACAGCCAAGTGTGACGGTTTGAAAACGGCGTTGATTGGGCAATCAGCAGCCAAGCTCCGAACAGGAGAAGGTTCAACGACTATCCCGTAAGGGAGTAGGGTCGCAAGCGATTGGCGACCCGAAGTGGTGGGCACCCCATTGGGGTGAAGATATAGTCTGTGCTTAATAGAAATATTAAGAGAAAGGAGTAGCGTCCTTTAAAATATATTAAGATTTGAGGTTCCAATTGAAAAAAGAAGATTTAACTGGGCACAATTTTGGAAGACTGACTGCAATTGCATCCTACGAAGATCATATTCAGCGGAGCGGGAGGCATAAAACCCAATGGCTATGTCGTTGTTCTTGCGGCAACGAAGTCGTCGTTCAAACATTTAATTTGAAAAGCGGAAATACAAAGAGCTGCGGATGTCTTAATGCCGAAAATATAAAAACACAAAGCGTAACGCATGGGGATAGGCATACTAGGCTGTACCGAATTTGGTGCGGCATGAAATCTCGCTGTTACGATACGGCATGCCCCAGTTACGAGCGATATGGTCGCAGAGGAATTATGATGTGTGACGAATGGAAGGAGTCCTATCAAACCTTCAAAGACTGGGCAGTACAGCGCGGATATAACGACGAACTGTCTATCGACAGGGTCAACAATGACGAGGGGTACTCTCCGGAGAATTGCAGATGGGCCACGCAGAAAGAGCAAGCCAACAATCGTTCATCCTCTAAGCACTTCCTGTATGAAGGACGAGATGTCACGATTTCCGAACTATCTGAGATAACAGGCATCAAGTACCATACACTTTTTGCAAGGTTAAATACTTTACATTGGACAGTAGATGATGCTGTAAAGACCCCAGTTAGAACCACAACTTAATAACACACAGAGCGCAAACGCATTATCATTATCCATAAAGGCAGATCAAGCTATTACATTTGGCATTGTTAAAGGAATAGAAGATGTTGTGAATCGTTATATTCAAAGCCAGGGTTACGGGAAGAATTTCAGAGTCACATTCTTGGATTGCAGCCCGTTTAACCGCGAGGAATTAGGTAGCCAATATTTAAAGGCGTGCCAGTATGGTGTGCCAATGGTGTCTTATTACTGTGCGTCTCAAGGCTTAGGTCAGGCAGAAATTGACTCCATGAATTTCTTGGAGAATAAAGTCTTGAATATCAAAGCCGATTTCATTCCCTTGAAGAGTTCCTCAACCCAAAGCAGCGACAATATTGATAATCCTGATGGCGGTGCTCCACGCAAAGATGATGAGGATTTATCCGAGAGCGGAATTCAGCATAGAGAGGATGAATAAAAGGTGAAGAAATTTGTCTATGTTTATAGCGCCGATGCCAGAGATAAGCTTTTAGCTGCAAACTATACGCTTATGAAATCGGATGAACGCAATAATATATACATATTTTTAAATGAGGACAAGCTGTCGTTCTCAAGTTTGGATGTTTCGTACATTCTTTCAGACACAATAACTTTCTAACCCACGTTTACGGCGTGGGCATTTTTATACCCTGAAGGTGGTGATGCGCCAATGGCATTAGAAAATATGAGCATCATCTTTTCATCCGGCATTACTTCGTTAGTTGAGCAGAACTCATCCTTTGATAAAGGACTGCTGCGTGTTGCATATGTGGGAGACAACCGTAACGGCTCGTCTATTAGCAAAGAGACATTTGAGCGCTGTATCAGCACCATCTATAACTGCCCTGTCGTTTGTCGGTATGATCGCGAGGCCGACACAATTGGTTCCCATGACGTAGATATCGTCCGCAAGGACGATGGTCTGCATTTAGTGAATGCTACGCATCCGGTCGGTGTTGTTCCGGCTGGGGCCGAATATCACTGGGAGACAATCGAAGAGGCTGACGGCGCAGAACACGAATACCTCTGCGTAGAGGTACTGTTGTGGAAGCGTCAAGAAGCTTATCAAAAGATAAAAGACGACGGCGTAGTTGACGAATCGATGGAGATTACTGTGAAGGAAGGAGAACTTGTAAACGGTGTCTTTGTTATTAAAGATTTTGAGTTTACTGCCTTCTGTCTTTTGGGCACTGCCGAGCCGTGTTATGAATCGGCTTCACTTGCGGTATTCTCCGATGACCAGTTTAAGGCGCAGTTTGCCACGATGATGCAGGAGTTAAAGGAAAGCATATCACAGGTTAACCCCTCTTTGGAGGCTAACATAAACACCCACACTGAAGACTATTCGGAAGGAGGAATAAAGGTTTTGGAAGATAAACTGGCATTGCTTGCTGAGTTTGGTCTCTCCGCTGATGCACTCGATTTCAATCTTGATGATTTTACTATAGATGAGCTCAGAGAAAAGTTTGAAGCGATAAAGGCTGAACAAGAGCAGGCTGCGTTTGCACTCGCTCAGCAAGTCACGGACGCTATTGTGTCCGCTCTCGGTGTTGAAGAAATTGATACCGACTGGGGCACCATGCGTCGTTATTGCTATGTCGACCATGACCCCGAAGCGTCTGAAGTTTATTGCTACGATGCTGGGGACAAGTGGAATCTTTACGGTTTTACATACTCGATGAATGGCGACAACGCAGTTATCGATTTTGAGTCTAAGAAACGCAAAAAGTTTTCCATTGTGGATTTCGACATGGGCGAGCAGCCCTCTCCTGTTCTCAGCATGTTTGAGATCATGAGTAATCGCATTAGCGAAACATCCGCCCAATGGGAGGCAAAGTATCAGACAGCAGCCGATACTATAACTTCTCTTAATGGCGAGCTCAACGAGCTTAAAGAGTTCAAGAATCAAATCGAAGCTTCCCAAGCAAAGGCTGATCGCGATGCTGTATTTGCACAGTTCGAGGATTTAGTCGGTGTTGATGCATTCGAGAATCTGCGGCAGTCCTGTGAAGATGGGTCTGTCGATTTTTCTATCGAAGAGCTGGAAGACAAATGCTACAGCATCCGAGGAAGGCAGGGCATCGTTGCAAAGTTCAGCAATGAGGCCAAACCTGTTACGCCGCGTCTCAAGGTTACTCGCGATGAGCGTACCGATGAGCCTTATGGCGGCATTTTTAAGAAGTACGGTTATTAATCCGTACACATTTAATTACCAATTAGGAGGAATACACAATGGCAGATAAATACTGTGTTGTGAGAACCGACCTTCTTAGCGGAACTGCGCAGGGCGCAGACCTTGTTTCTTTTCGTTTTTATAACGACAAGGACGAGCAGGCGGAGGTCGAAAACGGTGTCATCGTAGAGCTCGGTGAGTACGAAGATGATAACCGTGAAATTATGAAGGCGAAGGCTGCAACTGCAAGCTCTGATATTAATAAGTGTGCAATCGCTGCCGCTCCCGAAGTTATGTATGACGAGCGCAAGAAAAATCTTTACGAGTACATAAACGAGGCTGGCAAGGCCGTTCGCGGTTATATCCCCCGTACTCGCAATATTTTCTCCCTGACCGCTGAGGGCTTTGTCGGCGGAACTGCTCCCGCTAAGGGCGGTAAGGTAGGCATTGGCGCAGGCGGCAAGCTTGACGCGGCTGGCTCCGGTTTCGGCGAATGCATCCGCATCGAAAAGGTCGGTCGCTACACCTACTATGTCATCAGAATTACAAAGGCATAAGGAGGGTAGAACTATGACCAACAATGAAATTGTAAAGGTTGCCGTTGATGCTTACCACGGCAAAGTTCAAAAGTATTCTGTAAGCGAATCTCAGGACGTTCTTCGTCAGGCTCTTATCGAGCTTAACGGCGGCGAGACCAAACTTAATCCGAGAAACCTTCGTGGCGCTAAAGGCGATGAGATGTTTGCTCTTATCGAAGAGATTCTGAAGCAGACTGTTGTAGAGGGTCTTACCGATGACGATTACTTCAACACACTTGTTGACTTCCGCAATGTAGCAGAGGGCGATAAGAACGTCTTCGTAGTTAAGGACAATGTCCTGTTTATGGTTTCCGACCTGGCAGATGGTACTCAAGGCGTTCAGCGTCAGAGAATCAGCGGCGTTAGCGAAGTATCTATTCCCACCTCCCGCAAGGTTATTAAAATTTACGAAGAGCTCGATAGAGTTCTTTCTGGCCGTATCGACTTTAATGAGTTTATTGATCTCGTATCTAAGTCCTTCCGTCAGGATCTTCTTGAGAAAATTCAGGCTCTTTGGAACAACGCTTCCGCTAACGATTTTGGCGGCGCTGTCTATTTCCCCACTGCCGGTACTTACGACGAGGGTGCTTTGCTTGACGTAATTGCTCACGTAGAGGCAGCAGCTAATGGTGAACAGGCGACGATCCTATGCACCAAAAAGGGTGCGCGTATGCTCGGTCAGTCACTTCTGGCTGACTCCGCTAAGGAAGATATCTACAATCAGGGCTATGTTGGCAAGTTCTTTGGCACTCCGGTTATTATTACTCCGCAGCGTCATAAGTTCGGTTCTACCGATTTCATCCTGCCTGACAACGTGTTTACCGTTGTTGCGGGCAGCCAGAAACCTATCAAAGTCGTGTACGAGGGCGACCCCATGGTTATCATGGGTAACCCCATGAACAACGCCGATCTCACCTATGAGTACTTGTATAGTGAGAAGTATGGAGCCGCCATCGTTTTGGCTGGCGGAAACGCAGGCGTAGGTCGTTACGAGACTACATAAGTAATATTGTTAAGAGGAGCTGTTTACGCAGCTCCTCCTTTTGAACGAAAGGAAAGATAATAATTATGGCAAAAACAGCACCCAAGTCCTCAGCCTCAAAAGAGGCTACTTCGACCCCAAAAATCGCTGCCAAAGCAGAAGACATCACGCCTCCTGCCGCTACACACCAAGAGCCGATGGTTGCTAAGGAAATCGACCTACATCAAATTATATCCGTTCGCAACGGTTTCCAGGGCACATTGATTTATAAAGACAAACGTACTGGAGCCGACTATCGCTGGGAAGACTTTGGCGATGTGCAGGACATCGAGCTCGGGGAGCTTCGAAGCGCCAGGGGTTCTGCAAAAAAGTTTTTTGAGAACAACTGGTTCCTGTTCGATGAAGACTGGGTTCCTGAGTATCTTGGCATGGGTAAGTATTACAGGCACGCTCTGAACAGTGAAGATTTCGATGATATATTCACTAAATCTCCGGAAGAGCTTGAGGCGGCGCTTGCCGAGCTAACAGACGGCCAGCGCAAATCGGTTGGATATCGTGCAAGGCAGCTTATTGCTTCTGGCGAAATTGATTCTCGTAAGACCGTCAGCACTTTGGAGCGTTGCTTAGGTGTTGAGTTAGTTGAGAAATAAGGAGCGTGATCATTATGAGCGTTTCTTACGACGTTTTTACTGATGCATTCCTTGATAAAATCAAGGAGTACGACCTCTTAGAGCTCAAAGATTATGACCGAGCCGCGACTGTGGATGGATATATGCGTCGTGCGATTTCTCAATTCCGTAGCGTGTGCAAATATGACCTTTCTTTTACGGGAGACGAGGCTACCCGAGAGTTCAATATAAATATACCGACCGGAGACCTTGTTGAGATTGTCGACATCGTTTCTGAGGGAATGGTTGCTCAGTGGTTAAAGCCTTACTTAAACCAGCAGGATTTTTACGAGCATAATTTGAACACGAAAGACTTCACGGGCTATTCGAGAGCTAATCTGCTGTCCAAAGCAGCAGAAGCCGCTAAGCAGGCACAGCATAGCTTTATAAAAATGATTAGGGAGTATTCATATGTACATGGGGACTTAACGGTTCTCCACTTATGAATTCAGCTAATACTGTTTCCCCGCGCTATATACACTTCTACTTCCTTAATCTCGTTAATGCTTTTTATAAGATACTCCCAATGGCTGAGAATAAGGAACCTACAAGAATCGGATATATGTGCAATTTAAGGCGCGAAATGCTTGGAATGCAATGTTTGATTGAAACGCTTGGACGTAACACCGGATTCCTATCGCTGCTGAACATTCTGTCGTACTTTATTAATAATCCTGATTGTGATGAGGATATCGTGCGAAGCGATGTTTTTAAAGCAATTTCAATTTGCAAGCATATTGCCGCCGAGTACAGGAGGTAGTGTGATGAGCGTTTGGGATAGATATAGTTCTCGTGTTCAGGTGCATGGTAAGACACAAAGGGGCGCTGCCCTACGGCAAGACCGTAGATGGCTCAATTCGTATATGGCAGCCTCCCCTTCCAGCCACCGCATTGTTATAGATAACGAGGAAACCGAGGCCGTTATACTCGATTCGGATAACCTTAATATCAAAACAATTTGCATGTACCCCGGAGAACCATTAAAGAATGGCAGTTTGGTGTTATGGAACGACCAAAGCTGGCTTGTTACAGAACTCGACGCTAATAACGAGTTGTATTTTCGCGGCGTTATGCAGCAGTGTAATTACCTTCTTCGCTGGATAAATGCTGATGGCAAGATAATTGAACGTTGGAGTATTGTCGAAGATGGAACGAAATATCTTACAGGCGATTACTCTGATAAGGATTTTGTCGTAACTCGCGGCGACTCGCGCATAAGTCTTACTCTCCCGAAAGATGAAGAGACAATACGACTTGAACGAGAAAATCGCTTTATCATAGACGACTATGATGCGACGCAACCTTTAGCTTATAAGCTGACTAAGCCATTCAAGCTTGGCGGTACGTTTAACGGTGAGGGTGTTCTGCGCTTCGTTCTAACGGAGTGCAACACCGAAGACACCGATAATTTACAGCTGCACATACCCAACTACTACAAATACTTCCCCCGAAAAGAACTTGTTGATGGTGATATTTCTGAGGTTGTGCCGGTTATACCGGATCCTCCCCACGGGAAGGAGTCGTGGTTGTAATGGCATGGTTGCAGGATTTTTATGATTACAAGAATCAGCTAATGAAAGATTTGCTGACGAATGAGGCGATAACGCGCCTCTTACAGGATGAACGTGGGGAGCCATCTGACCCAAGGAAATTGGCATATACTCAGATATTTCCGTATGAATATGTGCCTGAGACGGTCGAGCATGGCAGGACGTATATTTGTTGCGATGTAGATATTACGCGCACATCCAACAAGACATTGTATGCCCCCACTTTGTATATATGGATTTTTACGCATAAGTCTAAATTGAGACTCCCGGAGGGTGGCGTCAGGATTGACAAGCTTGCTGCTGAGATCGTTGACACGATAAACAGGTCGTATAATTACGGCCTTGGTGAACTACAGTTTTACTCATCCAAGCGGTTTGCTCCTATTACAGACTATCAGGGCAAGGTACTTACATTCCATGCAAAAGAGTGGAATGCGCCTGGACTTAATTCTAAGCCTGTCCCTGTAAATCGCAAGGGGTATTAATGGCTACTATTAATCTTCTCTATAAAGATAACTATACTATCAATGAAGACATAGTAATATGCATACCGACAGTACGCGAGGTCTTACAGGATGAGGATAACTACTATGGCTTGGTCTATTCGTTGACCTCTATGCCAATAGACCGGATGGTGCAGCTCGATGACTTGGGAATTGATTTTACTCAGATTAGTGATTACGATCTCTTCCTGTTGTTTTTTTCGGCAATCCGCACTCAGGATACCCACCTGATATTCGGGGATTTGGACTTAAGCAAGTTCGCTCTAGCGGAAAGCGATGACGGCAGTTCAATTGTTTTAGTTGATGCCGAGAATGATATTGTCATCGATCGACGGGTGCAGCTTCAAATCGCTGCTACGCTGCGAAGAATCCACCATTTAGAAAAGAACCGGCGCAGGCCAGGCAATAAGGAAGCGCAAGACTTCATGCTGCAGGTCGAACGTGAAAAAATGAAGCGCCAAAAGAAACGAAGCTCGTTTTCAAATCTTGAGAGCTTAATCATTGCGCTAGTCAACACAGAGCAGTTCTGTTATCGGTATGACGACGTATTAGACCTCACTATTTATCAGTTCAATGAGAGCGTTAGGCAGATAGTGCATAAAGTCGAATACGACAACAGGATGCGAGGCGTATATGCCGGTACTATAAGCGCCAAAGATTTAAGCCAAGATGATTTGAACTGGCTTGTACATAAATAATAAGACGAAAGCTCCCTACTTGATATGGGAGCTTTTCGCGTATATGAATAAGGAGGACACCATTATGGTTAATCTTGCCGATCTTACCATCACTGAGTTGGTATATATAAATGCATTCGACATCGTGACCGGCGAGTTCAAGTTTTGCTTGACCGAGCTTCAGAATGCAAAGATCGCAAACACCCAGGAGAAGACCGATATCACCGGTCGCCAGGGTCGTAAACTTAATAGTCTGAAAAAGAACAAGGCAGTTACCGTTTCCGGCACCAACGGTGTTGTTTCTAACGGTATGCTCGCAACTCAGGTTGGCAGCGAATTCGAAGAGAAAGACGAAACGCCCGTTATGTGGCCTGAGACTGTCACTGTCACAGGGAACGCTGCAACCATTGCATACGCACCTGTTGGCGCAGTCGGCGACGAGGTGCCGTATGCGTACATTAAGGAAGGTGAAATTTATACCACCAAGCTTGAGCAGGCTGATACAGCCGCAGAGGGCAAATATGCATTTGATCCCACGACTAAGAAGCTGACCTTTAGCGGTCTTACTGACGGTACTACTGTTGCTGTGTTCTACAAGCGTGCAGTTAAGGGCAATGTGCTTACCAACTACAGCGACAAGTACTCCGGTAAGGCTGAGCTTTATATCGATGCTCTGGCGGAGGATAGCTGCGCTAAGGTTTACCGCATCCAGTTCCATGTTCCCAAAGCCGACTTCAACGGTGATTTTGACTTTGAGATGGGCGACAACCAAACCGTCCATGCATTTGAAGCCGAGGCACTCGCAGGCTCCTGCAACACTGCAGGCGAGCTGTGGGATTACACTGTGTGGGGTGAGACCGCTTAATGAGTGGCTTTGCTAAATGCCGTGTGTGCGGTAAGGATTATACCCCTTGCCGTACCGCAGTACAAAACGGCGTGTTCAGGTGGCAGGCCGTTGCCTGCTCGCCTGAGTGCGGAGCAGAATATCTCCGTCGCATTGAGGAATCTCGTGCGCCCAAAAAGGTTGAGGCCAAACCTCAGCGTGGAAAGAGAGCTTCTCTCCCGATCTTTGTTGATGATTCCGAGGACATTGCTCAGGAAGACACAGCAGAATAATCATAGACCGCTGCGTAATGCAGCGGTCTTTCCTATGGAGCACACAACATGAATGAGCTCAAAATTACTATAGACAAATACGCATTAGAAAGATATGAACATTATTACTTCTCGTTGCATCCACGCGCTCGGAACAAGCCAATCAAGCAGCCGAGGCACGAAAGCATCAATCAGTGGATGATACTCAAGCGCCCCGCTATGAACGCACTCAAGCAGCGATGGAAGGACTTCATCGTCTGGCTTGCAAACGACTTAGATATTGCCGGGCTGGATATCTCCAAATGCGAGATCACACATGTCGTATACTTCTCAACCAATCAGCGGCACGATCCCGACAACACAGTGCCAAAGTTCATTCTCGACGGGCTGGTTGAAAGTGGAGTTATTGTTGACGATGACAGCAAACATATTACCAAGTTAATTCTTCAGTGCGGAGTAGATAAAGAGAATCCCCGCACCGAAATAATTATAGATATCATAGATGAGTAAAAGGAGAAATTATGATGGAAGCAAAGAAAATTACAACATCACAAATAATCGAAGCTAATACGGCTGACGGCGGTAAGCGCCCCGAACAGTACTACGTTCAGTATAAAGGCATCCCTGTCGCTGTTAAGGGCGGTCTTACTCTGCATGACATTTTGAAGATTGCTGACAATGTTGCTGACTTTTGTTTTTTGGATGACGGAGAATACCTCCCTGAACTCAAGGAATTCTTTTTTAGGCGAGAGCTGCTTGAAACGGCTACTAATATTGATCTGCCTGAGGACGTTGCGGAGTGCTACGAGTTAATTATGAACTCCGATCTCGGCAAGTGGGTTGACAACACATTTTGTGATTACCTTGAGGTTTATGCTGTCCAAATGCCGCAGCTCAGAGCGGCCATCCAAGACAAAATTGACTATATGGCCGACTCGGGTCTCGCGCTTTTGCGCAGCCGCATGGATGCCCTTATTTATGCCATAGAGAGTTTTAGCGAGCAAAATGAGAACCTGTTCAATGGGACAAGCCCTGAGGATATGCAAAAGTTTATTTCCTCCGTTGCGTCTATTGAGAAAATAGACGAAGAGAAATTGGTCAAGGCTGTTGCGGGGCAGCAGAAGAAAACCAAGCCGAAGGCGAAAAAGAAAGACGAGCCCGAGCCGAAATTCGAGGTAATCAAATGATAAATGCGAGCGCTCTGCAGAGAAAGGCAGAAGCATGGAGCAGAACGCCCGAAGGCCAAAGACGCATGAAGGAAGTTATTGACCGCTATCGAAAAGAAGGTCGTACAACGACCGCCGCCGGGTCGAGGTTAGATTCTCGCGCAATGCTTATTGAAGCTGCGGATAAGATGATGCTCATTCTTCGTAGAGCTGCTATGGAAGCGAACCTGCCCAGTTCCGTAATGAAGCATTTCGACAGCATGACATACGGAAACCCTATAGCATTGAGCGACGGAACATATATGCTTGGAATTTATTTCACCGACGACCTCCATCGTGATTCGCTTGAAAATGATTATACAAATTATGAGGGTGTAGATAACATTATAGCCCTCTTTAATAACGGCGCTCATGCAGAGGACTATGTTTACGGCTGGTGGAATGGTCACTCTCCATCGGGTGAGGCGATTGCCCACTCTATGACCGGCACAGAAGACTATGCGTGGGTACGAAGCAAAAAAGATCGAGAGGGTCTTTATTTTATACAGCAAGCCGTAGCTGATTTCAATGGAAATTACGGCTCTCAATATAATGTCACAGCTACCGCCGGTAGCGACTATACGTGATTTTATTAACCCCGGTCAGTGACCGGGGTTAATTACATTCTTTGATAAATAGGTGGTGAGGATTTTGGCTACAGGATCTAATTCCGATATTGAACTATTAGCCGGACTACAAGGTGGAGGTTCGATAGCCGGAGCGTCCGGCAGAAGAATTCAGCACGAACTTGAAAATATAATTAATCGCATAAACAAAAATCCTGCCGGGGTCAAGATCACACTCAGCAAAAACGGTGAGACGCTACTCAAACAGGATATTGCCAAGGCTGTAGAGTCTGTTAAGATTAAAAGCTTTAATACTACTGCTGCTGTAGCTAAACTGAAAACAGATATTCAGGCAGCACTTGCTGGAGTTGCAATACCTGTTGGGGCTGTGGCTGCCGGTGCTGCTACCGGAGCAACAGCTACCGCTCAAGCACAAACCACAACAGGAACTGTAAATGCCGCAGAGATTGACGGAATCACTAAAGCCGTCAAATCGTTTAACGCTCAATTATTGATATCAAATCGGCGCATAAAAACTGTTAAGGCGACTGCGTCTGGTCTCAAAGAGGCGTTAGACGGTGCGTCGAGTTTAGCTGGAGGCAGCACATCTTCAGGAAGTCCTGCTAAGAATCCCAGCAGCACTATGGCTAGCCTCCAGCAGATTATCTCGTTGAGCAAGAAGGCAGAATCGCTGCTGAGGAATAATCCGCGCATTGTTAGCACGGGGTACGGAGATACTCTTAATTCTGTAATTGAGCAACTTAAAACGGGTTCAGTAGGCAAAGACGTTTTTAAGCAACTAAAGAACGACGTACTCCAAGTGGAAGTCGGGCTTAGAAATGCAGGATTACAGGGTAAGACATTATGGTCTGTCTTAAAGTCCGGTTATGAAAAGTTCGGTGGTTGGGCGCTCATAACGAAGTCTATGATGGCAGCGGCAAATTCCGTGCGTCAAATGATAGATAACGTTACGCAGCTGGATGCAGCAATGACCGAATTGCGCAAGGTTACCGACGAAACAAATGCGACTTATGAGCAGTTCTTCTCGGATGCTACGGTGCGTGCGAGGAGTTTGGGCGCGACCGTTACCGATACGATCAACGCCACGGCGGATTTTGCACGTCTTGGATATAACATTGACGATGCTGCTACTCTCGCCGATACGGCAATTATATATAAGAATGTCGGCGACGGTATAACCGACATTGGTGTCGCCTCGCAAAGTATTATATCTACATTAAAGGGTTTCAGCCTTGAAGCGGAAGATGCAACGCATGTTGTCGATGCATTTAACGAAGTGGGTAAATGTTTATGCCCAGCGGCGTAGTAATACGTCGTAAGCACATAGCTATAACGGTTAAAGGCCGGAGACGGTTCAGACCGTGGAAAGACTTAGTGTTTGTATATATAATGAATATGAATGAAAGGGTACAATATAAATGAATAACAAAGATCTTTGGAATAATACAATTACCGTTCTTTTTAGAGAACCGAACGGAGAACTCATAAAAAACAAGTGTTATACTAAAACTTTTCGGCGCTTCGCATTTGATAACTTACTCGGTGCCGCTGTCGGAGTATTAATTGGAGAACTAGCTTATGATCTCATACAATATATCGAGAATCTGCTTTAACAGTTCTGTGTCGCCAGGGTACGCTTGTGCTACTTTGTTTATTTCTATATCCAGCAGTCTGTAGATGATATTAATTATGCCGTTTGCAGTTAGGTTTTCTACGGTTAGATGTTCGGATAATTTACTTGTGATTTTGCAGATTATATCAGCGCTTTTCTTTGAAAGTGTTACTTTCCTGTCGGGATTCTTCTCCAGCTCCGATAATCTTTGCCGACATATACATACAAGTTCGTCAAAGGTTAGCGTATCTAGTTCTCCCAAAGTAACATGGTCGAGCTCACCCAAAGTTAGGCTATCTAAATCTCCTATCGTTAACGTCATATCGAGCACCTCAAGAAATAATATACACAAATTGTAACACAAAATCATTATATATACAAACATTATTTATCCCGAGAGACTGTAATGCCCACCATGGTAACATGGTGGGCTTCGCTATGCCCCCATATAAATATGGGGTGAAGATCCAGTCCGAACTGCGGCTATAATCTTAAAATGAAACCGCAGAACGAGGTAGAAATGCCTCGTCGCCGCGCAAGCGGTCAGTACCGTGGCAACGGGAAAGTAACAGATTGAATAATTTTGCCATCTCCTCGGCGGGCATTGGCGATGCGTTAACCCGTTCAGCAGCTTCTTTGTCTGCTGCGAATAATACCATGGAAGAGTCCATTGCGCTTATTACCGCAATGAACACCACTCTCCAAGACCCCGAAAAAGTGGGTACAACATTAAAAACAATCACTATGTATCTTCGCGCTTCCAAAGTTGAGCTTGAAGAAGCCGGTGAAAGCACAGAAGGTATGGCAGAGTCGACCTCAAAACTGAGAGATTCGGTACTTGCTCTTACAGGGCAAAAGGTTGACATAATGCTTGGTGATGGAAAGACATATAAATCTACATATCAAATCCTCAAAGAGATATCTCAGGTCTGGTCGTCTATGGCCGATATTGACCAGGCAGCATTGCTGGAACTTCTTGGCGGCAAGAGGAATGCAAACGCTACTGCAGCATTAATTCAAAACTTTGGAATTGCTGAACAGGCACTTGAGTCTGCAACCAACTCCGCCGGTTCTGCCGCTGCCGAAAATGAGAAATATCTCGATTCTATTCTTGGTAAGGTAGCTCAGTTTAACGCCGCATTCGAGACATTATCTGCAACTGTTATTGATGCAGATTTCTCAAAGGGCGTAGTTGATGCGGGTACTACCATACTCGACATTATAACTAAACTTATTGATGGTCTCGGCACGCTTAATACGCTGGCTATGGGCGTAGGCGCTGCACTTAGTCTTGGAAAGGTTAATTCAATATTCTCGCCTTTCCAAGTTGGGGTTAAAGCAAATTCAAATGGCGGCGATTTCACCAGCAGCTTCAGCGTCGGCTTTACGTCCCAGTTGTCCCGGGACAAGGCCGGTATTGATGCGTACAATGCTGCACTTCAAACATATAATAGCGAACGCAAGAAAGCTGAAAAGGATAAGGACGCACTTATCAAGGCGCAGAACGATTTCAAAGACGCTACCGAAGCTGCGAAAGCGAGCGTTTCCGGCAGCACTAAAGAACTAATCAATCTCCATGCCGCGCAGGAGAAGGGCGTCTCTGCTACTAACAGCAGCTCTAAAGCACTCATTACGCTCCGAGCCAAGACGATTGCCGCAACAGTTGCCACTACAGCTTTAAACATGGCAATTTCCCTTGGTTTATCTTTAGCTATTCAAGGGATCGTAACCGGAATTGACTATTTGATACATAGAGAAGAGCGCATGGCTGAGGCGGCTGAAGAAGCAAGTGATTCCGTCTCGAAAATTAGTGCGGAGGCTAAGGAACTTAAATCCTCTACTCAGAGCGCAGCAACCACAATACAGGCGTTTGGAAACCAAATCAAATACGTTAATGGCAAATTAACTTCTGACACGTTATCTACAGAGCAAATAACCCAGTATTCTGAGGCGGTCAAAAGTTTGACCGAAATGTATCCGTCGCTCATATCCGGGTACGATGCCGAGGGTAATGCCATTATTAGCCTTAGCGGCGGATACTCAAGCCTAACTAAGAATATTGATGCCGCATATAAAGCCAAGCTTCTTTTGATGAATGCTGAGCTCGACGAAAACATGCCCGACATTGTTAAAGATGCATCTTACAAAACGTCATCCCTTACCACACAACTTAAAAACAGTCGGGCTTTAGTTGAGATGGCGAAACGCTTGGCTAAAGACCCGCATAACAAGACAGATAACATCTCGGTTTCCGAGAGAGATCTCGTTGATTGGCTTTACGGCGAAGACAGTGCCGAGTTAGCAGTTAATCTAGAGAAGCTCGACCCGTCACGTGCTTTGAATCAGCTTATCGCAAAAGAGGGCGGTAAATGGTTTGAGGACAATAAGTATTTAGGTGTTACAATTGCCACCGATTCCATGAAAGGATGGGCAACTGGTATTAAGCAAGTGTTTTCCAGTGAGGATGGTGGTAAGAAATTAGATAGTTCCGCCATCGCGAAATACTTAAGTTATGTAATCAGTCCAGAAAAATTGGAATCTGAAGTTTCTCAGCTTGAAGAACAGATCAAAGCCAAGTGGGCAGCAACAAATCAAAACTTACTAAGCTATTTTTCGACAGATGAAAATTTTGTCCAAGTCAACGACGCTTTTAGCGGGCTATTAAGCAACATAATAAATGGAGCTGACTGGAATGCGCTTATCGATGGAGATGTTAGCTGGGACAGCATTAAGGATTATGTTCAGACTAACCTTGTTAATGTTTTTAACAAGATCGACCTTGCTAGTGTCCAGGCGGATATGAAAAGCTTGTTATCCGGCGGTGCTGATTTAACGGCAGATCAGTTTACTGCGGTTTTTGACAACGTAAAGAACGCTTTACTTGAAGCGACTGGCGGTGATCAAAACCAGGTAAAAGTAATTTTGTCTAGCATTGAAAATGCTATGTCAGTCACTGCTGATGATATTATAAAAATAAACAAGCAGGTCTATGAGGGGGTCGACGGGGGCGTGAGTGCCCTTAAGATTCTTACTGAAGCGACCAATAACTGGACTACGACTGAGAAAGAAGCAATTGCTACCGGTATTGAGGGCATTACAGATGAAACCGACGCGGTAAATACGTTTATCGAAGAGATCAAAAATGGCAACCCCACGATTGCCGAACTGCAGGCTTTAATCATAAAGACGTCGGACGGCAGCCTTGAAGCTGCCGGATCATTCAGTGAGTGGAAAGATCAGTATAAAGAACTTGTCAACGATATCAGCGGGACAAGGTCTTTTAATGATATTGTTGAAAGTTTCGGCACTATAAAAGAAGCAACCGATTCGGCCTATGAATCATTCCTGAAATTAAACGGCGGTGTGACTCAAGAGGAGTACGAGTCCTGGGAGCCCGATGAATATTACAACAAGAGTGTTGAGGCATTTAATAAATTCAAAGCGCTTTATAATGAGGGGCTTATTGGTAGACGAGAGTTTGCTCAGTATCAGAAGTATTTTGGTTCAGAGAGCTTAGAAGAAACCGCTCAATTCTTTACCGAGCAGGGTGATTATTATATCGAAGGTAAAGAGGGTTTACAGAATTGGATCAGTAAGATCCACGAGATGAATCAAAGCGGTTTGCTTTCTAAAGATCTTGCTTCTATTGAATTTCTTGCTGACGGCAAGTCCTCATTCCATTTCGATGTCAGCCGTATTAACGAGCTCGCCGCCGCCCTCAATATGACAGAGGAACAGGCGTGGAACTTTGTGAGAGCAATACGCGCATACTCTGAGAGTTGGGAGTCTATGAGCGTAGAAGACCTAAACAACGATTTTAAAGATGTCGGAGTAATCAAAAAAATAGGCGAGGAATTCGTCGTCTCATATGAAGATATCGCAAACTATACCGGTCTATCGCGTGCTGAGATAGAGCTGCTGATAAATAAGCTAAACGAGCTTAATGAATATGACGGCAAGCTTAAGCTTGACCTAGGGCTTGCCGGAGAACTTGAGGCTGCTGGAAATGAGTTGGCAAAAATAGATTCGATACTGAGAGAGCACAACATTTCATCGTATTTTGATATCGACGAAGGTATTTTTACCGTCACTCAAAGCATGATTGATGGCATGCTTGAACAGCTGAGTCCTGAGAGAGTCAAACAGTATCTTGTTCAGTGGAGTAAGATTTCCGGCGTTGTAATTCCAACTAATTTAAAGATCGACGGAAAAAAGGTGTCCGAGGAGGTAAAGAAGGCCACCGCGCAAGAAGACGGTACTGCCACGATCGAAGTAAAACTCTCTACAGCTACAGCAGAGCAGGCGGATGAGCTTAAGGAAAAGCTGATAGATCTCGGTATGACGGATGTTAAAGTAGATATCGAAGACAACACAGTGACGGTTCTCGGTAATATAAAAGAGGTACGAAAAGCTCTATCAGGTCTCCAGCAAGCGAGTTATAACGTGTTATTAGCAGGAATAGGACGCACTCCAGCCAGTCGGTCAGGCATTAATATGACTCCATCTCCAGTGTCGGGCGGTCTTGGACTCAATATACCAGGGATAAACGCGACTGGTACGCAAAACGCTTCACCTGGGTTATCTCTTCTTGGCGACGAACCCTCGCCTACCGGAGCGCCTCGTCCGGAGCTTGTTGTTTCGGGCAACGAAGCATATCTTGCCGGAGTTAACGGTCCGACTATTGGACGGCTCAACAAAGGCGACATAGTCTATACATATAGTCAAACCAAAGAGATACTCAAAGGTGTTAATGGCAAAGTTAGATTCCCCGCGTTTGCCTCCGGCATAGCAAACTTAGGGCATAATGGCAGTATAGGTGCGGGCTCTTTATGGTCGAGTGTTGCTTCATCAAGCAGTAGTTCTGCTGGTGGCAACGACTTTGAAAGTTTGTATAAATACCATCAGCACCTTTTGAAGATGGAACAAGAGAGCCAACAGGATTATCTTAATTGGCTCAATAAGGCATACAAAGATGCGTATGCGCAAGGTGTCATAGAGTTGGACGATTATTACAAATATCAAGAAGAGGTACACGATCTCATCCGCGAACTCGTCCAAGATAATCTCGACGACGCTGAGCATTACATCGATATGCTTGGTCATTATGATGGTAGTGAAACGCAGATAATCGCTATCTATCAAGACTTGATGAGGGCAATTGAGAAGGAGATCTCTGCTGCTCGTGCTGCTGGGTTGAATGACAACGACGAGTACATTCAAAATTTACAAAAACAGTGGAAACAACCACACCACCTGTATTCCTAAAGAGTACAGAAAACCCATTGAACTGCTGGAAACCCCTAAAGCTATCCGTACCACAGCATAAGGATGAAATGCCTAAGTGCGACGGTTACGAAAGTAGAAAGAAACGGATAGATGGCGCAAGGTTAAATCCTAAACGCTGCAAAATGGGCAATCAGCAGCCAAGCCTCGAACAGAGGAAGGTTCAACGACTATCCCTTAAGGGAGTAGGGTCGCAAGCGATTGGCGACCCGAAGTGGTGGGCACCCCGTCAGGGTGATGATATAGTCTCCTCTGCATAGAAATATGCAGATGTTCGTTAATCGGGCTGATATATTGTAGCGAAATATATTGAAGATAATAATTATAGTGCTATAAACAAACATTTATTGATTAGTTAATAAATCAATAAATGAAAAAGGTATATACATATTTAATCACAATAATACCCATTTAAAGTTTATAGCTGCGTAATTATTGAAGGTGGCAATACCGCGACGAGATAACTGATATTCAAGATGAGGTTACCGATAACGCCAAGGATGCTGTCGAGGACTTGATAGACCTTCGTGTCAAGATGATTAAGCAGGATCTCAAAAATGAGAAAGACGCTCTCAAGGAAAAGAAATCTGCTCTTAAGGATTTCTACGACGAGCAGAAACAAATGCTTCAGGACGAGTATGACGAGGAGGAATACCTCGATGAGCAGTCCGAGAAGCGTAAGGCTGTTACCAGCCTTGAGATGCAGCTTAGCCGTCTATCTAACGACGATTCGGCGTGGGCGCAAAAGAAGCGGCTTCAGCTCGAAAGCGAGCTTTCCGACGCACGCAAAGAGCTTCGTGACTTCGAGAAGCAGCACGCTCTTGAGGCTGCGCAGGATCAAATCGACAAGGCATATGAAATCGAGGAAAAGAATATCGATGACAGCATAGACCTTATCGAGGACAAAGAAGATAACGCTAAAGCTCTTCGCGATCAGGCATTGGAGGATCTTCGTTCTGCCGACAAGCAAATGTACGAAGATATGATTGAGTGGAATGCGCGTTATGGTAGTGGAATTGATCAGGATATAACTGAGGTATGGATGGAAGCTACCAGGGCAATGTCTGAGTACTATAAGCTCAATCGGCGATATTACGAGGATATCAATTTCAACCAAGGCGTTTATCCCGATGTTACTCCGGATGATATCGGTTCGTGGGCGAATAATCCTATTTCCGGCGACAACCCCGACAACAAATCCATCCCTAAGAATCAGCCATCTGCCGCAAGCAGTAAGGCAGGCTCCGTATCCAATATCGGGCCGCAGCTTCAGTACGGTTCTCGCGGCAGCGATGTTTCTGCGTTGCAGACTGCTCTTAAAGAAATGGGGCTTTACTCCGACAAGATTGACGGTCACTTCGGTCCGAATACCAAGGCCGGAGTTATGGCATTCCAACGTCAGGAAGGAATATCCGTTGACGGTATCGTCGGCCCGAACACTAAAGCCAAGTTTAAGAAGCATGGCTATGCGTCGGGCACAAGTAACGCTCTTGCCGGTCTGCATGAGATTTGGGAAGAGGGCGCTGAGTATATCTTCACTTCTTCTAATGGCAAAAAATACAGGATGTTCTCCGGTGGAGAGAAGGTACTTAATGCTGACGCCACCAACTTCTTATATGACTTTGCCAATAACGGCAGTAAGGTTCTTGAAACGATTGTGAGTAAGCTTATGGGTGGTGGGCTGCCTAATGTAAGCCCGTCCGTATACTCCCCCATTGTTAATATGGGAAACATCGTTGTCCAAGGCGGAGCTTCGGAACGCACTGTTTCCGAGATACGTAGGGCGCAACGTGAGCAAGTAGATTTCATGCTCAAGGAATTCAGAAAGCTGCGACCCTAACAAATAATCTATATATTATCCCCATTATCCCCTCTCGGCTTTTGCTGTGAGGGGATAATTGCATTTAAAGGAGGTGTGCCTATGGATTTGTACGGCCATCATTTCATATACGCCGGGATTCCGTCCCGCGCCGCCGTGCGAGGCGGCACTGCCGACCTTACTATCGCAAACGTTGAGACTTCGCGATACACAAACATCATCGGCGAAGTCGAGACTAAGTCGGTTTTTAACCGACACAATAAGCGCAAATACCTGACGAGTACACTTTACGACTCCTCTCCTCTTGAGTTTGATATTGAGATTGTTGCTGAGGAGCCGTTAGACCCACACGAAATGCGTGAGCTTGAAAAGTGGCTCTTCAATCAAAAAAGATATCGCGCTCTCTACGTCGATATGGACGATATAAAGTATGAGGGCTTGGACACTGTAAACAATCAGGCCATCGGAGAGTATCTCAACTGCATCTTCCTCAATGCCAAAAAGATTGAGGGCAACGGCGGTATTATGGGGTGGAGCTGCACTATCCAGTGTGACTGCCCTATGGCTTGGCAGGATAAAACCAAAATCGTGTTTAGTACCGAAAGCACTCCGCGCACCGGTGAGGAGGGGTATACATTCCCCATACCTACCGACGGTACAAATCAAAGAATCGTAGAGGTAATAGTCGATACAGACATCAACGATTACACCTACCCTACTGTTACGCTGGACATAGTAAGCAACTCAGATACCTCCGTTGTAAATTTAAGCGATTCCGCTACGCGCCGTACTGAGTTCGTTCAGTTCAGCAACTCGTCGTCCGTATCTACCATCATAATGGATGGAGAACTAAACCAGTTAAGCGGTGCAGGTTCTGCCGGAGATTATTACAGTGCCTTTTCAGAACGGAACTTCATTCGATTAAAGGATGGTCTGAATAAGATCGCCCTTTCCGAGAACATAGAATATATTTCATTTGAATGGCAGAACATGAGGTGGTTATAAATGATAGCAAGATTTGATAGCTTTAATCGTTATGAGACGCCCACTATCATGCTCTGCGGCGCAGACAGTGAATACAAGAATGGCGTTGTCACCAGTGTGCTCGGATATCTCACTGATATATCCGACGAGGAGCTGGTATTGAATTTCAGCACCACTTCCGAGCTCAATTTCCGTGCATACCGAATAGTGCGAGACGACGATGGCAGCAACGCCACAATGCTTGATTTGTATGACAAGCTCAAGAATCGTCGTCTGCTATTCGTTGAAGATGTTGGTTACTTTGCCATAACAAACATCGATGAACAGTTCTCAGACGGAATGTCGTACAAGGACATAACCGCCACTTCGTGCGAGGTCGAGTTTGAAAATCGCAAGGTTCCCTTTATCGGTAAGACTATCGAAAGTGAGGATGAAGACGGGAAAACAGAAGTAGACTATACTTATGCGTTTACCGACTTGCTTGACTTGCTGGTCGGCAGTGTTCCGAAGTGGACTTATGATATCAATGACATTGACACCGCCGTCATAAACAAGTCTCGAACTTTTGAAGATGTCGATGACGATGAGAACATCCTTGCGTTTATGCAAAAGGAAGTTCAAGAAGCATATGAGTGCATATTTGACTTCGACATTATAAATCGCATGGTTTCGGTTTATGACCAAAACGACTTCGCTAAAGAAACAAATATTCATCTGACGAAGGATGACCTGATCACAGAGCTGGATATTACGGAGAACTCAGACGATCTCTATACTGCACTGACGGTATTCGGAGACTCCGATGATATCACCATTAACGGTGTTAACCCTTTAGGAACAAATGCGATATACAATTTTGACTACTACCTCCCTTGGATGTCCTCTGCTTTGCGCTCCAAGCTTGAGTCGTGGAAAGAGGACGTCAAGGCTGGAGAGAAAGTAATTCAAGAGAAGGCTTCAGACTATGTGACCAAGAAGCAGGCATACCTTGACCAGCAGCTTGAAATAGAGCGTCTGGATCAACTTATACAGCTTTACTCAAAAGCTGAGTCTAATATACGTGTTGCGCTAATGAGCGTCCCGGCTAAGGCTGAGGGTAGCGAGGATGTCGAGCAGGCTAAGACCGATAAAGCCAAAGAGATAATTTCTGAATATAACAAAGAGATTACTCGTATTTTCGGTGAAGATCGTCCTGAGTATAGGATTGACGACACAATTATAGATATTGAGAACAACAGTATAAGTATTCCTAAGGAGCAGGCCGAGGCAGACCTTGCTGAGGCTAAGTCTCAACTCGACAGTCTCAAATCCGAGGTCGATGTGTACGACGATGAGTTCAATGCATTAGCGAAACAGCTAAAGCTCCAAACGTATCTTGGCGACGATCTTTTCATCGAACTGGCCAACTATGTTTATGAGGGCAGTTATAGCGATCCGTACATAACCGTTACCGACAAGATGACTCAGGCTGAGATATTCGATCAATCCCTGACGCTGTACAATAGAGCAAAGGCTCAGCTAAGTAAAATCTCTGCACCAACACAGAAGTTCGATGTCGACACCGAGAGTTTTATTTTCGCTAAAGAGTTTTTACCGTGGAGTGAGCAGCTCAATACCGGCACATGTGTGAACGTAGAGCTTGAAGAGGGTGACATTGCTTCTCTGTTTTTAACTACGATTACGGTCAATTTCTATGATAAGACTCTTAAGCTCACGTTCGGTAATCGCCTTAAGCGCAATGACCCCAAAGCTTTGTATGAGGACATTCTGGGCAATGTTCGTAAGACGGCTAATTCGCTCAGCTTTTTAAACGAGGTAGTCTCCCCTGTTAGAGTCGGCTTGCTTGATGACTTCGCACTTCAGCTCCAAAACTCTCGTAACCTGACTATGCGCAATGCGCTTGCAGCAGACAATCAGAGTTTTTCGATGGACAATTTCGGCATCACCGGCAGCTCTCTTAATGACGAGGGAGGCCTCGGACCGTATCAAATAAAAATCACCAATGAGTCCATCGTCTTTACAACGGACGGATGGAAGACTTGCAGTACTGCCTTGGGTAGATTCTTCTATACAGACCCCGAGGACGGCAAGGATAAGAGCTCTTATGGCGTTAACGCAGAAGTTGTTGCGGGCGCAAAGATATTGGGTGCATACATCCTCGGCGGAGACATTGAAGGCACGGCTATCCATGGCGCTACCATTTGGGGAACTGACATATACGCAAGTGCAGCTGATCCCCGCGAGCTGTCCGAAGAAGAGCAAAAGAAGCTTGCCTACATGAAGTACAATACAGCTACCAAGCGAGGCGAAATATACGGCTTTACTGTTTCCGGTGGTACGATTTACGGAGCAGATATATATGCTACAGATACCGATCCTACCGGGCTGAGCGCCTCCGAGAAAGCAAAGCTCGCATATATGAAGTACAATGCCAAGGACAAAACCGGCGAAATCCATGGTTTTAAGATTACCGGTGGCAGTCTGAATATTAAAGACAATTTTATTGTTGACGCTAACGGTAACCTTACGTTGAACGGCAATATCACATGGGGTACCGATAGCGGTAGTCTTATCTGCGCGTTATATGGCAGATCGAATTACTCCAAACCGACAAGGGAATATTCATCATACCCCACCTCGTCATCGAGTGGTTGGCATACAGAGCTTAATACTTATTATGACTATTACGCTTCTTACTCATATAACGGCGGCAACACTTGGACTGACGCTATAAAGATACATGGTGAAGACGGTACCGATGGTGTTGACGGCTCTGACGGCAGACCGGGCAGAGATGGTGTTGACGGTTCTGATGCAACTGTAACCCGCAGTGCCATAGCTGAGGCTCTTCTTGCCAAGAATGATGCGTTAAATTTGGGTGATGGTATATACTCAGAAACAGTGGATGGGCAACCTCGTATCCTCCTCAATGCGACCGCTATAAAGGCGGGTGCAATTAATGCTGATTTGATTGAAGTAGCCGGTTCGAAAGTTATTTTAAATGGTAGTTATATTAAGTTTTATGACAATTCCGATGATAGATATGTACAAATAAATGAGAACGGCATTATGCTGCAAATTAAAAGCGAAGACGACCACATGGTAAAACAGGGACGTATAATCGGTATGACCGGTCAAGATACCCATGGCAACATTTCTGATGGCATTGCGATGGTAAATAGTCTTGATTATACGAATCATTATATAATTGCAACTACAATGGGTACTAGAATGCAGTCAACGAACAGCAAGGTTGTTGCCGCCGGTGATGGAGCCGCAATATCTGCTAATGGTAATGCGATATCAATATTTGTTAATACTTCTGGGTGTCACTCCTCACATACAATAGCAGTCGGTTCGGATAGACGCATGAAAGCCAATATCGATTATAATTACGATAAATACTCAGACTTCTTTATGGCACTCAAGCCCGCTTCGTATACATACAGGACTATGTCCAACGATAAAACCCATACCGGCTTTATAGCTCAGGACGTAGAAGAAGCCTTAAAAAACTCCGGACTGCTTCCTGCTGATTTTGCGGGCCTATCAATCCCCTCGTCCCCGGATGAGGAGTTTTCCCTTGAAGACTGTTCTTCCGAAAACTCCTATATGCTTGCCTACTCCGAGTTTACCTCACTCAACACATACATGATACAGAAGTTATACAGTCGCGTTGAGGCTCTTGAAAAAGAGCTCGCCGAGCTACGCGGCGCTTGAATGAAAGGATAAAATTATGACACTAAAACAATATACGAGAGCTTATATGGCGCTCAACACTTTAATGGATAAGGAATGTGACTTCAGAACTGCATATGCGCTGTCCAAACTCCATGCTAAGTTAAAGCCGAGCGTGGAGTTTTTTATTAAGAAAGAGCAGGAACTCATCAATGAATTCACTGATAAAGATAGTGCCGGTGCTGTGATAACATCCGGCAGCAGACAGTTTTTATTTGCTAAAGACAAAGACCCCGCTGAGTTTACAAGGCTCCATAATGACCTTGAGAATGTTGAGGTTGATGAGGATATTGTAAAAGAGCGCATTAAGGCTCCCGAGTCCATATCTGCGTCCAATTTGATGGCGCTTGAAGCATTTCTAGATTTTACTTTTGATGATTGATCGACGGAGAGGTGATACAAACGAGTAAGGTTAAGTTTGAATTAAATGTACTTCCGTCGATAGAAATGTACGGAGGCGATACTACCCCGTGGGAGATAACCCTTGTTCGTAAAGACGGAAGTAAGGTTTCTTATTACGGAACCGGTGAAAGCTGCAAGGCTACAATAAAGCTTGCACCTTTAAACAATATCAATATGTTTGGCCACTCCCCTGTTTTGACACCGGTTCTCACTAAAGCTGCTGCTATCTCGATGATTGAAGAAAATGGCGGTACGTTAGCAACGTTCTCTTTTAAGACAGAGGACACCATAAACCTGTGGGGTAAATACATATATCAATTAGATGTCGGTTGGCCTGATGAAGGCGGCTCCGGTTCGAGAATTTATCAGGGTACGCTCACTATCATTCAGAACGTTGACCGAAGTACTGGGGGTTGAGTGAATGAACAGCTTATATTGGCGCAATAAAATCATGCGCACTATGTACACCAATAACACAGACCCCTTCTATATCGGACTTTCTTCTCTGAAGCCCGATACGGATGCTAACAAAGCGTATGAGCCTACGGGCGGCGGTTATAAAAGGGTCAAGGTCGGTCCGTTCACCGAGCCGGAGAACGGGCGCGTTTCTCTGAGTGACGCTGTCGAGTTTGGGCGCAGCACAGCTCCATGGTATGAGCACCCTGTCAGAGCTTGTTATTGGGTGCTGTTTGACGGAGACGGTGCAGACGCCCACATCTTATCTTATGGCGAACTGGATGAACCCAAATGTATCGAAACTAACACTATAATCCTGATTGGCGCTCAATCAATCGTCGTCACGCTCAGCGACTATCAGGAAGCAGTAGGTGGGTAATATGCCGGGCTTTAAATTGCCGATAGGAGTTCAGCCAAGGCGCTTATTTTGTCGTACCGCTGAAGACCTTTCGTTTTTGTGCGAAATCCCTAAGTGCATAAGCTTCCCTTGTTATGTTGAAGATTACGGTACATATTTGCTCGTATCTTCGCAGGGACTAAAAATGGTTATTGCCACGTCCGACAGTGTTCTTACCAGCAAAGAAACCATCGCATCAACGAAGCGGCTGGGCAAAGGGCTTACTACGCTCGGGGATGTCGACAGTCTTACATTGAATGAACTTGATGGTTGTAGCTTTGACGAAATTACATTTGACACAGCAGAGTGGTTAGTTCTCACTGGCTCTGCGGCAAAGTTCGGGCGACTTCAAACGCTCGGAGATTTTGACAGATTCACCCTGGGAGAGCTTGACCGCCTCCCATTACTATAAAATTCGGGCGGTTTCTCCGCCTGTCCTGAAAGGAGGAGGCAATGGCTCAAACAGAAAATCTTGGCCTTGTTCTGACCGAAGCCAGTGAAACTTCCATGAATTTCTTAGAGTGGCGTCAGATAATCAATGGTTCAAATGATTCAAACGTAAAGAAAATTGATGCGGCTATCGGAGAACTTCAGGATAAGTTCAGTAACTACGCTGATGGGCTTATCTACAATGCCGATACCGGTGTGTTGCAGCTCAGCAGCGGCGGAACAGCGTTAGAGGGCAATAATGCTTCCGTCACGATAAAGCTCAGCGACTACTATACTAAATCGGAAGTTGATGAGCTTATAAAGAAGATACCCGGAGGTGGCGGCACAGTCGACCTCAGCGACTACTACACCAAGGCCGAAGCGGATTCAAAAATAAAAGAGGCAGTCGACAGTGTCCCAGAAGTTGACCTTAGTAATTATTATACCAAGTCTGCGACTGAAGCGTATGTCACTAATGCCATGAATGACCTTGCTGGCAATTCGGCCATAGAGGATATTCATAGCCGTGCCGTTGGAGCGCTTGAGTACGATACCACCACATATGAACTTACCACTAAGAATCTTAATGGTGAGACCATCGGAGACCCTATCGTAATCAAAGGCGGAGGTGGTGGTGGAGATTCATATGCTGTTCGACTCATAAACGGTATGCCTGCTACCATATTCACAGTTGCTTATGGCGCTCAGACTTTAATAAGTGCAACCTATAATGAGTATTACGGTACAGACCCCACCGGCAGCAGCGGCGTGTTGACGGTCAGCTACAAGCCGTCTACCTCGGAAGACTGGACTGTATTTGCTAAACAGAATGTGCAGCACGGTGTAAGCTTCTCGCTCGACATTACAAGCCTTCTGCAGGAAGGCAAGACCATGGATATCGAGCTGAGCGTAGTCGGCGGCGAGTCGGGTCAGACAAGGACTTTAACGTACAGCATTACTGCCGTCGAAGCGACTATTTCTGCCGTAAACTATGACCCTGCCGCCGTTTATACCGGAGATATCAACTTCCAGTATAAGTGCATGGGTCGCAATCTTAAGAAAACTGTTCACTTCCTGATAGACGGTGTTGAGTATGCACAGGCCGACATTGGCACAAGTCATAACGCAACTCTCACTCAGCAAATAAAGCTTGTGGGTAATTACTCATACGGAGCGCACTTGCTGACTGTGTATTTTGAGACTGACACCGGTGCAAAGTCTAACGAACTGAGTCTCGCCATTCTTTATAATGACGGTTCCTCCGCTGCTCCGATGATAAGTGCGATACCCGTCACAGACGAGATAACGTATGGCGATTCGCTTGGCGTTAACTATATTGTATTTACTCCCGGACAGGAAACCACAGACGAGCTTTTAATCCGTGTGTATTCTTCCGAAGACGGAGATGAAACGGAGTATGCATCGACAGCTTTGGCAGACATTCCGAACAGTAAACAGTACACATGGCAGACAGTCAATTATCCGTCTGTCGGCACTGCATACATAGAGTTAGCCAGCGGCGAGACATCTGTAACTGTTCAGGTCTTGGTCAAGGAGATTCAGACCGAATACGACCTGGATCCCGTAAGTACCAGCCTTGTATACAGCTACTCCGCATCGGGCCGAAGCAATAACGACAGCAACAAAGAGTTGTATGAGTATGAGTACACTACCGGCAGTGGTGTAACCACAAAAATCAAGGGCGTATTCGACGGATTCAACTGGGTCTCTAACGGTTATCTTGATGGTTCCTCTCTTACACTTAGCGGCGAGGCAAAACATACTATCAAGCTGCCTATATTCTCTACGAGTTATACGGATGACGACGGCCAGACTGTTAGCCTCGAGAGTTCCAGCGGCGCAAGTGTTACCACTAATGGCCGTACAGTTGAGATAGAATTTGAGTTAAGTAACGTTACCAATATTAATGCTCAGATCATAAAGTGTATGTCTGATGATCACGCCGGTTTTATCGTTACTCCTCAGACTTGCTACCTGTTGGCCTCTAACGGCGCAGATGCTGCTCTTGATGATACTGGCTTTATCGAGAACGAAGAGAGTATTGCCGCTGCATATATAAAGGATAACAGTCGTATACGTCTCAGTTTTGTTATTGAACCCAAGGGGTCTGTTCAGTACGAAGATGACGGACAAACCATCACTGGGCAATGCGTCAACATCTACATCAACGGACAGTTTGCAAACTCGTTCCCCTATCCCGACAATGCCCGCTTTGGTCAGTCTGAATTTATATCTATTGGCGACAATAGCTGTATTACAAATGTGTATGATGTTCGCATATATAATCGCGGCCTTTCCACTGCTGAGATATGCCAAAACTACAAGGCGTCTCCCATCTCGGTTCAGGATAGGATTGCTCGTTTTGAAGACAATGATATTCTTACCGATGATGGAGATATTGACTATAACAAGGCTATAGAGAAGTATGCATGTCTGCTTATAACCGGTCCGCTGTCTCCTTATAAAGGAGCAAACGGTATAAAAACATCAGGCAAATACGAAAGCGGCGTAACACTCACCAAGCCTGACGGTAACGGTAGCTATACAGTCGAATTCAATCTGCTTGATAAAGATTCAGATGGCGTATGGGTTAGTTCTAATAATGTACAAGGTACTTCTTCCGTCAAGTTTCCGGTTAAGAACTATAAGATTTATTTGGCTAAGATGGTCACAGATGAGCTGGGTGCTCCGGTTAAGAAAAAGGTTAAGTACTCTCTTAAAGGGAAAGACCCTGTAACGGGTGACGACTTATCTATTGGCGAGAGCACTCTCTGCTGGAAGGGCGACTACATGTCTTCCGATCATGCTAATACCTTTAACGCTAATCTTGCAGATACACTTTACAACGATGTTACTGCGTCACAAGATCCTGCGCAGGGCGGTGATGCCCGTGTTCAGAATACAGTCTATGGTTTCCGCTGCTTACTATTTAGACGCGACGATATTGATAGCAAAATCGAATTCATTGGCGACGGTTGTTTAAACAATGATAAGGGCAATACAAAGACTTTTGGTCTTGAGTGTGATGAAGATTCCGGTAATGTTACCAAACGCCAGAAGTGGGAGTTTCTCAACAATACTGAGAGCCTTTGTTCTTTTCTCACAGATCGACTCCAAGAAGATATAGTTGCTGATACAGGCACTAAAAAGCGTGTTACGGCTGGTCTTGAATCATCTTACCCTGATCAGGGAGACCTCGAGGATGAAGGACTTACTCCTAATTATGACTATATACAGGCACTGTTCACATGGGTGTACCAGCGAGCGAACTTCTTACAGGCTTCCACTGATACGCTTGAGACACCTATAAGTTATAACGGCAGCTCTTATACCACACAGCGAGATTATCGTAAAGCCATATTTAAGAATGAATTCACACGGCATTTCGACCTTAATCATTCTCTTGTTTACTATCTCTTCTGTGAGTTTACCGCACTTTGTGATAACCGCGCTAAGAACATGTTTATGAAGAGCGAGGACGTTTTGGTAGAAAGTCTGCTCGATAAAAACGGTGCGGCATTAAATATAAACACCGTTATCGATGCTGGAACCGGCGAGGTACACGCTGACCAAATAGACTGGGAGAACTCCACTTTTGCCGTATGGTTCCCTGTGCTGTATGACCTCGACTCCTGTTTTGGCGTAGAGAACTCCGGTTATATGCAGATACCTTATTATGCAGATTGGAACTATAAGCTCAATGGCGTTCAAAAATTTAATGGCAGAGAGTCTCTTCTCTGGCTTATGTTTGAGGAAGCCTTTGCCGATGAGATAGAAGCTAAGGCAAAAGAGCTTACAGGGAGAGACAGCGGTAATGGCGGTTTGAATTACGAGTCTTTATATGATTATCATATAAAAAACAACGCAAAACTGATGTGCCCCGCTGCTATTAACCGAGATATGGAGACCAAGTACACCGACCCGTGGATAAAAGGTTTCGTGAATTACTCGGTTGAAGGTAATCCCTTACAGCACATTTCAGACTATAAATATCTTCAGCGTGGCGATAGAACCGAACAAAAGGATGCTTTTATTTATAAGCGCTGCAATATGCTCTACAGCAAATATAGATGCGATAAGTTCCTGAATAATAATATCAACTTCCGTGTTGGTACTGATGGTGGCGTGCTCGCTGCGGACACAGGAATAACGATAACCGCTTCGCAAGCTCTCTATCCTGCGGTTAAATATGGTGATGGTGCTGCCGCAGTAGTGTCTGCTTCTAAAACCGCCGCCGGAATACCAGTAACCATAGTTAAGCCGGGAACTACCGAGTACGACAAGGTCGGCTTCTCAGATACAGTCCGTATTGCTGGTGGTGGGTTACTGACCGACATAGGCGATATCTCTAAATTCCGGCCTTATGAGTTACAGCTTCAGAATGCCACCGGTTTGAAAAAGCTTACTATTGGCTCTGCTGAAGATGGATATACCAACTTTCAAATTAAAGCCATAGACACAAGTGCGTGTAAAATTCTTGATGAGTTGAATATCATGGGTTGTACAGGCATAGTCGGCAATGTCGACTTGTCTCGAAACGGACTTATTCGTAAGGTTTTTGCATCTAAGTCCGGGGCTTCCTCAATAACGCTTCCTGTTGGCGGTGTATTGGAGGAGCTGCACCTCGGGATGGTAAATGACATTGAGGTTTTGAATCATACTGCGCTGCAAACATTCACATGCGATAGCTACTCCAAGCTTACCTCACTCAGAGTTGAGAATACTCCCAGTATTCCCGTTATGGACATTGTTAAAGAACGTCTCGCCTATCTCACCAGCGGCTTGCGTCTTGTCGGTATCAACGCTGATATTGGCGATGATCAGAGCATATTTGATTTACTGCTTAGTAACACCGCAAAGGGTAAGTACATAGATAATAATGGCACTCTGTCTGAGGACAAGGATGCCTATCCTTATATCAGCGGTACTATCACCTGCTCTAGGATAGGTTCTTATGTTCTCGAAAATATGAATAAGGCATATCCGTATCTGACTATCAAGTACGCCACGCTTGTCAATCAGTACTCCGCCACATTCATGAACGGAGATGAAATATACGATGTTCAGTATATCATGCACGGCCAGTCCGCGCTCAACCCCATTACACGCTCCGTTAATCCTCTTCCCGCTCCTACAAAAGAAAGTACCGACGCAGTTGACTATACCTTCAGCGGTTGGTCGGGATCTTGGAAGAATGACAATGAAACTACGGCCATAACTTCCAACGTGATATTTAACGCGGAGTACTCAGAGACCCCAAGAGAGTACACCGTCCGATGGCGGTACTATAAGGGCACCAACACCCAGGTATCGAAATCGGTTAAGATACTCTATGGCGAATCAGCCGAGTTTATTGACGAAGATCTCGAAAACAACATCCCTATCAGGGCTGCGCAGAGCACAGACGATATGGGGCACTACTGGCTGTTTGACCATTGGGATAAGTCCACTGCTTGTGTCACCGGTGACATAACTGTTAACGCTGTTTTCTCTGAGGCATATCTAAACGATACTTGCACAAAATCTCTTAGTAATATGACTCCTGTAGATTTGTATGCGCTGGTACAGGGCGGCAAGCTCGAAATGACTCGCGAAGGCAGTATGTTCAAGAATAATAACAGCTATATTTCTTGTGCCGATACGATCGATGTTATACTCGGCAGAGACTACGACTATGACAACATACGTAGTCTTGAGCTTGTTTCGACAGATGACCCCAAGGAATTCTCCGGCACAAGCGGAAGCTATTATCTTCCTCAAGATGGACAGGGTAAGGACGTAACACCCTTTAAGGATGGTGAGTCGTTTGTTCTTGCTGTAGACTTTGAATTCGATAAGACTGCTACCGAGAACAGAGTTCTCATGAGCTGTTTCAGTTCAAATAACGGATTCAAGCTGCAGTGTGCAAAGGTCGACAATTCATCTGTATTGAACGGATTCGTTTACGGCGGACAGAGCAAGACTTCTGTTTCGACGATAGCTATAAATAACGTTCGTTTTGATAATACTACCTCAACAGCTCCTGATCGTGAAATCGTAGTAATACGAAAAGTAAAGGGCGATGACAATTTATATATATATTCGTCCAACAAGTCCGAGAATTCTATAAGCGAGACTGTTCTTACAGGTGCGTTCCTGTCTGCTTCCGGAGATGGTGCCGCCAGTTACAAAAACGCCCCTATTGCTTTCGGTGCTAATGTCACTACCGTAGGTGTAAGTGCTGCGTGTAAGGGGAAAATCTACTGGTCTAAACTGTGGTACGGAGATATTGGTGTTGATGCGTGCAGAGAAATAGCTTCGTGGCCGAGACAGCGCATAACGCTGGTCGCAACAGGTAAAGACTCAGACGATGTACACAACTTGTATGTCGATACAGTCGCGTCCGGTTCTGCGAGTCACTGCTGCTTCATCTCGCAAGGATTGCTTGGTGCAGTGCATACATTCTATTCTGCCGGGGAAATAGGAAGTTGGGAAAACAGTGATATAAGAAGCTGGATTTCTGCAAGATTAATCAAGGCGTTCCCGATGCAATGGCAGGGTCTTTTTGTCGACGGCAAGTTGCAGTCTGGCTGCTCTGATGGCAGTACTACGGAAACTGTCGATACTATATGGCTTCCGTCTGCTAAAGACATGGATGACAGTGTGGATACAGAAACCACATCTCCCTTCACGATATTCTATGATTCAAGTAGCAGAACGAAGATATCTTCGATTACCGGTTCATCTGCTGGTTATTTCACAAGAACATTTGCTCCGAGCACCGCATCATATCGTTATATACGCGGAATAAGTAATGGCGGCGGTTTTGAAAACTTTACTGTTTCCAATACTACGAAGCGTGACGTCTGCTTTGGTTTATTCATATAAGGGGGTGTTGGAGTGAGTTATAAAATAATTCAAAACGGTGAAGTTGTATCCGTTATAGATTCACCTGTATGGGTCACTCAGCTTTCCAATGGCTCAATAATCCGTAGTGGTCTGTCTAACGCTATGGGTGTAGTTTCGGCGGACGGAACTCGAACGTTTCATATTATCGGTGCAAAAAAGTTTGTTAATGCCGGGCGTAAGTTTGAGGATGTAGAAGCTGTTTATATAAACGCGGCTGAGGCTGAGGAGCTTAAAACACTCCTGGAACTCGGTGCCTCTGTCAGCGGAGACGCAGACGTTACATGGGACGAGCCTACTGACGAACCCGAACCCGAGACCATTGAGGATAATGCTACTTTAGACGAGGCCAAAGATCGCAAGATAGCGCTGCTCTCCGAGGACTCCCGTCAGGTCATTTATAACGGTGTTGACGTAGAGACCACGGCTGGAGTTGAGCACTTTGCTTTGGGTATTAATGAACAGCTCGACCTGATAACGCTCTATTCTTTAGCCTCGACGGATGTTGAACAGATACCCTATCACAACTCAGATGGCGATTGCCGCTATTACAGCGGTGAGGACATCCTTAAAATAATAAGCGCTGCGAACAAGCTCAAGATGTATCACTCGGCATATATGGACAGCCTGAAAAGATGGGTCTCTGCAATGCAGAGCATCTCTGAGGTTGGCCAAGTTAAGTATGGCGATACTATCCCTGATGCTTATTGCACAGATGTGTATCGGGATATAGCCTCCAGCGTTTAATAATAGCCGCCTGTCGTTTTAGGCAGGCGGCAAACTCTAAGTAAAGGAGGCGAACGAAATGTATGTCATTAAAATGAATGCAGATAAGAGTCTGCAAACGACCATACATGCAAACATATATCAGGGCGAGAAAAACGCCGATACGCTTGTGTTCCTGATTCCCAAGCTATACGGTAATCAGAATGTGGCTGACTGCGATCTTCTGATGCGTTATATATTGCCCAGTGGATATGGTAGGTCTGAGGCTCTCGAATTGGCGCTTGAGCCCTACAATTCAGATTACTATCGTTATGACCTGAAGCTGGATACAAAGCTGACCGAGTTTGCCGGAGATATAGAAATTTGGTTAAGCGCTATTAGCTTAAACGACAACGTTGTGTTTAAGACCGGCAGTGTTGAGCTGACTGTTCTGCCGTCTAAGGATATTGCAGACTACCTCGACCCCAAGAGCAGAGATCAACTGGATAAACTCAGTGAGAAGGTCTCCAAGCTTGAAGTCGAAAAAGCGGATAACATCTTTTATGATGAAGAAGATAATTATCTTCAACTGTCCTCTAACGGCTCGGCAATCGGGAACAAGATCGACATGTCTAAGGTCAAAGGCGATGACGAAGTCATTGATTTTGATCAAGTACCTGATATCCCCGATGACGATAATGACAACGTTATTTATTTCTAAAACAGGAGGTGATTAAAAGTGGGTGTAAGAGTTGCGTATGGCAGACGCGAAAAGATCCCTGCGGCGATTGAAAGCGGAACCGTGCCTAAAGATAGCATCATAATCACCAAAGACGACGAGGCTGAACTCTTATTCTACGATGCCTCTGGAAACTTGAGAAACATCCATGAAAGAACTCGGTTCGAAACAACCACTGAAGCCTTGACGTGGATAAAGAAGTATGGTTGTCTTGGCAACATAGTTACGATCCATAACGGCGCTGATTGGACCCCGTTTGTTGTTCAGGATGGATATACGTTATCTCCCATCAAAAATGAACCCGGAGAGATAACTGATGTAAAAAGAATAGATGGCGGTAGACCCGGCGGCCTTATTTAGGTTGCCGGTTTTATTATATTTAAATTTTAATACAGGAGGTTCTACATGAGCGAAACAGTATTAAAAACTGTCCTCCAGTTAAGGAGAGGCACAACCGCCGAATGGGTTGAGAATGCCGACTGCATTCCCGCCGAGGGCGAACCTTGCCTTGATCTTGATACTGGAATGATAAAGTATGGCGATGGTGTGAGCAAGTACAGCGAGTTGAAGTATGCTGGCGGCGGCTCTCAGGCATCGCACTATGAAGGTGTAAAGCAGGACAGCGAGGCTGACACTGCTGTTATTGAGCGTGTTCTCACTGAGTTAGGTGCGACCGCACAGAAGGACGACATTTTTGTCGTCAAGGCTCTAATTACAGAAGGTAAGTATTCTTATACCGCATACGTCTATGATGGCGCTGTTTGGGCTGCTATGGATGGCAACTATAGCGCGGAAAATGTCTACTTCTCCGAAGACCTTACATACACTGCTCCCATTGGCGTTATGACCGTTCCCTCTTCGGGCTCCGGTACTATTGCCGCTACCGGCAAGAATGTAAAGGAAGTATTCGCTTCCATCCTTGCAAAAGAAAAGAATCCTGCAGCAACTCCTCCTGCGGTTACTATAACTTGCGGCCAGGTCGGTGCATATGAGGTTGGCTCTAAGGTAACTCCTGCGTATAGCGCATCTCTTAGCGCAGGCAGCTATACTTACGGCCCGGCAACCGGCATTGTTGCTACTGCGTGGAGTGTAACCGACGGCACTACCACTAAGGACACCGCAAGCGGCACGTTTGATGAGCTGACTGTCGGCGACTCTACCAGCTATACGATTACCGCTACCGCAACTCATGGCGAGGGCGCTGTTCCTAAGACTAACCTTGGTAATGAGTATGCCGATGGTAAGATTGCTGCCGGTTCAAAGAGCAAGGCGACCGGCAAGATTACCGGCTATCGCAACAGCTTCTATGGCACTCTCAAAACTAAGGATGGCGAGGTTAATTCCGCTATGATTCGTGGCCTGTCCGGCAAGTCTGGCAAAGCACTCGCCAATGGCAGCACTTTTAATCTGTCTATCCCCGTTGGTGCTATCCGCGTAATGTTCGCATACCCTGCGACCCTGCGCGACGTAAGCTCTGTACAGGATATCAACGGCATGAGCGCCGAGGTTAAGACCGCATTTACTATGAGCGTAGTCTCCGTTGAGGGTGCAAACGGTTACAACGCAATCGACTATAAGGTGTATGTAATGGATATGGCTAATGCTAACGACACTGCAAATACCTACAAGGTTACAATTTAAAGGAGGTGCGAATTATGGCTAATTTCGGTAAATTGAATTTCGCTGTCTCCTTTAATCCTGTAAGTGCATTTCCCATTGATGCAAGATATTATTTTGCTACACTGGCGGATGCACAGGCGGCAGCCGCTGCCGCCGTTGGAGTTGGCAGCTCTGACGGCGTATATTTTTACGGTGAAAACGTCTGCGTTGTCACCGAATCTTCTGCTGATCTTTATATCATCCAGCCCGATAAGACACTTAAGGCTGTTGGCTCCGAGGTTCTTGGCGACGACAAATCAGTTGAGATCGTCGATGGTAAGGTTACCCTTAAGGGCTTTGCAGATGCAACGGCTGGTCAGCAGCCTCGCGTAAGCACTGACGGTGCAAGCATCGAGTGGTATACTCCCGATACTTCTACGGTCTCCGGTCTTGCTGACACTGTCGCCGGTCATACTCAGGATATTTCAAACCTACAGACCGATAAGGCAGACAAGGCGACTACGCTTGAGGGTTACGGCATTGCCGATGCACTGACCAAGGCTCAGACTGAGGCCGCTATTCAGGCAGCTATTGCTGGGACCGGACATGCTCAGTTCATAAAGGCCGAAGCTGTTCCTGCAAAGGAAGATGCTCAGGACAATGTTCTGTATCTTGTTATGAATGCAGGCACTGGCTTCTACGACATTTATGCCAAGGTCGACGGCGAGGTTGTCAGACTGGACGACACCAGTGTTAACCTTGCTGACTATGTGACCAATGAGGCTCTCACAGAGGCTCTTGGTGGTAAGGTTGATGTCGTTGATGGTTCTCGCCTTATGACTGACGTTGAGGGCGAGAAGCTCGCCGGTATCGCCGAGGGTGCCCAGGCCAATGTTATCGACGCTGTTTCTGAACAGTTTGAGATAGCTGACGGTAAAACTCTGAAACTTAAGACTGACGCGCTTACGCTGCCGATGGACAACATCGAAGGACTGCCCGCCGCACTGGCCGGTAAGGTTAACGCCGTAGAGGGCTCCCGCCTTATGACCACTGCTGAGGGCGAGAAGCTTGCGGCTCTTGTTGAGGGTGCGCAGCAGAATATCCTTGAGGTCATCAAGCTTAACGGCACAGCGCTTCCTATTGCTGAGAAATCCGTCAACATCCCCCTTGCGACCGCTGAGGCTCTCGGTGTTGTCAAGGGCACCCCTAATGATAACGGTATTGCTATCGCCGAGGATGGTACTATGACCGTTAATCGCATAAGTCTGAGCAAGCTCTATCAGGATGAAGGCGAGACGCTTATTCTTGATGGCGGCAGTGCTGCCAGATAAGTGACCAAGCGCACCTGTTTGGGTGCGCTTTTTACAACATAATTCTAATTACCATACGAGGTATTAATAATGGCTAACGAAACTATTTTCAATACAAGGCTGAAGCTCAAATATGATACTTATGCCAACTGGACTACTGCAAATCCCAAGCTGCTTGAGGGTGAGATTGCCATAGTAGTTGTCCCCGCGCAGGCTGGTGCAGTTGTTCAGGAGCCTGCTGTTCTGTTCAAAGTTGGCGATGGCACTTCCCTGTTCAATACCCTCAGCTTCGCAGGCGGTCTCGCGGCTGACGTTCATGATTGGGCTAAAGCGGCAAGCAAGCCTGAGTATAAAGCGTCTGAGATTAGCGGTCTTGCTGAGTACGTCTCCGGCAAGGTACAGGATACCAACACCAAGTACAAGATTGAGAAGGACGCCGAGAACGGTCGTAAGTTTACTCTGTCCTATCAGGAGCTCGGCGGCCAGTGGACTGTTCAGGACACCATCGAAATCCCCGAGACTGCTTACACTCTCGCCGAGGGTACCGAAGACGGTACTGTGAAGTTTAACGGCAACGACGTTAAGGTACATGGTCTTGGCACTGCGGCTTATAAGGACGCCGGTGCATTTGATGAAGCTGGCGCTGCGGCACAGGCTCTTCAGGATGCAAAGACTTATGCGGATGGTAAGGTTTACGACGATACCACACTGGCAGGCCGCGTATCCGCCAACGAGACTGCAATCGAGACCCTGAACGGCAGCAAAACGACCGAAGGTTCTGTTGCTTATCAGATCGCACAGATCGTTGCTGATGCTGATGCGAGCTACGACACTCTGAAGGAGATCGCAGACTGGATTAGCACTCATACCGGTGACGCTGCGACTATGAACTCCAACATTACCAACAATACCAATGCTATCAATAGTCTTAAGACTATCGTTGGTGATACTGCTGTTGCGACTCAGATTACAAATGCTATTGAACCGCTTGCAACCAAGGAGGCTCTCAAGGCTGTTTCCGACGGTCTTGGCGCACTCGCAGCTAAGGATAAAGTCGCAGAGGCCGATCTCGATACTGAACTGGCGGCTAAGCTTAACGGTAAGGTCGACTCTGCCAGCTGTGGGGATATCATCAGCCATAATGCTGATGAATTTGCTGTGACCGGTCATACCCACGATATCTCCGCCCTGACCCAAGAATCCGGCTATATCATCTTTAACTGTGGTTCTGCCACGACTGTAATCTAACTCCGTTTTTGTCCCGAGTTCTATATAGGATTCGGGACATTCTTATGTAACGAATAATATATAAAATTCGTGACAACTAATTAGAAGCAAACCCCGTCGTAGCAATACGGCGGGGTCTTGTCAGCATAAGGAGGTTATTCATGGGCGACAAAATTTACAACGCACGAATTAAACATAAACGCGATACAAGCGCCAACTGGACTAGTTCCGATCCTGTCCTGTTGGATGGCGAAATAATCATAGTCGACACCGACAACGGTGTTCGGACAAAGACCGGAGACGGAGAAAAGAAATATACACAGCTACCATTCGACGACGAATTTATTAACGCAAAAATAGATCAGAAATTAGACAAATCCGGCGGTACTATGACCGGCGATATTGATATGAACGCCCATGATATTACGGGCGCTTCTAAAATTGATACTGGTACTGTACACGCCACGAGTCTCAAACTTAATGGAGTTTATATGGAGGCAAGCTCTGAAGGAGCTTCGACAGCCGAACGCAAAGTTACTATTACTGGCACTGCAAATGCAGATGACCCTGTAAGATTGGGTGGAGTGGAGACGCCGACGGAGGATAATGATGTTGCTAACAAACTTTATGCGGATACAAGAGTTGTTCCTGAAGCTTATTTTGTTACCCTGTTATCTTCGGGCTGGACAGGCTCGTCTGCTCCTTACTCACAAACAGTTTCCGTCAGTGGAATTTTAGCAACGGATACGCCTTTTGTTATGCCGATCATCGGTAGTGCAAGTTCTACGGCGGTCTCGCAACAGCAAGCTTGGAACTTGGTAAGTGCGGCAGAGTCCATTGATGGTTCAATTATATTTACATGCTTTGAAGAGAAGCCTGAAACTGATATCCGCTTAAAAATAGAGGTAGCGCATTACGATTACAGTGTTGCGCAAAATGCTATTCCCAATTATATAGAAACTGCTGCCACTGAACTTGCGGGCAAAATAAATGCTGTGCAGCAAGATGATAGCATTACTTTTATTGCTGCGGCGGATGCACATCAGGACGTTTTTGATGCAAATACAGTAATCGGTAACAAGCATGCAGGGATGGCAATGAAAACTCTCAGAGGGTTAGTCCCAAATATTGATTTTGCTTGTTTCCTTGGCGACTACACCGTTGATACCGGCACGACAACTCTTGCCGAGGGCAGGCAGCATTTTGCCGAGATAAACGCCGTACTCAAGGATGGCTTTGCCGATATCCCGCAGTTCAGAACTCCCGGCGAGTGCGACGGCCTGAAAGCCTCATGGCTGTACAACGAGGGAAGCCTGCAATCGGAGGAGATATACTCCTATGTCGGCAAATACAACGAGGGCGCGACCTACGGCAGCACCACAGAGGGCTACTGTTACCGCGACTTTACCGAGAAGAAGCTGCGCGTTTTCTGCCTGAACACCTCCGTGGGCGGACAGACTTTAGACACGATGGGCACGCCGCAGCTGCTGTGGTTTGCGCGTATGCTGCGTGCGGTCGGCATGAAGACCGGCTGGGGAGTGGTCGTCCTTTCGCACTATCCGCCGGATTTCACCGACAGCGAGCTTTCCGATGCGGCGAGCACGATCGGCTCGATACTCTATCAATATGTCACGGGCGGTTCGTTCGAGGTCGGCGGCATGACGATATCCTATAAAAACTGCAACAAGGCGAAGATATACGGCGTTTTCCACGGTCATACGCACAACTTCAAGGCTGCAAAAATAAGCTATGTTCAGGAATCAGGCAATACTGAGTTTGACGTTATGCGCATCGCAACGCCGAACATGTGCTATTTCTACAATAACGAGCTCGGGCAAAACGAGGGCGCGGACGCATACGGTATCGAGTTTGGCGAGGAGACGACCTACGCGAAAACGCACGATACCGCAAACGACACATCCTTTGTCGTAAACGTCATAAACCCGACGGAGGGGAAGATACATTCCTTCTGCTACGGCGCGGGCTACGACCGCGAGATAACTATCCCGACTGCAGGAACGGAGGCATAACGATGGCAACAGCATTTTTATGCGGGCAAACGACAAATAGCTACACTACTGACGAAAAAACTAAACTCGCAGGCATAGCAACGGGAGCTAACAAAACAGTTGTTGATAGCTCTTTGTCTGCGTCTTCAACTAATCCAGTACAGAACAAGGCTGTAAAAACAGCATTAGATAATAAGCTTGACACTGCCGGAGGTACTATAAGCGGAAGGCTTGATTTGGATGGGAAAATTGTCTTATCCTCTGCGTCTTACGGCTCCTCTCTACCGTCTTCCGGCGTGACAGGTCAGGTGTTTTTCTTAAGGGCGTGAGGTGAAATAGATGGCAACACCAGTCGTAGGTACACTAAACAGTATCACTCGCGAGCAGATATATAAAGGCTTATACAGCTCCGATCAAACTATAAAGTTTAGCGCCAGTCAATCTGGATATTTATACGTATATTCTCAAAGAGACCAAAAATGGTACAAGAAAACAACATCTAAATCAACTTCAGGTTCTATTATAATTGACAAGAATGCTTCTGCAACAAGTTTGGCTACGGGATACAGCTGTGCCTTAGTAACAAACGATATTGGGAGCTATTATTCCGGCGGTCTAGACCCATATCGAATTGTCACCATTCCAACTTACGCCTTCCAAGGGTATGTTAATTCGTTTACTCCGACCGAAATAAACAGCTCGGATTATTCAACACCTACACCAAAAACCGCACCGAGCGGATATACTTTCTATGGATGGACAGGCAGTAGTTCGGTTGTCACCACTGTAGGTTGTCCAGCAGGAACGGCCTGGACAGACTCTACCCGTGGTGGCAAGTGGTTAGATGGCGGCATTTGGTATGCTGTATTTAAAAAACCCGGATCTACAACTTCAGTCACCCTTAAATCGCAAGGCACGACTAAAACTGCCTCTAAAACAACGACCGATGCCTATATCGGTGGTGTAGGGACGACTACGTCCGGAGGTACTACTTCATATACGAATAATACCGATCCGACCTATGGCAGCTACAGTTTTCAGGGCTGGGCTACAAGCTCTACATCGACCTCTACAACATACAGCACCGCAAAACAGGCATTAGATGCCGGATATACGGGAACTCTATATGCTGTATTTTATAAGAGTTTCCCGTCAAGCAGTGTTACACTGAACGCAAACGGAGGCAGTTGTTCTTATTCATCTGCCAGCAAATCAACAACCCCTGAATATCTTTACGGAACCAGCGGTACATCAGGGGGAGATGATAGCTACTACCCTTCCTTTTCTGTAATACCTAGTCGTAGTGGATACGAGTTCAAAGGGTGGTCAACCAGCCCTTCTGCTACATACGTGACTTACGGCAGCTCCATTACAGCATTGGACGCAGGTTATACTGGCACTCTCTACGCCGTTTGGGACGAAGAAACCTACACCGCTTATTTTAGTGCTAACGGAGGCAGCGGCTCTGTATCCAGCAGATCGGCAACTTACGATTCCGCCTTTACATTCCCGTCGGGCGGCAGCTTGTATTTAGACGGGTATGAATTTCAAGGATGGTCAACGGACAGCAGTGGCTCAGGAATTATCTACGGAGCCGGTGAAAGGTGGGTATGGTCGTGGACAGAAGATATGATATTTTATGCTGTGTGGGTAGAAGTACCAAGAGGGGTAAGAATTTTTACTTCTTCAACATCGAGCGGCTTGTATTCCGTCTATATTTATAATGGTAGCTCATGGGTGCTCTACGCGCCATACGTCTATGATGGTGGTTGGAGGGAGATGGGATAGTGTTGATAGCTCAACAAATTTTATATGAGGTGACGCAATGTGAATAGTACCTATAATTCACGGATCATCACAAAAACCGATACATATGCTAATTGGACTGCTGCGAACCCCGTACTCCTTAACGGTGAGCTCGTCGCTGTAACCAACTGTAAATATAATGACGCAGATGACCTTGGAGTTCTTTTCAAATTCGGAGATGGAGTATCGAATTTCAACAGTCTCCCATTTATTAATGCAACGATAATTGATACGGTCTATCAATTAGTTCAACTTTACGGTGACCACGACACGGATATAAAGTCGCTGCAAACACAGGTGCAGAACTCAGTTGTCGTTTATGTTGGTTCAGGTACTCCAACCACAGAAATCGGTAATGATGGTGATTTGTATATAGATATCAGTTCGAGTTAAAGGAGAATGCTATGAGTGAAATAGATGTTCTAACATATAGAGATTTCTCCGCAGGCTATACTGCAGGAGACGGCATGGCGATACTCGATTCCGACACGACCGTGGACGAGCTTGTCAATTGGGTTTTCAGTGATAAGCCTCTGTGGTTCTACGACGGAGTCAAGTATCGCTTAATAATTCAATTCGAAGCAATTGAGAATGGCGGCATCATTTATTACTTCGATGATGAGGGCAATATAGTCAGTCATCAATTTGGTGGTGAGAGCTAATGGCAACGATTGTTACCAAAAAACTCAGCATTAATGAAGATAATATAGAGAACTATTGCAGCGCAGATAACGTATCGTTTAGTGTTAGCGGCCACGCTTGGCGTAAATGGCTCAATGGCAGCACAGATGGCTATGTAATACTTAAAGATAACGGCAAGTCAGAGCTGTACCCGACAAGTACAGCTCACCCGTTCAAAGCAGATTCCACAATGTCTGCATCTCGCTCTGCGGGCACTTGCACCGTCGACCTACAATTTGCAGGAACTAAAGTTCACGAGGAATCATACACGTCAGGCTCTCAAACGAGCAAGTCAAAGCAGAATATAACCGATAGCGCTGTGACCAATAGCACCAGGGCGACAGAAATCAAATGGCACGTCTACGGCAAAAACGGAGACAACCAACGCGGTGATTTGATCGAGCTGACTCTGTACTTCAATCAGTACAGCGCTCAGGCATTGATCGGTGACGGCGCTAACGGTATTCAATCGGTTAGTGTATCGAATGTTTCACCTTACTACGGTGACACTATCGCTTTTGGTATTAAGATGGTGCAAGGTGCGACATTCGATGGCTGGTATAGCGATTCCGCCTGTACTCAGTTAGTAAGTGCTGAGACTACTTATTCAATGGCTCCGACCGCCGATGTGATACTCTATGCTAAAGCCACTACAGATGCTACTTTGTATAATGTAAGTGCAATTGCAGGAGCAGAAATTGCAAGCGTAAGTGTGAGTGATAGTATCGTTCCCGAGGGCGGCACAGCTACATTTACTGCTCAGGTCAATGAGGGATGCTCTTTTGAAGCGTGGTATTCGGATGATACATGCACCACGGTTGTGAGCACAGAGAATCCTTATACTGCGACTATAACTGCTGATACTACGCTATACGCTAAGGCACATAGGAACAGCCTCAGTATGTCTGTGGGCACTGCTGAACATGGTACTGCGACTGTCAGCGCTACGACCGTTGTTTGGGGCAACGACGTTACTTTTACGTTTACGCCCGAAGATGAGACGTGGGAGCTGTATGGGTGGTATTCTGATGAAGGGTTGACGCAGCTTGTTAGTGAAGAAAATCCGTATACGTTTACGGCTACTGAGAATGTGACGCTATATCCGAAGGTGGGTGCTAAACGATATACAATTACACTTAAACGTAATCTATATATAGGCAGTGGTATAACACATAATTTGACTATTGCTTCGTTGTATGAAGATCAATTAACAGATACAGAACGGAAGTATATTAAAACCGGAGAATTTAGTAAAATTGATCAAACAAAAATATTTGATATAACAACAGTTAAGGGTAATGATATGATTAGTATCATTACTGCAACATTAAAAGCACCAAAAAATTTATTATGTGTTTTATATCATACAATGTCGGGTTTTGGCAGTGCAACTTATTATACATCAGGATTTGCTCTTAATAAGGACCCCGGAAAAGATTCTGATGGGATGCAAGATAAAGTAACGGACCCTTCCGTCGTTTGTGCATGGAACTATTATTCATTTTATCCTACTGCCGCAGATACTTACTATGTAATAGTAGGATATACATGTGATTGTTTTGCTATTGCTAAAGATGGCATTGCTGATGTTTCCGTCCCACTTCGCGTAATGCAATACGCTAAAGCTCCATTTAGTGCTGAGCTCTCCCCGGGCTATGCATTCACAGGGTGGTATTCTGATGATGCTTGCACTAAATTAGTAACAACTGATAATCCTGCTCAGATAACATGCCCATCTTATACGGGCGATTCAGTGTCTTCTACTTCCCTCACCCTCTACGCCAAAGCCGCTAAAGCAACTTACTCCATCGGTGTAGGAGCAGCAGAACATTGCACAGCTTCTGTGAGTGCTGCTACAGCTCAGTATGGAGATGAGGTAATATTTAGCTGCGTAGTTGACGAGGGGTATGAGTTCAAGGGTTGGTACTCCGACGAGGGGCTGACTCAACTTGTGAGTGAGAGTGCAGAGTATGTGCATAGTGTGACGGGAGATGTTACGCTGTGGGCGAAGGTGGAGTTAATACAATATACTATTACACTTACACGGCCAGGGAAAATACTACAGCAATTTAACCCTTCACTCAAATTAGCTGTAATTAATTATGCGGCGCTGACAAGAGAGGAAATAAACCAGCTAAAAACAGGGGACTATGATAAGATTGAGCAGTCAAAAGTTCTCAAAACTGCGAAAGCTTCTGGTTTGGGAGGTTCTGATGTAATCGCCAAAATCGAGTGCCCATATGGTCTGTATGTGGCTATGCATGTGTCGTTTAATATTCCTGCCAACAACACCTCAAAATATACTCAACCATACATTAACGACACTACCTGGTGGCCGTATTATTGGTACGCTCCTACTGGCGATGAGAATTTCACAGTTGGAGAATCGGGCTACCGTTGTGATTGTACGGCGCTTCCTCTTGGCGGCATAGAATATGTGGATGTTACGACTCCTGTTGTCCAGACGAAGAAAGCTATTTTTACTGCCGAAGTTAAGCCCGGACACAAATTCGATGCTTGGTATTCAGATGAAACATGCACCATAAAAGTGTCTACCGATAATCCTGCTACAGTTACCACACCTCAAGGTGAGTTGATTAACGACTTGTACAACCAATACGGTCTCGCTTCTCTTACACTTTATGCGAAAGCAATATCCACTACCGCCTCAGCTACAGGCATCTCCCTCAAACGCAACAGTTCTTGGTCAGAAGCAAAATCGGTGTATAGGAAGGTTAGTGACACCTGGGTAGCCGATACCGACTACTGCAAAACCCTATTATCTCAAAAAGACCGCATAGGTACTTTTGTTCATATCGTGTAAAAAAAAAGACCGCATCATTACGATGCGGTCTTACTTGATGAAAGGAGAAATTTATGGCTCTGCCTAAATATGAAAATATTATCGCCAAGGATAACTATCTCGCCGATAGCGAAACCGGCAACAAGGTTGTGTTCTACGAATGCGACCCCAAGAAAAACTGCGAGTGTGCCGATAAAGGTATGTGCAATCCCTTGTCTGCTGAAGACAGTCGTGGTGTAGGCGGCTGTTCCAAAACCGTTAACCCCGCATTCCGCAAGGACGGCGGACGTTGTTGGTTTGCAGTTCTGAAGACTCCTGAGGACGGTGAGCCTTACTGGGGCCGCGAATACATAGAGGAGGCATAGGTTATGGCTCTGTTTAAAAATGCCGCAGAGGCAGTTAAGTACGCTGAAAGCCATATGGTCGTGCAGTACGCCACCAATAGTGATTGTTACCGCTCGGGCAGAAATATCACTCCTAACGGCTGCGTTAATCACTCCATTGGAGTTGCTCAGCCGAACGCAAAAGTTATATATAACATGATGAATCGCTCCGGCGCAGGCTGGGGCGTTAATGCTATTCTCGGAGACTTCCATACAGGCGAAGGCAAAATCATTCTCGCTATGCCATTGCAGAGGCGGCCTTGGGGATGCGCATCAGGCTGGAACGGCAGTTGGAATAACTCACGTATACAGTGGGAAGTTTGTGAGCCTGCCGGTCATACATATGCCGGTGGCACTATGATCAATTACAATGTAGCTAATAATGCCGGATACTTTGAGCGCATGTGGAAGCTGCTCGTCGCGTGGAATGTGTATTGCTGCGTGAAGCTCGGATACAACTCCAAGACAATTGCAGATCACGCGGAGAGTTACAGAGCCGGATATGGCTCTAACCATAGTGATATGGGACAGTGGCTGCCTAAGCACGGCAAGAGTATGGATGCTCTCCGTCGTGAGGTGCAGGCTATTTTAGATTCTAAGGAGGACGAAGAAGTGACTCAGGCTGAATTTGATAAGATGTTTAATACTCATATGGCGGCTCTCGCTACTAACAACGGCAGCACATGGAGTGAAGCTGCTCGCAAGTGGGCAGTCGAAACAGGTGTATGTGCCGGTGATGGTAAAGGCGGCTACAGCTGGCCTATGTATGTCACCCGTGAGCAGATGGTACAGTTCCTTTATAATCTGAACGAAAAGGTTATTAAGAACATCTCTGCTCCCGGTGTAGATAAAGAGGCGCTCGCCAAAGATGTAATCAAGACGATCGCCGATACTTTACAGGAGGTGTAAGTTATGAAAGATTGGATGGTAAGAGCGATTAAAACATTCATTCAGGCAGCAGGTTCTTTCGTGATTGCCGACATCGCAGTTATCAACAATGCCCTGCTCGACTGGAATACCGGTAAGCACGCACTGGCGACCTTGCTTGTTGGTGCTCTTGCGGCAGGTATTTGTGCGGCTTGGAATATCATAGATGAGCATCTGACCGCTAACAAATAAGTAAGGAGGTCAGCTCATGACCGACACAGATATTAAAAAGCTGGCCGAAGTGGATCAGCGGTCGAGGTCTAATGAACACAGATTGGATAACCTCGAAGACAATGTCGCTGATCTACGGAAGGAACAAAGTGCTATCTATCAACTTGCCGCTTCTGTTCAGGTGATTGCCGAGCAGACCAAGACGACAAGCGCAGACGTTAAGTTACTCAGCGCTAAAATTGATGAGCAAGGCAAAAAGATAGATAAGCAGGACAAAGATAGAGTAAGTGCAGAAAAAGCACTTGAGGACAAGATAGTTGCGGTTCAGAGCGCACCGGCAGTTGAGAAAGCGGATACTCTTGATAAGGTTAGAGTAGCTGTTATAACTGCGGTGTGTTCGGGTATAGCGACATTGATACTGGGTAAATTGCTTGGTATGTAATCTGAGATGTGTGGGTGTTATCTCAGGTTGTGATTAAGCAAATCAGGATTAGAAAATAATAAAGGCGGAGCGCATTTGCGCTCCGCCTACTTTATATGAGATGCATTGACATTCTATTTAGTTTGTGATAATATGTAACTAAATTAATTTCATTACATATATCTGAAATGAGGTGATACGTTATGACAGACTACAGGCAACTTTGTATAGACCTGTTTGGAACAGATGATGAAGATGAAATTCGCAAAATTGCCGCAGAAAAGAACGCTCGTAATGCCGGGCGAAAGAAAAAGTTTACTCAGCAAGATATCGATGACATGGCAGAGATGCGTTCTCGCGGAGTTACGCTTAAGGATATAGCTGTATCTTACGACACATCGAGACAGGTTATCAGCAGGTATCTCAATAACGCCCCCGAACCTGGATACACCATGCGTATGGTTTATATGTATAACGCCACGCCTTGTTCCGATATAGATGTCAATTTCCTCGACAGAAAAATTAGAGTTCGCAATTATACCGATGACCCCCTGCATCGAGCCTTTGGTGTGCTTACTGACCCTACATGGAATGATTTTGAGGACTTCCTTGAATACCGCTGTTTCCCTAATACTAGAGGCGATGCTAAGAGGCTTCTTAACCAACTGGGTGTCGATAGCTATGACCCATTACAAATAATCGAAAAGACACGCGGCAAAATAACTGACGATAACATGTGGATAAAGGTGAAATACTATGACCGTGGAAACATTTGATTTTAATCGTTTTTCAAGAATTCACACAGAGGAGCATTCCTCTAAAGGCGATCAGCCAAAATGGTATTTAGGTGGCAAATGGTATAAGGCTGATCAAATGGGATACGAATCCTTGGCTGAGGTCGTCATATCTCACTTATTGAAGAAATCCAATATTGCCGATTATGTGTTATATGAGCCTGTAATTATTAAACACTCCGACAATGAATCCGTTGGATGTGTAAGCAATAATTTCAAAGAACACCATGAGCAAATCATTCCCTTTGAGCGACTGCATCGAGTCTATAACGGAATTGGCTTAGCTAATGCTTTGGCAAAGTTCCCGACCGCGCAAGAAAAGATTATTTACACAGTACGCTTCATCGAGGGCATAGCCGGTCTAAAGAACGTCAGTCAGTATATTACAACTATACTTGAATTAGATGCATTCTTTTTGAACGAAGATAGACATACGAATAACCTGGCCGTCATAAGAGACGAAGAAACTCATACTTTTCGCTTCTGCCCCATATTCGATAATGGACTTGCATTACTCTCTGATATTCGCGACTATCCTCTTTCAGGCGATATATATGAAAGTATAAACAACGTAAAAGCTAAACCATTCGATATGAGCTTCGACGAACAATTAATTGCTGCCGAGCAGCTTTATGGCTGTTGCGTGGAATTTAGTTTCACAAAACACGATGTCAACTCCATAATCTCAGAGATTCGTGATGTTTATGACGAACATCTTCTTAACCGCGTGGAGAGTATAATATACGAACAAATGAGAAAATATCCGATATATTTTAAAAAATAAAAACAGGCGGAGCGCATTTGCGCTCCGCCTTTCTGTCAACATTTTATAACATCAAAACGTTAAAAGCAGGTTGTACATCATGCATAATATAACTTCCTTTTAGCGCTTTGGATTAGTTAATTTGCCTATCTTGGTTCGGGTGTGCTGCGTTTTAAGATGTTAAAAGTACACCGACCTCACTGGGTGTAGTTTTAACATCTTAAAACACGACCCCAGAACGGTTGTAACTTCCATCTTTTGTTTTATGCCGGTTGTTTTTGGATAATTTCCGGCTTTTCTCCTATAAATCGATAATAAATGTGTATTGTCTGTCGATAAGGTATCTTCCCTCGAGCTGACACTTTTGTTCCCTCAGGATACACCTTTGGCTCAACAACAATTTTGTCAATGAACATTCTGAGCACTTCACTTGTTAATACGTCTACATGATCTACCTCGTCGGCTAATGAGAAAAATCTCTTATAATCCGCTTCTATGTCCTCTGCCTCTTTAAGTTTTTGGCTTAAGTCTTCCATGCTTGACAGCAGCACTTCTGTCTCATCACGATACTTATCCAAAAGCCTTTGACCTCTGTCTTTGGGGAGAGTTCCTGCGCACATATCTTCATATATGCGTATTGTCATTTGATCAATTGTATTAAGCCGTTGCTCAGATTCTTCGATTTTTTGTTCTGCCGTTGCTTTAATATTGTTTTCCCTAAACGTTTTTACCGCATCGTGCACAATTTCGCGTTTTTGTTCATCAGTCATTGTTAAGAGTTCATTTAACTCTTTTCGTATAACTTCCATTAGAACATCATACTTGATTCTTGCTCCACCGTTACACTGATGTCGGCTTCGTTTAGGAATATTAAGGCACGTCAAATACCAGTATTTATTCTTTTCTCCTTTGTAGACTGTCCCTCCGCTGCATAGCGGGGCTCCGCACGTTGCACAGTATACCAACCCGGCGAACTCATTACGTCTTACATTAGCTATTTTCTCGTAGGCTTCTCGGCGTCTACCTAAGTTCTTTAATGCCGTATCGAACTCTTCTTGAGTTACAAGCGGTTCGTGGGTATTTAAGGTAACACGCCATTCTTCCCTTGGGAGTTGTCGCTTTGCGTCTGACTTTGGGCTTACCTTCTTACTCCTGCCAAGAGCTGTATGACCGAGATAGACTTCATTAACCAATATCCGTTTAACGGTCGTGTTATTCCAGTCATCACTCATGTAGTCGGCATTCCCCGAGCGCCGTCCCTCGATTTTAAGAACCCTATACTTCAAAGGTGGGTATACCCCATCGTTAGACAGTGCCTCTGCTATGCGCCATGTGGAATAGCCTTGTGCAGCCATGTGAAATATCCTTTGTACGACAGGTGCTGTTTCATCATTAGGGATGAGCTTATGATTATCGTCCGCATCCTTTTTGTATCCATATGGGGCTCTAAAGCAATATTCTCCATGATCCATCATCGCGTGGAGTGCCGTCTTCACCTTCTTTGAAGAGTCTCTAAGGTAAACATCGTTTATGGCAAATTGAAACGGAGCTAACAGATTATCTTGCTCAGAGTCGAAATTGTCATACACCGCAATGTACTGGATACCTCTTTCGGGGAAGTACCTTTCTGCATAATAGCTTGATTCGCTCATGTCCCTGCCCAGTCGAGAAAGGTCTTTCGTGATAACCATATCCACCTCATTCTCTGTTTCGAGCGCTCTGATCATCGCCTGAAACCCTGGTCGTTTAAAATTACCGCCTGAGTAGTCATCATCAACGAATTCCTGGGCTATTGCTATTCTATTCTTTTTACAGTAGTCTTCGAGAATTTTTCGCTGGTTGGTTATACTTCCTGATTCGCCTTGTTTTTTATCTTCGTTTGATAGCCGCAAGTAAATATAGGCAACTCTTGTTCTTATTTTTCTTTGGTTCGTTGCCAAACTTAAGCCCTCCTTTTTTGCGGCACACCTGAACCGATTTTAATTATATCATTTGTTGGTTCACGTGTCAAAGAGCCATCTTCTTGCGCCAAATATAAAATACACCTTTTAACTACATCCTGAGCATATTCTTTCCCGATGTAGTTTCTATTAACGCTTATCGTCCCGTTGTCAATTTTATACTCTCTCATCTTGGTATACATTGTTATCGCCTCCTGACGAAATTGTAACCACTTAAATATGTATTTATAAAAAATAGAGGGCGCAAAGCGCCCTCATAATAATTCTATGTACAATTGCTCTTTTAACTCTTCAATACTTTTGTCTATCTCCTCTTTCCTGATAACGTCTGCATCTTTATTAAGCCACTTATCCTTAAAATACTTGGCATCTGTCTGATAGGTTTCCTCTCCGGTGTCTCCGGACTGATACCAGTCCAAACTATGCAGCAAACAAAACATATCCCAGCACAGCTCAGACAGCTGCTTATCATCGAATGGATTGATCTTGCGAGCTTCTTTCGCCTTAGAGAATCCATGCTCGCCGTAATCCGGCGACATCCAATTGAACATCTCTTGGCAGGCTCTATCGTTCGTGTAGTTAAATGCTCCTCCGCTCACTATTCTTTGCCCTCCTTTGCTTGTTTTCGTCTCAGCACTAACTCTTTCGCTCGCTGAGAGTATTCAGCTCGTTGCTCCTCTGTGAGGGTACGCTTAAGGTAAGGATTTTTACCAAGTCGGAACTCATGCAGCTGGCAGTTACACGCAGGGCATTGCTTCACTTCCCAGTTACTACGACCGCAGCATTCAAAACAAAATTGTTTTATAGCTTTTATCGGAGACGTTATCTTTTCATCTCCGGACATTATCCATCGCTCCTATCGGTCGAGCCGAAACCACCATTACGTTCAGCAGTCGTAGTGTCATCCTCTGTAACACCAAACGGCAAGAATATACCCTGCATAAACTTTTGACCGTACTCAATTTCAACCTGGTTTTTTGAGCACACCTTTGCCATGATATGCCCTTCGTTATCCGAGTGATAATAATCGGCATCAATAATTCCAACGGTATTTGCTAACGACATGCCGTGCTTAAATCCCAACCCACTGCGAGGAGCACACATGAGCAGCCAACCATCAGCGATTCTTACTCTGATGCCCGTAGGCACCACGATAGGCACTCCCGGAGCAACTGTGAAGCCCACGGGCGCATGAAAGTCGTATCCTGCCGAACCCGATGTTGCGCGAGTTGGCAACTCAATATCTTCCCACGATTGCTTTATTTCCTCATCAGTCCAATCGCTGGGCAACAGAGGCTTTATCGCTTTGTAGTATTCATCAAAGCTTACCTTTTCAAATTTCGCTACTGTATTCATATAAGTCCTCCGATTTATCTCCTTTTAGCTTTGTGCATAATATAGTTCGCAATGACAGAACCCAGGCTCTCCTCTGTCTATCTGTTCGCGGAACTCTTTGCACATACACTTTGTATCCTTGGTTTTCTCTATCACACACGGACAGTGTCCGTTATTAGCCTTCAGCTTTGCTCTGACTTCTTTTACATACTCAGCATCAGGATTGAGTGAAACTTTCATATAATCTCCTATAGTTTAAGCGGCCTTGTTAGGCCGCTTATTTTTTTTAGCATATTCTTTTTGCAAACTGGTTATCAGATGCCAGCTCTACACCGAGCACTTCGTCATATCGATGAGGTTTATTCGGAATATATCTTCCGAACTTTACGATAATATTCCCATAGAATTTTAGCAGTTCAATTTCAGTAACGATTTCATCCGGATAATAGCCCGTATATATCACCACATCGTCATTACACTTGTATTCATTACGTAGTGCAGCGAGTAACCCACACAATTCGGAGAACTGCTCAAAAGGCTCAAGTCCGCCAATAACTATCGCACTGGTAATGCTGTTGTTCAGATACCGCCTGCAAATATCCGAATCCTCAACGAATATCGGTTCTGCTTTACGCCACTCATCATTCTGACATATCGACAGTGGGATACCCGCTTCAACGCAGCACTTGCCGCCACAAAAGGCGGTTCCAATGAACATTGAGGGGACTTTGTAGTTGACGAAATCTTCATCTATAATTGTTTTTAACAGCACAATTACAGCTCCTCCATGGCGTTCAGATCAAACCAGTCTCTCATACCGAACTCTTCTTTGCGTTCTTTAGAATAGGTCTTCTCAGCCGTTATGAAACCGACTATTCGCTGGTAACTGGTGACTTTTGGCCCGCCGCACACTGGGCACACGTCTCCGTAAAAACCGTGATTATGCTCACAGGCGCTTATCCTTGTATTAAACGCAAAATAGGTCACTCCTGAGTCTGCTACGTAATTCAGCATCTCCCACGCAGTATCGAAATCCTTAAATGGGGCGTCAATATTTATGTGCGCTATGCTGCCGCCCGAACAGGCATCGTCGAGTATCGCAGACAGCCTTACCTTCTCCTGAATGGAAGTCTTTACTCCGAGAGGAACCCATTGATTGCCGTAAAGAGGCAGCTCATACTCCTCATTAGGGAAAAACAACTTGTCCTTCTGCATAAGAATACTGGCCGCACGCTCTCCCGGTATCTGTTCTATGTTGATCATGTAGTCTTTGTCTGCCGCAAATTCATTCTTAACCTCGTGGATCGTTGACAGAATTCGTTTTGCAAATTCAATGCCTTCATCTGTGTAATATGTATATCCCAACTGGTCTTTATATGTGAGTCCGTACTTTTGCAGAGCCTCGTAAATACCGATTATGCCAATTGTGTTGTACTGAGACCGCATATTAAGGATACCAAGAGAGTAATTGGGCAGAAGACCTTTTTCAACGTTTCGCTTAATTATATGACGCACACAATCAAGTGCTTTCAGGCAAAGTACCACTCTGTCTTTGAGCTTGTCAAAGTATTCGTCGGGAGTATTCTCATACGCCAACCTTGCGAGATTGATGGTATTGACCTTCACGCTGCCAACCTCAAGCGCTGTGCCACCGATGGAATTAAAATCAAGTTGTCCATTACTTTCGTAAGGCTTGGACTATTTCTTATACACATAATGTGCATACCTACATTTCCACTGGCGTATCAATAGCCAGCGTACTCCTCTTGGCGAGGATAGTCTCTACAGACTGAGAGTTCGCTCTTCCTCTAAAATTACGAATAGGATATTTAATATTCTCAGAATAGTGGTTTCGTCCAGCATTTATAGCTTTTATTGAAGAAGTATCCACTCCAAAATACTTTGCAATTTCTGAACAGGTGCAAATGCTGTTCTTTAACAAATAAACAATCTTATCGAAATCTTCATCGCAGATATGATATTTGCTTGTTTTAATAATTGGGTATTCGATACCATCTTTGCGATGCGTTGCCCCTCTGTTGATCGCCGTAACCAGTTGTTGACTAACACCATATTTAAGCTGAATTTCTTTTTGAGAATATTGCCTGCTTAAAAGATCGTCTATTATACTATCAACCAATTCTTGCGAATATACGGAATTGTGGTGCTCTTCCCCGTATCGATGAGGAGGTTCTTCTCCGCCAGACATTATGTTGTAACCATTTGGGACAAGAGAATTATACAGTTTAATATACTCTCTTTCCTTCTCGTTATAATCTTCGAACCAACCGATAACAGAGAATGTAAAATTTTCGATTCCTCTTTCCCGCAAAGCATCATATAAGGGGACTTTCCCTTTACCTAAATTCGTTTTTGCATGTGATTTGTGAGATACCCATCTGTGCATAGGATCGTTTGATTGACCAATATAGCACTTATTATTCAAGTTATTCGTAATCTTATAGATTGCTTTTTTCACGAAGTCTCCTTCCACGAGATTGGCATATCCACTCGGTTCAATGGACTTAGCTTTCCTCGTTAGCATGTTTTTACTGCATACCCCTACCGATTCGTAGGAAAATAGGTAATCGGGCATTTATGTTTACCCCAGTTCTTTGATATTTGACTTAAGCCTACAGCAGTTGCTCAAACTATTAATGTCGTCGCTAATGAAGAAGTTACTGTCAGCCCACTTCATATTGTGAGCACAGCACCACTTGGCAAACTTCTCATCGACAAACTTGCCATCCTTGCGAAGAAGCGCGAATGACATTACCGGGAATGTCATCATATTCTGTTCTCTTATGCGGCTGAGCACCTGCATGAACTTCTTTTGGTACTCCAAAATCTCATCTATTTGATCGATTATAAATGTACCGTCCGGGAATTCTTTGCCGCCAAACAGCGCTTCAAGATACGATTTGTCGAAGATGGTGAAGTTAGTGAATGCTGACTGTATGCCGCCCCTGAGGAACGGCTGATTGAGCTTATAGATTATCCGTTGGAACTCTTGATCTCTATAATAATCGGGGTCTCGCTGGCAGTAACCGCTTTTAACGTCCTTCATCCAAAAGTAATATGAGTAGACAAGGAAGCTCGGTACACCAACTGCGCCTGAAGTTCTATTACAGCACCACGATATAAACTCCGCGACAAAATCAGTGTAAGTAATAAGGTGTTGAGGCGGCTGTGAGTTGAAGTTCTCGATAAAATACAGTCCTCTATTCACTAGTTCCTCGATGTCATACGCAAAACAATATGGTTTATATGTGGTGTTGTAGGCATCATGCATATAAAAGTGCCCGTCCCATTCTCCTGTAAGCCACTCAACAGCGGTCTGATACCCATACTTCTTATTGATTTCGTAGAATATCTTATTAAAGCCGAGCAGCTTTGAATGAGGCTTACTCATTTCATTTTCCAAAGAAACTATATCCTTATGTCCGACATTTGCATTGCCGTCTATGCTGGCATCGGCTACTGTACACTTGTCTACGAAGTTATCGATGAAATCTGTGTAGCTAAGCTGTTCATCAGAAAAGCCATTCAGCTTTGCGAGGGTATCTCCACCCTCATTTTTAAGTCGGTTGAATATGGTTGTAAAGTTCCTATCAAGTTTTACGCTTATATCTATATTGCTCACCCCTTACATTCATTAATCCATCTGTTTGCATCTGCGAAGCTCATCAGCTCTCCGTCTACGGACAGAACGGGTACATGACTAATCCCCAGTTCTACCATCTCATCGACCTGGTTATTCTCTATGTACTCAATTCCTTTCGCTTCAAGCTTTTTCTTTAAGATTGAGCACTTCGGACATCCGGTTGAATACAATACTATCTTCACTCTTTTTCCTCGCTTCCAAATACCTCTAAGTCTAATGCGTAATCTAATATCATGTTGTATGCATCTCGCCAATTGCTCACTCTGTTTATACCGTAAGCTTCGGCATCAAACTTTCTGTTATGTGGGGCATCCATTAATATCTTCAAGCCATCGCAGCCTTTAAGGTTGTGTACCCCGTCGTCTACTCGCACATCTCCTCTAATCATTTTCTTGTTGTAAGCAACGATAACATCTGTTCTACGTATATAAGGGAAATATCTGAGAAGCACCTTCTCCATTTTAGTTTTGTATGTTTCGTGGTTGGTCGCCGTTACGATATATACCTTATGCTCACGTTCAATGAGCCGCCTGAGATAGTAGACCGCGTCCTCACGCGGTCGTACTCTATCCCAAAGCGCCTCATCTTTTAGCGGCGCATATACTTCTTCCTTTGTGAGCTCGGGAAATGCTTTCTGAATTTCCCAACTCGTCAGATCTTCGACGCGAACATTGGTTCCATATCGCTCGTTGAGCATACCGATCCATGCTTCGGCCAAATACTCGATCGTATCATCTGCATCAACGAGGATTGTTAGCTCTCTCAAATATTGTCGAGCTCCCTAGTTGCGATTTTAAAGAACTTTACTACTTCCTCAGGCTCAAGCCTGCTCATAGCGCACTGGACAAAATCCTTGGCAGCAATCAGCATCGAAGTGTACTTCTCCTCTGTCATCTCTCCGGTGATCCACTTAGTGATGTCCTCTACCGTTTCCTTGAGTTCTGCCAGCGATCCGGAGTTATCTATCTCGAAGTCGCACTCCATATCGTCGAGCGCATGTTCAGACTTATGAGCCTTAGCTTTGTCCGTGAGAGGACTATCAAAGCCGTCCCTATTTACGCGGATATGGTATACCTCGTAGCCGTCTTCCCACCAGTTGTCTATTTCGTTCGGGAAGCGGCAGTCGTCGATTATCACATAGTCCCACTCGTCCTTGAAGAAATCCATCATGCCAAGCAAGAACTCTACCCAGTAATCAGGGTCACGCTTCCTAACGATATCCGTACCTACATACTGCAGCAGCGCACGGCCTGCATCGTCCTTATTACCATCCCAGCCAAAGAACGTCTTACAGACATACTTGACGAGACCTGCATTGCTCGCGACAAGAACTCTCTCATCCTTAGCTTCAAGATAGTTTTTCATAAGATTAGCTGTGGTGGTTTTACCGTGCTGAGCTTTACCTGAAATGCAAATAACTTTTTTCATATGTATTATTCTCCTATAATTAATTCTTTGGCGTAAGGGAGCGTCTTGATCCATGCGCAGAACTCATTCCACTCAGATAAGCGGTGGTCTTTGCGTGCATGGTAAATATTTTTCAGAACCGCATAATTGGCCTGCCATGTATAACGGATGTTATATCCTTGCGGAAGTGTCTGTCGGATCATTCTGAAATATTCAAAGTCTTTAGTTTCGAGATATTTGTTGCGCCAGCAATTTAATATTTCGACGATGTTAGCCAGCGCTTTTTCTTCGTCTGCGTTATGCTCGATGGTGAAGTCAGCAAGTTCGAATGGCTTACTAACACCCTTGTGCATAAAGCTGCATGAGTTGCGTACTGTCCCGACCTTATAAGTGTCATGTTCTGCTATCCAATACATTGGCGCTGTTATGTCGCAAGTCACGTTAATCATCCTCAGGAACTTGCCATGATCGCTGCCCGCATTAGCAAGTGTTTTTGCGAGTTGAAGGTCATTGGGGCCGAGAGTGTTGTCCGGCAAACTGAGACTATCAGATCTGCTCCAACTGTTCTTGGCGTTACGGGCAGCATAGACTGCTCTTACGATGTTATCTACATGCACATTTTCAATTTTCAGCAATAAACTCTCATCCTTTCAGTCTAAAACGCATATAAATCAGTAATTGCTCCTGAACACATTTTCGTATCCTGTACCTGTGAACCACAGAAAACATGGGTCGAGCTCTCTCGTAACTTCTGCGCCTTGCTTTTCCATGCTCCAGCGCGTCATTACATCCTGCGCAATAGAATATAAGTTATCCCACACCGGGAAGTTGCTTGAATAGCCATGAAACTGGCCGGGCTGTGAAAGCACTCCGATTATAGTGTCGGGAAACCTGTCGTCATCTACACGATTAAGAACGCACCATACCACCTGTTGCTGGTTCAACAGTTCGCAGCCTCGTGCTTCGCCATATAGTACTTGCGCCATCGCTATAACATCCTTATCTGTGTAATACATTTTATATTCTGGCGTGGGTGTCGGTTCAGGAGTTGAAGTTACAGTTGGTGTCTCCGTCGGAGCTGGCGTGGGTGTGACAGTCGGAGTAGCTGTCGGCTCGGCTGAGGTTTCTGTGGGTTTTATAAATAAGCCGCCGAAAAATACTCCAAGCAACAACAGTGCAAATAATATCAGTACAATTTTTTCGTTTCTATTCATTATATCCTTTCCGGCTTTCAGCCTTTCATGTAGTCAGTTCTCTGTCCCGACCACCTCCTTCTCTAATGAATCAATGTATTTCTCAATTTCCGTTGTATCAAACGCTTCTTCCTCTTGGGGTTCTGCTGTTGCGTAAGTAACAGCAGTTCCTGTCTCACCCCAATTTGTTGTTGGGTGTACTCTATTTATCCTGTCAATCAGTTCATCAAAATCCTCAAGTGTAAATCTGAAGTCACGATCGTATGTCCATCCTGCAGCATCCGATAATGTATACTCGTTCACGAATATATACTCATCCGCATTCGTTGTCACATAGTTAACTGGCATTTGATTCACCGCTTTCTGCAAGGACAACATCGGAAACACGAATAAACGGGTCTATTACACACGCGCGTGTAACTCTGTCAAAACAAGCACAGCAAAGTTTCAGGTCTACTTCTTCCCCATCATGTACACTTCCATATCCGATTTTCTTTGATATTGCGAAGTCCGACATAATATCAAACTCGTCCATTTCTTTGCCGCAGAAATTACATTTTATATTCAAGTATATTCTCCTTATGTATTAAGCTCATTACCCCAGCAGTCCCATCCCGATCGTTCCTGCCGAGCATACAGCTCAAGCTTTCTTGCATTGGGATACAGACGCTGCATTATTTCAAATGATATCTCAGGCTTTTGGCTGTGTCGTCTTGCCTTTTCTCGGAACACCGTATGTATCTTTCCACGCTCACCTGTTGCGACAGGCGGCAATCTACCCTTATACATGTACAGCAAATACTCATGACCGAACCTGACTGTAAACGCTGCGGGAATACCGGTCACTTTATCCCAAACCATACGTGCATGAAGTTTATAACCGAGTTCTTCCGCTATGCGCTGGGCATCAAAAAGATATTTATCAATTGTCCATAAAAAAAGCACGGAGTTTTCTCCGCACAATTCAGATGCTGTTTTTAGATGCTCCTTTATCTCATCAAGCGAACATGTGGGATACTCCAATTGAGTACCACTGCTATTAGGTCTAACGCTTTTTTTGCCGCCCTTCGATTGCTTCCACGGCGGGTCGGCGCAGATGAGATCATACTGGTTGTCTGTATTATAAATATCCACAATCATGCTTCGTTACCCCATCTATCCCAACCTTCAAACTCCTGGCGTGCAAACAATTCAATACGGGGTTCGTAACTAACCGTCTCTATCATCTCTCTCATTTTAATCGGTTTCCTGCTATGTACTGTTTTAGGTTCATAAAATCCGGTAGTGCCTTGGCAGCGCCGCCCCTCATTATCAAGTTTGTATGGCAGACGCTTTTTTGTTGTTCCAAACAAGCAGTGTTCGGTAATTCCTCGGTAATATTGCCCAAGACCTATACGATCCTTTGTCCATGTAATCGTTGTTATATATTCAAATCCCCATGCCTTAAGACAATCAAGACCGTCTTGCAAATGGTTATTCGTGACCCACATGTATATGTGACATCCATCTTGGTCGACCAAACGCGGTACTGGCAACAACATTATTTCGTCTGTCTTCATTAAGCTGTAGTGCTTATCTGCGCCTCGCTTAATCTTCCCTCCGCCGGTTTCATTCCACGGAGGGTCTAAATAAATAGTTTTGTATTTTTTGTCTGTATTATAAATATCTACAACTATTCAAACCGCCTCCTATGCATATAGGTGTTCATAATCGTTAAGTATGTAATACCCTCTGTCTCTCCGAAATTTCTTGCAGACTATAACATCATCCTTTTTTATCGGGTCTTTGTCATATTCTCTGTTGTAAACTGTGAATTTCCCGTCTTTGCCCGAACCGAGCGATTGAGTAAGTATATTATATCCAAACCGTCTGCCAGCTCTGCTCGTCACAGGGAAGACATTCTTCACAAATAACTTTCGTCTGTCTTCTTCTTTACCGGACACATATCCTGCGTAACCCATAATATCGTTGAAATTCCTCGACTTCATTACAATACTTAGGTCTTCCAGTTTAGCTGCCTTTATTACATCCTCACAGTCTCTGCAGATTGGCATAACATCGAGTAACGTATAGTTTTTTGACTCTTTGCCTGCTTTAGTTGTGCCCACTGCATGTTTTATAACAGCTGGCTCAAACGGCGTCCCATCTATGATAGATCGCTTAATTTGTTTTGCCTTACCCCTTTTAAACCACTCATAAAACAGTTCAACTATTCTCAGCAATTCTCTCTGGTTGCCAAACCCCGAAAAGAAATCAAGTTTTATAAGTATATCAAGTTGGCGCGTATTCAAGCTTGTGCACTCGTCGATATCCCTCAGCACATCTACAAAGTATGTATAGGTTTTCCCGTGAGACAAATCATACAGTTCGTCAGCAATGTCGGCATTCATGTACTTTACAGCAGTGAGTCCTTTAGCTATGATATTGCGCTCTTTGTCAAAAAAGTATTTACCCCTTGACAGCCCCCATTTAGGCGATGTCACTCTAATTCCTACTTTATTGGCATACCCTGTTATGCTTGCCGTCTTTTCGAGATTGTCTCCAAATATATTTAATGCCGCCGTTAAAAACTCTAGTGGGTGGTAGTATCTGAGATAGCCGCATATGTAACCAATCGCGGAGTAAGGGTCACTATGGTTCCAACTAAAGCTGTATGCCGAAGCGTCCAGTATAATTTGCAAGAAAGGTTTTATGATTTCCTCACATCGAACTTCAGTCATATCATATTTTTTTGAACAGAACTCCACAAATCTGTGTTCAATCTCTGGCAACAGTGTCTCTGTCCCTTTCTTCTTGGCTATAGCTCGCCTAACAAGATCTGATTCAGCTGCAGAATACCCGCAAAACTTCACGAGAAATTGCATTATTGTTTCCTGCATTGCAATACGACCAGCCTCGGGCATCAAGAATTCATTTAAAGCCTCAAAACCATTATCATATAGCTCGCCTTGAGCTACGCTATCACGAAAGCTGGCGCAAGCCGGGCGGATTAATCCATTACCAAATGAAAGCCATTTCAATGTGGAGAAGTTGGGAGTTCTTGCTCTTGCTATTTCCAATGTTCTGTCCGACATGAATTGCTTGAGAAAATGCTGCGCACTGTTCGATTCCCATTGAAAGATCAGTGTGGTATCATCTCTGATACTTCGCCATACAGCTGGGTCTTCCATATCTGTATTGTCAGGCGTTAGCCGCTCGATACCGAGCATTTTACACGTATCATTGATAACGCCTATGTTATCAAGCCCAAGTATGTCCATTTTCACATACATCAAATCATCCAGCTCTTTCATGTTTATCATGGACACCGGATAGTCTGATGTTGAAATCGAACATAACCCAATCATTTGGTCAATGGGGAGATCGCTAATTAACACTCCGCTGGGATGAGTTCCGACCGACACTATAGTACCATTTACTATATCAACGTACTTAAAAACATCGGGGTGGTTCTTCCTCGCAAGTTCTTCATTAGTTTCGGCTATCTTGCAAATTTCATCCGCAATTTTTATATGGTTTACTCTTTCGTCGTCTTTGTAGAGAGCTCGGCATACATCCCTTATGGCACCTTTAAGTGCTATGGTATTAAATGTGATTATTTCAGCCGAATTGATGTTAGGAAGATTCAACCTGTCTTTTAGCAAGAACCTTTTAACGACTTCACGATCCTTACCTGAGTAGTCCGTATCAATATCAGCATTGGTAACACGCGCCGGGTTCATAAATCGGAAGAAGTTGAGGTCGAACCTCATGCTGTCCATTTGAGTTATTCCAAGCAAATACGCTATCATGCTGCCGGAAACTGACCCTCGTCCATATCCGCACTGAATACCATGCGTTCTTTCCCACTCGCGGAGATAGGTCTGAAGCAGCATAAAATCAATCGACTTAGTTGTTTTATAAACTTCAAGTTCTTTTTCAACGACACTTTCCAACTCTTCGCGGCTATGATTTTTAAGCGCATAAGGGTGATTGTCAATGGCCTCGCTAATCTTCTGAACAAATGTCTCTTCGGGGTTTGTATAAATGTGAGGATATTTGGTTCCACGGTCTAGCTCAAACGGCTCAACCATATCCGCCAGCAGGTTTGTGTTTTCAATAGCCTGCATATACTCGGCTTCCGGTAACGAACCCTGCGCTTGATAGGCTGCGACCAACCCGTCGTAAGTTTTGAACTTCAAGTCCCAACGCTCCTCGCCATCAAACGTAATGTTTTTGGACGCCTGTAAGATACTTCTTCCTTTTTCATGTTCTGTATTGAGGACGTGCGTATCAGTTCCTGCAATCAAAGGTACGCCGGTGCTCTTGCTAAGCAACAGTAGTTTTTCGTTGTAATTGACCTGCTTCTCATCCATGTGGTGTCCGACTTCTAAAAAGCAACGATGCTTATTTCGCTCAAGGAAGTCCAGATAATACTGCTGAACCTGTTCGTCACCTTTCCCGAGAACGCCACCTATACAAGCCGTGGTGATGATAATGTTGTCAGATGTCGCAAACAGTTCATTGAACGTGATTCGTGGAACATAGTAAAAGTGGTTGTCGGTTCTGCAGAAACTCTTAGACACAAGGCTGTTGAGTTCTAAGAACCCCTCGTAGTTCTTCGCAAGCAAGACACAGTGGTAGTTGTCTCTGATTTTTTCGTCCAATGTGGTGGTGAGGTATGCTTCAACAGAATGCACATATTTGAGACCGTTCGCTTCAATAGCTTGTTTCTTATGCCACCACTCCATGACACTACCGTGTTCGCTAAAAGCCAGCGCTGTCATACCGCACTTTTGGGCTGCATCAACATAATCTTGAAACTTGGTTACACTATCGATATTTGTAACGGCATTGCTCAAATCCGAGTGGAGATGATAGCAAAAATAATTACGCACTGTTGACATTCCTTTCTACCGGAGTGCTAATGGCACGCTCAAAGTCCCATCCGAATACAAAAATCCGTGCCCTTAGCGTTCCGTATTTAATTCCGCTCTCCTCCGACCACTTTTTGAGATTTTGCGTTTTCCCACCATATGTAAACAAAAGTGAATTTCTACGGTTATCAGACTGAGCCGACTTACTAATCCATTCGCAATTTTCTGGGCAATAGCCTCCATTCACATCTTTTCGCTCCAGAGTAAACTCGTCCGTATAGCCATTTTCTATAGCCCATTGCTTAAATGGAATATAACTATTCCATTTTTCACAAACCGAAATGCCACGACCGCCATAATCCTTATAGGCTATTCTGTTAGGATTGCTGCATCTGCTAATCATTCCACACCAGATAGCGTATAACCTCGTTTTGCTTTCGCCATGAATTCGACGCATGACACCAATGTTATTTCGACTGCTATTACACCCACATGAGGTTGTGCGCAGACCTTTAAGGCTTTGCGCACAAACCGTGACGGTGTTTCCGCAGTCACATTTGCATTTCCAGTACGCTTTGGGTTGGTCGCTCGGTGTTTTATGTGTATGGTCATATCCCAAGACTGTCAACCTGCCGAACTTGCGTCCTGTCAAATCGTCTCTTACCGCCATAACAGCCTCCCTTCGTATAATTTTCTCCATATTTCTTCTCCTGCATCTACAGGACTATCCTTATTGCCTATCAAACCTTTAGTGTCTTTAACATATTCCACCTTAACGAATCGCTTAAGCTTTCGGATATTTTGATCGTCAGTTATTTTCACATCTTTATCAAGGGCAAAAACCACCCTGCAGCCAAGCTTTATAAGTATTTTCATTTGTTCAGGACTAAGGTGTGAGGTTAAAACCGCACCGCAGTTATCAAAACCCCACACGTCAGCCTGCATTACAGACTTAGCCCCCTCGAAAAGAATCACTTCGCCTTTTTCTCTAATGCTTTCCATATTGTCTGACACCCCATAGATGGTGGACTGGACGCCCAAAGGGTAGAAATATGTATATTTTCGCAGTTTTCGTTCCTTAAAGTCAGGAAAGAGTGTTCTGCCGTGGATATTTATGATATCTCCGTTTATATTCTTGATCGGGTAGACTATTCTATTAGACACTGCGTCATAAGCAACCTGATATTTCTCCATAACTTCAGGTGTTATGCCCTCTGCTTCCCAAACTGCAAGCTTGTCCGCACGCTTTTCGTACTTTTCCATACAGTCAGGCGGTAAAATCACCGATTTTTCAATTTTCTGATGGTTTTTCGGTGGCTTAAATCGTTTTGCCACTGCTGTGGCGGGCAGCTTCTGTCTTTGAGTTATTTCTCCTGTTACTCCGGCATATGTTTTGAGGATATCGAGCGCTTTGGGGAAGCTGCATTTAAAATAGCACTGGATAAAACTTAACACATTCCCGCCTTTGCCCGAAGAGAAGTCATAAAATTGCTGGGTTTCTCTCCGAACCGAGAAAGACGGTGTCTTTTCCTCTTTTAAAGGGGAAAGAGCCCAATACTCATCGTTCTTCTCCTCAAAATCCGTAAACTGCGATATGTAATCTAATATATCCACCGATTCTACGAGCTCAGATATCTCCAAAACACTATTCACCTCACTCTAAAACGGTGTATAAACTGCATGCTGTTTCGCCTGTTCGTATGATACGAGATTGCCCTGGAAATTCAAATCTATGTACTCATCGTCGGTCATTTGAGCACCGTTTCTATTAAGAATAACTCTCAGTTTTTTATTACCACAATCAGCACCATCCAATGCTATCTCATCCGGAGTTTTGTCAGTAATGATTGCTATAGTAGAGGCATTTCTTCCGATTTTTGCACTATCAGCCACTCTGCCAGCAGAGTTTAACTGCGCTGCACCTATACCCGCTATACCCATTTCGCCGCAGACCTTATTTTTAATGCAGTCAACAAACCTACCCAATTCCTGATAAGAGTCAAAAGCATCTCCACTACCGCTGGACTTGAAATAGTCAACGATGAGAACATCAAGTCCTTGAGTATGCCTTACCTTCTTGACTGCCGTATAAATGGTCTGCATATCAAACATCGGTATGTACAAATGTGTGAACTTTCGTGTTTTAAGCCATGCAATAGCTTCCTCTATCTTAATAGACTCTTCTTCGGAGTACGAACCGTTCTTAACTCTGCCAAAAGGTATTGCAGTCAAGTGTGACACCAAACGAGTGGTAAACATCCGAGTATTAAGCTCGCTGTCTATATACAAAACGGCCAAATCTTTTTTCATAAGATCCACCGCCTCGTTCAGAAGCATCATACTCTTACCTTGCTTAGCTTCAGCTGCAAATATGAATAGCTCCCCCGGTTCTATAGTCGCATATTTGTTAAGCTCCGGGAACTTAAACGGGATACCTGAGACATCTTCTCCTTGTCGAGAAACTATCTCCGCCCAAATGTCATCGATTATATCTTTGAACTGAGGAACCTCGCTCGTGCTGGCAAAGTCCATCATCACATCGTCAATTGCAGTGTAGATTTTCTGTTCGACATCCTTCATCCCCATGTCTCCACACATCTTCTGACAGCTTTGAAGCATTTCAAACATGTCTCTACGAAACGCTGCATCGACCACATTGGATACGAGCAGCTTGTACTCTTCCAATGTATCACGGGCAATTCCTGCGCTCGCATCAATGAACTCATTAATACTCTCAGCTGTTAGTGCCGACGGATAACTTCGCGTTGCTTCATCAGAGTTCAACGCCTCAAGGATATTGAACGCATCTATACACATGATATCCTTACGAGTCAGAATTGATATCGCAAGATACATATATCTGTTACAGGGGTCCGAAAAATGCTGAGGAAGTAAATCCTCTGAATAATAAGCGAAGTCAGGATGTCTAAAAAGCGTAGCAATTATACCGGACTCGCTCTCAATGCACGTTATATCTGATGCCCTAATTCTTATCACCCCTCGTTTGTCTGATAGTATTCACATGCCGCATTCTTCCCGCATAAATACCTACATCTGAAGAACTCTAAGCTAGGATGCCAACTTTCATTACTGGCGATTTTCTCAGGCTGTTCTCCGAACTTCTGCAAAATCGTATCATACTTATCTTTACTAAACGGCTCTGAGATAATCGTCCCCGTTCTGAAGCAATTGAACTCTAAAAGGTCAGGAAATTTTCCATAGAGCTCGTACACCGGTTTGCAATACAAATACAGCTGCTCATAATACTTATCCAGCTCTTTATCGCTCAACGTCGGCTTCTTCCTATTAGACCTGGGCTTTAATGCCCTGGATTTATGATCGCCAAGAATCAGCAAGTCATTGTCCTGTCGTATATAATCTATAAAACCTGTGAACTTATAACCGTTGAGCTCAAAATCTACCGGGAGTTCTACCGCCACTGTATTCTTAGGAGATAGAGGGCAATTTCTCAGATAATCATATCCGCTGCTGAAATAGTTTGCGAACACCTTATCGTTCGGAGCCTTGCCCTCCACCTCATTCTGAAAGTTCAGGATGTAGTGTTGCGCCAGCTCATCTTTTTGCAGTTCTCTGTTTAAATAAGATGCAAGAATTGCGTGGACGAAGCTGCCAAAAGACGCAAAAAAACTGCGTTCTTCCGGATAGCACTTTATATATGTGAGAAAGAATTTATATGGGCAATCTTCAAAACACCTTATCCTGGAGTAGCTCCAGGTCATTTGCTCAATGATGTATCGAAGATTCATACATCAAATCAGAAGGGCAGCTCGTCCGGATCGGGTTCGGAAGCCTTACCTGCGGGGGTCGATGCACCGGAGCCGGTGCCCTTATCGCCGCAGAAATTAGCCTTATCGACCACAATTTCCGTTATCTTACGAGCAAAGCCTTCCTTAGTCTCATAGCTTCTCGTCTGAAGTCGACCTGTAATTGCGATCATACGCCCCTTAGTGAAATACTTGCTGATAAAATCCGCTGTACCTCTCCATGCGGTGCAATCAAAAAAGTCCGTCTGCTTTTCCTCGCCCTTGGCCGCATACTCCCTATCGCATGCAATCGCAAACTGAACCACAGAGGTTCCATTGCCTATCGTTTTGAGTTCGGGGTCTTTTACCAGTCGTCCCATTATTGTTACATTATTAAGCATATCCTATGTCTCCTTATTTTATATTCTCTTTAAGTGCCTTAAGCAGTTCTGTTGCTACCCCGGGGTCAGTGATGCTGAGATAGTTACCACTGGGTTTGCCATTGATCTTGACATACTTCTTTGTAATGGCGATTATATCGTCTCGCTGTTCGGGGTGTGCAGCCAACGCATCATTGACAAACGTATTGATTTCCTCGACCAGCTTTTCCGCTATCAATTTGCTCTCTGTCAGTTCGGCTTCCTTCTGCTTACTTCTCCAACTGTCGGGGTCTTCTCCGTCAAGCGTTGCAATTTGGAAGAACTGCATCATGAACTGGCGTAAACCATATGTAAGACCGCTGCCGAAAGCCTGCGCCGGGTCTTGCTGACTACCGACCACAAACCACGGTACTTCTATGTAGTCATCGGGATTGTCGTTATTGACCCACGTATACACTATCGATGCGTGAGTAACGATCTCATTAACCTGTTCTGTGTACTGCGTACCATCTTTGGCAAACTTCGTCTTTTCATACTGATTAGGTTCAACACTCTCGGTCCCCGACATCACTTTAGGAATAAGGGAAACCCCGTACTTATCCATGCCAGCAGTTACCCTGGCAAGGATCTCATCGATTGAGGTGTATTTATAATTGAAGCCCTTTTTGTTCTTCTGAATAACCTCGGTCATCTTTCTGATCTTCGCAAGCTTTTGGAGTAAGTTTAATTCTTCTGCCATTCAATCATCCTCTCAAATTTTCAATCACGTAAGTTGCCATTCCGTCCGCTATATGTAAAAACCAAGCCAGCGTAAACTGTTCAAAAGTTGCGCCGACTTTGTCGTTATCGAAAGCCCCCATATGCGTGTTGATCGAAGCTGCCTCTTCAGGACTCAGCTTCATAAAATTCTGCACAAGGTAAACTGATTTGCTACCGTGCCCACCAAAACAGAACTTTTCCTTAATACTGTAGGCATCATAGGATTCCCACTGGCCTGTTTCGGAGTTCTTACGGTTTCGTTTCTCCGTTGCATAGAAATTAACCTTGCATAAATCGTGGAATAAAGCCACGATAGCCAACGATTCAGGATCAAAATCAAATTCAGGATAGTGATTTGCGAGCCTGACCAACGCCTTATAGACGTTAATCGAGTGCTCACACAGGCCGCCTACGTAGCTACCGTGATATCTTGTACTGGCCGGAGCCTCAAAGAAATCGCTACTTTCAAGCCACTTAAGCAAATCGTCTATCCCGGCTCGCTTAATGTTCTTCTTGCATATTTCGATAAATAATTCTTTATTGGACATACGTCTCTCCTTTAGGTCTTTTATTGTGAAGTGGGTGAGCTGGTTTAAACTGTGGATGTCTCCATCTGCTGCGGCAGGCATCATAAGCGCAGTCTCGCTCGCAATTATAAACATAGTACGAATGCTCGCAATAATCGCAGAGTTCTTCGTGCTTTGAAATTATTGCTTGCTTTATGTCTTCTACCAAAGTACCATGAGATGTTTCATGTATCTCACACTCGTCGGGGTCTCTGAATTCCCTACCACAAGTATCGCATTTATAAATAATCTTCATGATAATCCTCGCTTTGTGGTTGAGCTGGTTTAAAAAGCTCTTCTACCTCAAACTCTTTTGCAGCAATAGTGACGCGACCCGATCCCTCTTTTACAGAAGCACCATAAGCCTTACAGATTTCCAGCACCTCTTGCATACTGAGATTAGATATACTCATTCAACAAACGCCTCGTCTCTGTTTTAGGTATAAAAAATACACCCTACTGAGTGTCATCAACCTTGATCAAATCGCCACTCCAAAATAACCATCGTGGCTCCTCGACCATACTTATCATATTTTCTCGTTCAACGTGAGCCGTAAAAACCGTGTCCTCATTCTGCTCAACAAACTTTCGATAACGTTCGGCCATTCTCGGATAGTTCTTTCGAGCTTTAATAAGCTCAGAATTCAATCTAACCTTATCACTTTCCCTTATCTCTTGTGGCGGTGATGGGGTCCCCGATCCTTCATTCACGATGAATGCATATTTTTCAGCATCAGCTTTACTGACACCTGCTTTACGAGCGCTCTTCGTAAAAGCCCGCTTACCTGCTCTATTGATAAAAATCAACTCCTTTTATTTATCGAACCGACACGGATAATTTGTTCTTATTCTTCATCCGTATATACTCTGCTTGATTCTTTCATCAAATCTCTCATCGTCTTCGTCGCTAAGCGTCATCATTACAATTTGCCCGCCAAGCACGCTTTGAAGAACCAAACCAGCCTCGTCAACTAAGTATTTGCCTGCATTAGTACATGCCTCTTTGGATGCCACAAACGGCTCCGGGATTGTTGTTTTTAATTCATCAGCTAGGAACTTCAAGTGGTCGACTCCCACGTCAGAGTAGGTTGCTATCGGAAGGCCGGTGGCGTGAGACTCCTGAACCAAAAGACTGGATTTTCCTGTACCTCTTCTTTGATAAAATGTCGTCATGTTTTTCTCCTTATATTAATACTTAAATTTATTTTTCATTGTTTGCGCAAATTCCTCGTCCGAGAGTGTTCGGTCTGATACAATTATCGTCTGCTCTGTGTATCTATTGGGACAAGCTACATGTTCACATCCGTAAATGCTCGAGCTCGTATTATAACGAAGCCCACAGTTCATATTCTTGCAATCAGTCATCACTATACTTTGTTTTAAGACTTTCTAAATACTCTTTATATTCTTCTCTAATTTTTAAAACTACCGCCTTATCTACCCCTTCATATCGTTTCCATATATCCCGAGGAGCGTATCTTGTATTACCCGGGCAACACTTATGCCACAGGCTTTTGTCCCATCCTTCGCTCTTTTTGTATTCCACAGGAACATAACCATAATCCGGCGTGACCTCTATAAAAGCATCGAAATCTTTGGATTTAATCCATCGAATCTTATTATCCGGACACAAAATAAGCCCGCGTTCATTAAGTTTATGAAAATTAATGATGCATCCGTATATTTCGGCAAAAATCACCGCCGCCCATACTGCCGGTCCGCAGAACAGCGCTCCATAATCTTTGCCGTGATCTAAAATCTCTATTCCTATAAAGGCAAAGACACTCATAATACAAACACCGCATATAAAACCCATCCAAAAATTCATTCGTTCCTCCTTAGTTTTGAGCATGGAAAAGCACCCTCTTACGAGGGTGCTTAATTATGTGGCGGACTAATCCACCCTTGCTTTTACGCTGGATGTATGATACAATCCAACCGTGACTTTCCACGACCTTATCATGACCGAAAACCAGTAGGTTTGACAGCTTGACTGAACATTTTCGGTCAGGAAAGGTGGTGGTCTATGGTAAACGCAATTATCTCCAATATTATCTCCGGACTTATCGTCTGGGTAATAGGCGAGTGCGCAAAAGCCGTATGGCGTAAAATACGCTGAGTCGCCGAGCCGCTAATGCGGCTCGTTTTATATTTTACCGAGCTGCTTCATCCTGCTCCGGCAAGTTTGAAATTCCCTACCATTTACTCCAACGAAGCCCGGTTCAGAATACTTCCATCTACGCAGATCATCATCGGCGGCCTCTTGTGTGGCCGCAAAATAACACCACGAACTTCTCTTGCCGTATTCCAGGCTTTTCATACTATAGCTTCCAATCAACCTTTTAGCAAATCTCCCATTTGAAAAGAATGATCCGAGGACATCCAAATGCTTCTTCATAAACTTTAAAATATCATCTTCGGTTACGGACTCGTCGAAGCTGATCCAAAACATAGACATATTTGTGTCGTTATGCCCTTGGCACGACATGTAAGTTTTCAATCCGGATTCATTAAAGTACTCTACCATAGGAATAACACCCGGATCTAATCCAAGTGCTTCATAGTCTATTTGTTTTATCATATTATCTTCCTTTTCATTGACATATTGTATGATATTAGTTATAGTATATTTACAATTAGTAATTGGAGGTATAATATATGGAACAATCTAAGGTTGCATGTTCTTCATGTGGAGAGCAATTCCCTTCAGATCAGGGTAGTTTTGATGATAATTGTAATCCCATTTGCCCCGACTGTTTAAAAAAACTTGCAGAACAAGAAGACGACAAAGCTTAAGAAAGCACCCTCGTAAGAGGGTGCTTAAATTTGGTACCACACATCAATTGTTCAACAGCGAAACCCGCCGCAACTAGTCAATACGGCACGGATAAAAGGAATCTTATCTTTGCGAACAATGGGATAAGTGTGGCTTATGGAATTGCGCCGGAGTCCAGGGAAAACAAAGTGGGGAAAATCCAGTGGTGTTGTGACCACTGGATTTTCTATATCAAACAACTGGCAGGGCGGCGTATCCTGCATCTCAGATTCCTCTTACGAGGAGTGCCGGGAGTCTTTCCGACCTCAGTTGTTATTGATACCTTGTCGGTAATTCTGCACAGCCGTATTCTTCTTCGGGCGGCGCAGGATTTTTAAACCACGGTTTATTGGCATCAGGGATATACCATCCGTCTTCGATAGCCAATCGCCGAAACATATCAAAGTAGTCTTCTCCTCGGGCAAAATCCTGTCCGGTTATATTCTTGAATTCCTGCAGCAGTTCTTCATAGTGACCCGGTTTCTCTGCTCTTATATGTTCTTCCCCGTTAACAAGATCGAATACGAGGTTTGACCATTCGTTGAGCTTGGTGGGATTTTCGTGAGCCTTTTTACGGCGGGCAAGTTCTTTATTATATACTTCTTTACCATTGACGCCATTGATATTCCAGAAACCATAATCACCACAGTAGCAGAGACGTCCGAAAATCAAACTAGCATATCCCATAGAGTATGCTATGTACCCAGCATAATAAAATCTCAATTCTATCTTAGATTTTTTATCTTTACACTCGCTGTCCTCTTCTAATAAGTTTCTTATAGAGAGACCTTTGGGATGAACATGCACGACATCGTCCAAAGTAATCTTAGTTAAGCCGAGTTCTATATGTTTAAAGCGCTCCTCATAACTCATCAATTCTTCTCTGTCGCTTTCCCAACCTATTAAGGCTGCATCAATCAACGCGAGCAGCTTTGGCTCCAACTCCGGGTCGATTTTCAAATAATTTCGAGGATGTTCATCTAAATAAGGTTTATATCCGATACTCTTTTCGTTTTCGAGTTCAAGCCATGTGGGCTCGTCAGGATGTTTTAAACAGCATTCTAAGGCTCTATCTGATAAATCCGGTCGCCATCCTTCATATTCAGCAATTTTGATGATAGCCCATTTAAAATATTCAAAACCAGTTATCCATTTAAGCTGTTTAGCCTCACGAACATTAATCGGGCGTTTGCTTCCCTCGCACAATGTATTATCATGACGTACACTTGCGGCATAAGCAGTGAACTCTATATTCTTCTCCGGGTCATCATAGTATCCTGGAATGCTCTTTGCCTTGTCTGCGTCATAAGGCCAATACTTATCTATGCAACCGGCAACAAACAGCCCTGCCAAATACCGCTGTCTTGCATGGTCATATTCAAAACGATGCTGTAGAGAATAATCACTTACCACAGGCGTACTCGAAGTCGAAGCAAATGCAGCATCGTGCCAAGTGTTCTGAATACCTTTGCCTGCAATATAGGAGCCTCCTGCTAATAACCATAAAAAGCTCGAAAATATCCCCATCTCTCACACCTTATCCTTATACATTAAATACTTCCATATATAATACTCGTCTTTGAGTTCCGCATTTATCGCGGCTCTACGAATTGTCAGTCTTCCACCAGTCAACTTTTCTGTCTTCTTTATCAGGTATGAGAAATCTACATCCATACCGGCTGCCTCAGCTTCATACTGTCTGTAAAAAATTCCGGAGTGCAACACTGAACGATAAGAAAGTCTCTTAACCTCCGGATTTTTCTCGTATGCTATTCTTGACTTCTTCTTGATTTCACTCGCTATCCATATACTGTCGGCATCGGCCTTGATCCCCCGCAGTAATTTATCACTGTTTATTCTATTGCTTGAACGGGTATAATTAGGGTGCTCGTAGATGAACGCCGTACTCTTTAGTACTAGGTCAAATGCCTCGATTGCTTGGGGATATATTGGGTAGGCATCTCCGTTGTAAAAAAAGATGCGTTTGTCTAAATCAACATCGTCTGCTGTCGCAGAGTTGGCAAAATGTTTGTTTCTTACTCCGGCGAATGCCATCCACAGAAAACATCTGTATATTACATCTATTGTACGCTTATTTTCTGCATCGAATATTTTGTCAAGCGAGACCTGAAGATGTATCGGCCCCGATACGATCGTTTTTTTGTACTCGCTTAGTCCTTCCAATATATGATTAATTCCCTCAGACGCGTTAATATCTACATGTCCGGAGTGGCACCATTCAAGATACCTCAGCATAGATGCTCTATATCTCATTGGCAGCATTTTTAGATTTTCATCTACAAGTTTTTCAAACTTGGCAAGCTCATCGGAGTCAAATGCTGCGAGATCTTTCCCAAACTCTTTCTCGAGCTCTGATGACAATGCAAACAACCTTTTATATGCATTGTATGCTACCGAACCATGTCTAATATATTCCTCGTTATCCCATATAAACCTGGCTTTTATATCTCGATTGTACATGATAGCAGCACCTCCTTAGCTCTTGTAGCGCGTGCGCGTGTTCATAGCCGCCACTCTGTTTCTAACCGATATCAGAGTGTCGATATCTAAGAACGCTACAACTCCGGTCGCTACCAAGCTTCCTTCAGCGATTTTCTCCATATATGCATCAGATAAGGTGCATATGTAGTTGCCGATACGAGCCTTGTTCATTCGCTCGGGGTTCTCGCAAAGAACTATGCTATCTCTAGCAAGACCCGAATCTTCAGCCATTACTTTAACATGTGTAGGCTGCGACTCCTTCTTAATTGCTGATGTGAGAGGTACTGCTATAACGTTAGGACTGAACTTATTGCCGATATCGTTCTGTATAATCACACCGGGTCTCCACCCGTTCTGTTCGCTGCCCGAGCCTTCAAACTTCATAGTGTATACCTGCCCGATTTTCGGCGTTTCGTTGATTTTTTGTTGGTACATGTGGTATTCCTTTCTCAAATAATCTCTTATCTGAGCATAGAATACCATAGTTTTTCCGCTTTGTCAAGACCTTTTTTTCGAAGTGGGGAAAAATATGTAGAAACTCTTCGGATGCATTGAGTCCCTAGCTCGGCAGACTAGTTCGATTTCAATATTTCCGAAAAAATCTTCGCTATACTTTACTTTTTCAACACATTTGAATTTAACGCTGCTACTACCGACTGATAGTCTCACAGCGTGAGCCTCTGCACAAACGGCTATTTTCTCAAGCTCCATTTTTAATTCGCAAAATTGTCTGGCTGTTTCATCTCTCCAATTTGCGATATACCTTATCTCATTCCTTCCTTTGCAAAACTCTTCAAATTCACTAAGTGTCATTTCTTTTTTCATACTCTCGCTCCCTATGAGTCGATATCTCTAACTCGGAGATTATCTCGTCAGTTATTATCTAATTAAGATATTATCACACTTAATAATCTCTTGTCAAGATATTTTTCGTTTGCATAATTACTTTGTAGCATCATTGAGAGCGTCTATGGCACTATCGCAATAGTCGTATGCCCTTTCTAAGGCATCACATGCATCCTCCATTCGTACATATCTTTCACTTGCCTGGAGTGCTTCAGGAATATTATCCATGCTATCTTGTTCCTCGAAGCGGACATCATCGATTATGCCATAAGCCTTCTCGATGAAATCAATCGCCCGGTGGAGCTTCCCTCTCCTCTTGTCGTTCATTTAACCTCCTTCGATTTTGTACTGCAGTTTTTGTGTTCATTGCTTTCCTCCCATAATTCTTCAACGGCCATTTGTAATACGCGAGCTATCCTTATAGCCAGTAGAACATTCGGCAGCCTTTTACCGGACTCTATCTCCGCCACAGATGAATTGCCCGTTCCGGCTTGCGCCGCCAATTCTCTCTGTGTAAGGCCATGATATTCTCTATAGTATCCAACTCTGCATATCACTGTCGCTCTCATTATACCACCTTTTCCCTGAATCCTTTAAAATTGCTCTGAAATCAGACCAAAGGTAGTATGTGTACCTATTACGGGATCATACATCCACATTTTAACACACAAAAAAGCACCCACTTATGTGGGTGCTCAACACATTTTCTACACATTTATAGTCAGGGTCAACTGGATTTCGCCTTCTCCCTCCCCGGCAACCTGTCGGAACTCAAACTTATCTGCCATCTCAATAACGTCATAAAGATCTCTGTCTTCCTGGTACTTGATAACGATTTCGGGGCACTGAACAATTATTTTGCAAACTCCGGGTTCAACGCTGTAGTCAATATCGGTTACATTTATATTCTCATTAGAGCCTTCAAAGCCCACAAGGATATCACTCATATCTTCAATTCTGTCAAGATCAGATTGCTTCGGAATGATACCTTGATACTCAAGCTCCCTCACAAAACTCCCAAATATGTAGTTCATTATCCTATCTCCTTTGTAATACCGTAAAACGTAAACGTCAGTCTTATGCCGCCAGTCGATAAAGGATAGACCTCCATATTATTTGCAAGACTGCCTACTCTGGCTAACCATCGCGTGTCATCCATCGATATTGTTTTGCCCTCAAGCGAGATATAGGCCGAACATTCTACCGGCTTATGTATCTCGCATTCCATATGGATATTTTCGCCGCCAACAAACCTGTTCAGCACCGCTGCGCACAAGCGCACATTATCCACTCGCATGGGGTTAAGTATTCTGACGCTGCCGTCGTCAGGTTCTATAGCTCCCCGAATGTCTTCTATGAGGTCGTCTAAAGCTTGCTCAAACTCCTCTTCGCTTTCGTAATCAAAATCGTATTCTTCTTTCATTCGTTACCTCCCTCGGATAATAATTTTAGTATAGCGCTTATCTGCGCTATTCGCAAGAAAAATCAGTTAATAATAATGCATTTGATATCTATTTGCACCGGCCTGCCTTTGCCGATGGTCAGAGCAAGCGAGTTTCTTATAGCATCAGCGTCAAAGTTTCCGCTGAAGCTCATAGATATCTCCTTCATATTAAAGTCGCTGGCCTGACTAATACATTTAGGCATAAGTTCGTGTGCAGGCAATTCAGCGACGCTCTCATCCTCGTAAGAATTAAGCGCATTTTCCGCTTCTGTCTCCGATTCGCCCGTAAACTCCCGAAAAGAATTCTTCTGTTCTTTGGTCATGCGTTTGCCGGGATCAAATGTTATGCCCAGCGTCGACTTGCAGTACTTAGTTATCGTCGAAGGAACACACCCAAAAAACCTGGCTAAGTCTGTAGCTGTCGTGTTGTACTTGTCCCTCAGGGAAGTAATATACTCACGCTGGAGGTCATCGGGCATTGCTTTGAACTGATCCCATGACATAGGCGAACTAAGATTATAGCTCATAATAGTTCCGTTTCTCTCCTTCCACTGTTTTTGAGTCATACCGTCGCTTGTGAGCGAGCAGCGTTTACTCTTACTTCCGTTTTTCTTATTTCGATAGCCTCGCGCTATCCTCTTCTTAAGATACACATCATAATCGAAATCATTCATCTGTATCCTCAGCTGCGCCATTGCGCAGCTCAAACAAATAGCCTTGCAGCATATCGTACTCATCCTCGGTTATTGACTCAAGAAAGACCATATCCTTGTCAAAGCATTCGTATCCTATATGCCGCAGGAATAGATTAATAGTTCTTGCAAGCATCGATATTTCATCGTTCCCATAATCAGGGTATGTATTTGCTGTTTCGCTTATCTCATACTCGCTGCCAAACTCATTACGAAAATATAGCTTTATAGCTATTCTGTTGTCTTTTTCGGCGCTATTCATTATTTCCATCGTAAGCCTCCCTAATGGAATTATCTAAGCGTTCCATCCATGTGCAATCAGCCGGTTCACACGGCTCCTCTGAATGTAACTCGTTGCAAATGCCGCAAAGTATTCGCCTCACATTTCCCTTCGGTACAACATCGGCGGCGGGCATACTGGCTATCTTATCAAGAACGAACAAAACCCCTTCAGCGAATGTTCCGTCGCCCTCGTCAGTTTCGTTCCACGCAATGCACTCTAGTGCATCTGTATCTATATATTTTCCCATTCTCTCTTCTCCATTCCGAGCAACCACCATTTCGTCTCCAAACACAGCGCTCGCACTTCCCATAGCAAGGTTTATGTTCCATATTACGTACCTTGTATTTTACCCAAGAGCAATAAAAGTGCAGCATCTGTAAAGCTTATATCATAAGCCTCTGCTTGTTTCTTGATTTCTTCGATGTCGAAGCTCGCATCGCAACTCTCGCACAGCATTGAACCAGGCAGGCGAGTACAGCACTTGCACATAAACCTATCAACAAACGAGTTGGTCATTGCAATTCCTCCTTATCAAATTGTGATGTGCTTTGGATAAATAACCTTGTACTCCGCGCCCATATCATTCAGTATTTCCTGCACCTTATCTTCGGCAGAATCATGCGCTATCATAGTATCGACTGCGGCATGCACCAAACATTCGAGGTTAGATAAGCCAACCTCATTTAAGCCACGAATTGCAACAACAAAGTCAAAGCCGTCCTCAGCTCCGCCCGCATCGCTACAGAACTCAACGAATGAAACGTCATCAAACATTGTTACCTCAGGCAGCTGGGTAAAAACACGTTTCACGGAAGCTTTGTACGGAAGGTCATTGGGTAAATGCTCAAGAGCATAATCTACATCAACAAGTTTCATTTTCATTCTCCCATCGTAATGGCAAAAAGCTCTACCATCGTCATATTATTATACTTAGCCATGTCTGTCGCTAAAGCTGCTATATTGCGAGGCCGTGAAGCTCCAATTTCCCCAGAAAAGTACGTCAGCAAGTCCGGAAATTTACGTCGTCCATAACATTCATCGAGGTCTTCGTCGGTACCCTCGCAGGCAGTGGCAGTGCAGCCGCTGCACCAATTTGTGCGTTCATCGTCCCACGCCAGCAAAGTATGCCCGTTAATAATATACTCTGCATTAGGAGCACCCATATTTGAACCGCTGGCATGCCACCACCAACCCCAATGGTCAGGCCAATCCCTATCATCAATAGCAGCGAGCCTTTTCATATCAGCCTCTTCGATCTCCCACACTGTAAAATCCTCACGACAACCGTTGCCACAGAATTTATAAGTCATGGCCGCATCAATGCTGTTTTCTTTAAAGGCATTTTCAATGCTACCACCTGCAAGAATTTCAACTTTGCTCATACGCCCTCACTTTCTTATCTCATTGAGCACATCAAATGTGCTTTCAAGTTTCTTCGGGTCAGTTCCTCTCCCCAGCTTTGTAATGTTCTCTCCCGATGCCTTGTATAATGTAAACCCGCCACTATCTTTTTGGGTCATTATAAAAAGAAGCTCCCCATTGGCTGTGTAGTAACCAACTTTACCGTGCTCGCCCTTAGGAAATTTCATTTTCACCACAGGGGCTAAAGCCTGAAAGTATGCCATGCCCTATCATCAGGTCTAATACTTTATCATTAAACATATCAAAGTCATACCACTCAAGGCCGAAATAATAGTCGAGCAGCTCCTGATATTTATCACCGGGATTTTGTACCCTTACCGCCTTTGTAAAGGCGTCTACCCACCCCGCAGTAGTTTCTAAATAGAAGCACGTGTACGGATTATCTGCTTGTGGGAAGAGGGTCAGCAGATTTGTTGCAAACTGCGCAAGAACTTCTTTAGTAATCAGCTCTCTGTATCCTTCAGGAATATCATACTGAACAATCTCTCCATTAATTACTGGCATTACAATCCTCCTTATAGTATTCAAGTACATCTTTACCGCAGGCGAGCCCCGGCAGTATGATTGGGGAATATTATCTGCTCATACAGTGAAAGTTTTGAGAATCCGTCGTTCCCCACCACCCATTTTACCGGCATTGGATTTCTCATTTGCTTCCCTCCATTCAGCAAAATCGTAGATTATCGTGTCAAGTGGCCTAGGTATATACTTAATCCACGGCATCATCGCTCCGACATTATACATTTTGCACGGATGCCCATAGAGCTCTTCCATTAAGAATTTATCGTGCAGCATCATGTTGTGCTCAAACGAATTATGAACGTGGCCGTAAAGATGATACCATCCCGAGAAATGATTTTTAAAACACGGTATAGGATAGTGCGAAAGCACGACCTTCCTACCGTTATCATCGATCTCAAGATAGTCTGCAATTTTTATGAAACAGCGATCAAAATCTTTATTGCCCGTTCTATCGTGGTTGCCTTTTACAAGAACCTTATTACCATTTAGCTGCTTAAGAATCGGAACTGCTTCGCTGGGTTTGCACCAAAACATATCCCCAAGAACATAAACCGTGTCTTCAGACTTGACCTCTACATTCCAGTTGTCAACAAGCGTCCGATTCATTTCTTCGACTGTCGCAAACGGTCGATTATCAAGCGCAAGAATATTCTTGTGCCCGTAATGCCAATCAGCTATGTACAAATTCCTCATACAATAATTCTCCCGGTCTCATATGTTTCTTTGAATATATCATCGATCTCTGCTGCTACCTCCGGAGGCAGCCACGCACTGGCTTCTTCGTTTCCCCAGTACAGCTCAACGCAATTCCCGCCCGTATTTACACAAATGTTCGGACCGCCGCATGCAATCATCACGGTTACGCTGCGATATTCATGGTCTCCGCCTATAGCGTATTCAACATCATATATGTACTGGTCGTCAAGTGGAGCTATCGGTTCCCACTCATCTTCCGATTCCATTTCGCCGCACTCACAAACACCTACCGGGTCAGTAAATACCTCGCCGCACTCCAAACAGCGCTTTACCCTGCCTTCGTAGCACGCTACCAAATGATCTCTGATCCGCTCGCAGGTTTTATAATTTTCCTCACTCATTTTCATTGCTCACTCCATATTAAGCTTGACACGCAATCTGCTATTATGCGTGCTCCTTCTTGAATCTCAGCTAATGTGTTGTATGTTGAAAAAGATATTCTCACCGTACTGCGAGCCTGCTCTTCGGTAAGTCCAATTGCAAGCAGCGCAGGGCTGGGCTTAATATCATGTGCTCTACAGGCAGAACCGGCAGATATACATACTCCGTGCATATCTGCTAAAAGCACCAAGGTCTGAGCATCTACGCCATCAAAACGCAGGCTCAAGACCTTGGGCACGCAATTCACCAAGTTTCCATTGATATGCATAATATCGGCCAATCCGTTTGTGCTAAGACACGAGCGAAGTATTTGGAGAAATTCAGATCGCAGTTTTGCAACATACTCCATATTGGCCGCAAGGTTTTCTTTTACTATCCTGCACGCCTCTCCAAATCCAACGATTCCTGCTACATTCTCAGTGCCGCCGCGAAGTCCGAACTCCTGATCGGCACCGCCGCATATAAGTGGATCGTAACCGTCCGCATTCCTCACATAGAGAGCTCCGACGCCCTTCGGGCCGTGTATTTTGTGCGACGAAAAAGAAGCCGACTGACAACCTATATCCCGAACGTTAACGGGAACGGAGCCTAAAGCCTGTACGCAGTCAACATGTAAGTTGATTCCCTTTTCATCACATATCTTCGCAAGTTTGTCTACTTCAGTCACAGATCCGATCTCATTGTTTACAAACATAATAGCCGCTGTGCGTATATGATTCCCTCCGGTATAACGCTCAAAGCTATCTATGTAGTCTGCAAAGCCTTCAGGAGTGACTACGCCATGGCTATTGACGGGAAGTCTATCGTTCACCATCCACTCAAAACTATGAGCTGCCTCTATTACCGAGTCATGCTCCATCTTAGTGGTAACAATCGGGCGGCTCCATCTCTGTCGAATAGAAAACGCAAGGTTGTTCGCCTCACTGCCACCTGACGTAAAAATCACTTGGTCTGGGCTGCAATTAATAAGCTCAGCCGCTTGCTCTCTTGCCCTCGCGACAGCGAGCTTCGCCTCTCTGCCAAGGCCGTACAAAGCCCCAGGATTACCATACTGCTCTTTAAGATACGGCAGCATCGCGTCGAAAACTCTGTCGTCGATCCTTGTGGTAGCGGCATTATCAAAATAAATCATGTGTACCTCCTTGTAACACACCGGACAATACCCCGTGATTTCGCCAAACTGTATGTTCACATGATGCCACATCTTGGGCAGCGAATAATATTAGTCATACAACTTGTCCTTGATCACCAGCTCGTCGTAAACCTCTTTTGGCACAACTGCCACGCTCGCATACTTTCTTTTCCTATCTTCGCGTGTCATTATGCAGTCGGACTTGATATTATCCCAAAGAAGCCTTGAAAATTTCTCGTCTTCATACCAAGGTGCCCATGTTGCCGGAATCGAAACCGTTACACACCTAATCTTATTTACGGTATCTATGATTCCTTTATAAGCTTCCACTGTTTCGTCGTATTTCTTCTGCATTGATTTAATGGCCATAGCAGCCTCAGCCATGTCGTTGTAATGAGCACCGGCATCCACCACATCAAAACAATCAAAAAGCCAGCTCTTGACTTTCTTATCAACATTATCTAATAAACTCATATTTATGACCATTCCTTTCCGCTGCGCTGCAAGGCACCAAAGGGGGGTGAAACGCAGTACCCCTAACGCAGCAAGTCGTAATTTGTTAGAATAAGCTTTTTGTTTTTTAGCCCCATTGTTCCGCCATAGCCTTTGCTATGCCGGGAAATGTTTTACTGCGTAGTTGTGCGCGGTCTTTGCCTGATATACTATCTTCCCAGTAGCCCGCTTTACCCGAAGGATAAACGCCGTACATTTTAGCAAGATCAGGTTTGGTCGGTCGTTGCCAATAAGTTTCGGCAGCCCTTTCAGCCACAGGCAAGTACCTTTCATCACGCATTTCATCTGATTGTCCACCGTGCACCCACGCGCTTCGCCGTACAGCATCTGCGCAAGCGATATAACATCGGCTTCGGTGAAATACATTTCGTATTCCGGTTCTGCCACTTCCACGACGCACAGGCCGTTTGTGTCCACTTCGGGCGGCACACCGTCTGCGTCGGCTTTGTTCGCCTTGCCGTCTATCGCAAGCAGTATCAGCAGTATCAGCGCCAGCAGAACGGCGCACACCTGCGCTATGATGATCGTGTATTTATTCATCGGCTTCACCTGTTATTGCTTTATAGATCGCGTCATCGTATTCGGGCATCGCCTTGATATATTCACGCAGTTCGCGCGGCATTTCGGCATAGACCTCCGATGCTTTGCGGCCGATGATCTTGAAAACCGGTGTGTTTGCCCATCCATCGTTGCCGCCGTATTTGCGTTTTAACTGCTGCGCGTTTGTAAAATCAGGCTTCCATTCGTTAAGCTTGTCCCATACTTCGTCAAAACGTTCGACAGTTACAGGCTTGTTGAATATCATCAACCTTGCACCTTCAAGGCCGTCGCAGAATATGCAGCGCGATATACCTTCACATTTACGGCAATGCATTGAAATATTTACGCCGTTGCCGTAGCTGATGCCGTTGCCGTTGCTGATGCCGTATCCGTTGCTGATGCCGCTGCCGTTGCTGATGCCGTATCCGTTGCTGATGCCGTATCCGTTGCTGATGCCGTTGCCGCTGCAGATGCCGTTGCCGTTGCTGATGCCGTTGCCGCTGCAGATGCCGTTGCCGCTGCTGATGCCGTTGCCGTTGCTGATGCCGTTGCCGTTGCAGATGCCGTCGCCGTAGCTGATGCCGTATCCGTTGCTGATGCCGTTGCCGTTGCAGATGCCGTTGCCGCTGCGGATGCCGTTGCCGCTGCGGATGCCGTTGCCGTAGCAGATGCCGTTGCCGTTGCTGATGCCGTATCCGTAGCTGATGCCGTTGCCGTTGCAGATGCCGTATCCGTTGCTGATGCCGTTGCCGTTGCAGATGCCGTTGCCGCTGCGGATGCCGTTGCCGCTGCGGATGC